AAAGACGTATTCGGATTTTATTCAGTCGGCGACTACGAAACATACAGTAAGCTCGAAGCTATCGAAAAATCAAAAGAGGTTAACAAGCCATTTTTTTGGAATTTTAATGAGTACGAAACAAATCATTTCGATTGGACCGTAGAGCCTACAGAATCACTCGACGAATTATATCGACAACGAGCCCAGGAAATCAGAGACAAATACGATTATGTTGTGTTAATGTTTAGCGGCGGTCGAGATTCGAGTAACATATTCCATGCATTTACTAGCAACAATATTAAACTAGACGAAATCGTAAGCTACAAATACGATGGTGGCATCGAGGACAGCCTTACTGATTTCGGCGATACAAAATATGTGCATCCAAAATTAAAAGCCGCATATGCTGCAGGTTATCCTTATAAAATTAAACAACGACAAGTTGACTTAAGCGAAATTGTTAAACAATACAATTTATTTTCCCACGAAGATATGATGAATCGTGCATACATGCATAATAGCCATTATAGTGTTAGTCATTATGCTAAATCGTTTATGCGCGAATTTGTCCCAGAGTTTAGACAAATTATGAACAGTAGCAAACGTCTGTGCATAGTCTGGGGATGCGATAAACCAGTGGTTGCACGGTGGAGAGATATGAAAGGTAAATGGCAGTGGGGAGTTTCGTATCGCGATAATCAAATTGATTCATGCATTCCTATTAATACCCAACATCGACGTATACCAGAAGAGTACGACGAGCTATTTTATTGGGGAAGCACCCCAACTTCTCTGAGAATTGTGTCAAAGCAAGCATACTCTATTGCCAGGGTTGCTACTGCAATGGACTTAGCAGAGGTGCTAAATATTCCGCCTAAATCACTACTTACCAGGCTAGTTAGCGTATATCATTTCGGGCGGGACGATCCTATTAAACCTGAACACTGGAATAAGATTAGTCATTTAGGGCTTCCTTTAAGCACCCTTAAAGATTTAAACGACTGGATCATCTATCCGACTAGTTATAATCCGCACACCGAGCCTGCGGTGGCTAAATCTGGGTGGACTAAAATGAAGGTAGACGGAACAGAGTTAGTTTATGCAAACAAATTTTTATCAATGCGGGATGTCAGATGGCAGGCCGACGAAGAATATAAAAAGCATTTTAGTGTGTTAAACCACCAATTGAGTCAGCATCGAGAATACTGGAGGGACCCAGCGGTACATTTTGCAGCCGGTCAATGGCAATGGTGTATGAGCAAGATGTATACCTTAGGCTCGCTTAACCCTTGACTTTAGCTAGGTTACTTAGTAGCGATTCTTTTTCGATGATATTACGAAAGTACTGATACGGCTTACCTGCTTTATCAACCTTGTTTTCAATTTTTGCTCGGAAAGTTAGGAACCGCTCACCTGAGTTTGCATCAACTACATGTATTTGCGGCTTGCCTGTTGAATCAGTCTTTACTGTTGCTACTAAATTAATTTTTTCAACTATACTATGTAAGCGATTAAAATCTACCACACTGTACGTACCCTTATCGAATTGCACTAATCTAACATTAGGGTTGTTAAGTGTTCCGAAGTAGTTAATGCCTTTAAACACTTCTCGAATAAATTGTTCTTCACGCTTGTCGCCGGCCATGTGCTGAGTCATTAGTTCAGCGGCTCCGGCGTACACCATAGATAATGCCTCTGTTTTGTCAGTAGCATTAGTGTACTCGTCCTCGTACTCACTTATATCAATACCAAATGGAGTGAACAACTCAACTAGTTTGTTAAATCCAGTCCCGCCAACTTGTCCAAACTGTTTAACCGGACCGGCCTTAAGACTAATATCAAGTTTAGTTGTCCGCGGAGTGCTACCAATTGGGCTCTCTACCTCAACGTACACATCAGTCTTACGTGATGCTTCGCCAGTGACTCCATCGCTAATAACTTTAATCATATCGTCTTGGTGATTTTGATAAAAGTATTCTGCGTAACGAGTTGTCATGGACCCATTTGCATACTGTACTGCACTACTAAACAAATCAGCTAGTAGATCTCGCTTGGCTGGATCCATTAAATCTTTATACGGAACTGTTTTTAATTTTAGTACAAATATTAGTATGTCTTTATTAGCACCGTCGCGACCAGCAATGCTGGTAGTATATTCATCTTTACCACTTTTGCCTAATGCACCCAGCACCTTTGTTACATCGCCGACTGCAATTTCGCCAATACCAGTTGTTGTGCGTTTAGCAAACTTTGCAACCATTGCTGCGCCTAAGATGCCCTCAGCGATCTCACCACGGTTTGCTACTCCTGCTGCCGTAGTGCCATTACTGGTTGCACTTTTATAGTGGTTAAACCCGTCACCTAGTGACGCTGGACCAACTAGCTGAATTTGTTTGTTATTTGCGTCTTTTAACTTTACAGTAATTGCATTGCCGGTGCCGATTTGAATCTTAGGTCCAGCCCCTGCTAGCGTTTTTGTAATTGGCTGGTCAACTGCAAATCCTGGAACTATTTTAAGTATTGCAGCCGCTACTTGTTTGCCAATTTTACTACTACTTAAAATTAGCTGGTGGCCTTCGCCGTACTTGGCGTCTTGAATACTTGCTTCTGGTAAGAGTTTAAAATCTGTAAATCGCATGGTAACTTAGCATCCTGTAAAGATATATTTAACTATATTTATGATAGTTTTATAGTTACAGCACTGAAGAGCTAGCGATACAAATTGCTATAAATTTTAAGTTTAGATTTTTTAGCTTGTTTAGCTTGTTCAATGGTGTCTGCTGTTACATGCCCTTGGTCAATAAGAATATCAATCATTGCGGCTACGTCACCTAGCTCTTGGGCAAGCCATTCTCGTTTGTTTTTAACTGAAGTATCATTGATACCAAATCGACGAATTTTGCTAATAACCTGTACTAGTTCACCACATTCCTCTTGAAGGATTGTTAGTGCTTCGTCAAACTTATCTGTTATAAGCATTATTGCAGTCTCTATTTAAAATTGGTGCGAGTACCCGGAGTCGAACCGGGACACCTTACGGCGAGAGATTTTAAGTCTCTTGTGTCTACCTATTTCACCATACTCGCAATTTAGTTGGCCTGCCCTGAGAGGTTCGAACTCCCGACCCACGCCTTAGAAGGGCGTTGCTCTATCCTGCTGAGCTAAGGGCAGATACATTTCTTAACGTATGCATCTATTATAGCACTAACTGTAGAGTTGAGCAAGCATTTTTTACACCTTTTGGTAAAAACCTTATTTTGTTTCTTTCGAAGTGTCCGCAGTATCATCCGCTACGTCTGGTGGGAATACCAACTTAGCCGACCCAATTGTTCCGGGCATGGGAATCGATTCTTTTTTCTTTCCGAAAGTTGCTTCCCAATTGTCGTTAAATTGCGATTGACTTACACTATAAGGTCGTGGACTTGATCCTTTACCACCGGCTGACATAATTTAATTCCGTTCTTTTTCACGTCTAGCTGGCATTTCGCCAGCTAATTGAGCTTGAATCATTGCTCGTTTAAAACTATTTCGTTGCTCCGCACTAGCACCTTTCATTAAGGCTATAATACGTTTTGTTGTTTTACTCAACTTAAATGTTTTAGTTGGTTTGATATCCATTATATAATCTTTCAATAAATTTGGCGGAACGGGTGAGATTCGAACTCACGGGGCGCTTTAACACACCCGACTCCTTAGCAAGGAGCTGCCTTCGGCCACTCAGCCACCGTTCCAGTATTATTATTTAGTTTTCGTATTTGCAGTCCCACTAGATTTTATTGTGGCTTCGGGATCAGTAGTACGATTAATTAGCTGTTGCATTTGAGACATTAAATCCACCATTAATGCAGTTGCTTCGCGACTACTAAGTGCTGGACTTCCTGCAATACAGGCCATATCGATAGTGTATGTGTCTTGTGCAAGTAATTGTATTTTTGTCGTTGCACACTCGTCGTATGTATCAAAATTAACATGACTAACTAAATTGCCTGCTACTAGAGTTATTAATGCATAAGTTGATGCCATGCTACACACCTTTTCTAAATTATGCTGTATTATAACATACTCTGTCAACGATGTCAAACAGTTTTATCTCATGGTTTCTACTGAGATAAGCTAAATAATCTGTGTTGCAATGCAACATGTAATATATCACACACATTAAGGAAAACACAAAATGTTTAAAAAACTAAAAGAACTCTTACAAGGAGTTATCACCAAGACAAATCGTCAAAGCGCTCTAGAGAGTTTTATCTCTAGCAAAAACCCAACTAGCCCTGCAGAAATCGAGCACTGGGTACGCACATTTGATCGCCAATCAGGAGGTCGTTATGGCTACTAAAATTAAAAACTCATTCAAAGCGTTTGGTCGTGCATTTTTTGATGCAATGATTGCTAGTGGCGAAAGACGTGCAGAACAGATATTGCGTAATCGTTCGAGTTGGTATGCATAATTTACTAAAACAGATAGTTGTAGTATTCCGTAAAAAGGATTACGATAAGGAAATTATGCGTTTTGCCAAGTCCGAGTATTCAAAAGACTGGGAACACGCATATCATATGTTAATGCAGGGTAAAAAACCCTACACAGGAGTTTAAAATGTTTAACGCAATTATAGAGTTTTTTGAAGCTATTGGTAAAGCACGTGCCGCTAGTCATCTAGCAAATCATGGATACTACGATTTAGCCAAAGGAATAATGCTCGACGTAGCTGAACCTCAGTATTATGTTAAAAATACAGATGCACAAGAAGTGCATCCGTAATTAACTTTTCCAGCGTTCTATATCTTCTTCATCTGTTTCGGAACCATACTGTATTTCAACAATACTACAAGGTTCCGGAAACGGATTTACAATCTGATGCCACATAGTTACCGGAATAAAAGTACTTTGGTGCTTTGTAATAAGTTGCGGTTCTCTGTCTTTGTCGGCTGTGTTAATTACGCACATGCCCGAAGTAATTAACCAAAATTCGCTACGTTTACTATGCTGTTGCATACTTAAACTTGCGCCTGGATTTACTGTTAACTCTTTTACTTTTACACCTGGTGCTTCGTATATCACACGGTAATATCCCCATGTGCGCTCAGTCTTAGGTGCTTTAAAGTTTTCAGTTATGCTACTGCTTGAATTTTTCTTAGTGTTGCCGCCTACTCCAAATTCGAATGTAACCTTATCGTGCTTTGACCAGAACACTTCTGGTAGCGGCAGCCTGTTGATACTACTACGATCGCCGCCGTTGCAAAACACTACATGATCGGCTCCGTTACGTATGCACTCTAATATAGCGCCACTAGCAGAATTGTCGCTATCGTCCCACTCAATGACTTTAGCTACGCCACGTAACGATTCTACTACCGCACGGCGCTCGTCGGCGGGCATGAATGCAAATCCTTTTTTTCGGATAAGCCACGCATCGCTATTAATTCCTACCCATACTTCGTCGGCATATTGCCTTGCATCATTGATTAATGCGATATGCCCTGAATGTATCGGGTCAAATCCGCCTGTTACTAACGCTATTTTCATACTACTCTATAGAAATCTTTATCAAACCACGTTGTAAGAATCTCTTCCTGTCTGAGGTGCCCATGTCTTTCTAAACAGGCAACAGCACTAGGATTTAATAGATTTTTATCTGCTAAATCCCACAATGTAGTAGTTGCTGGATCCAATGGGCCAGACGCTTTATACACTGCCGCATGAATCCATGGGTTCTTATCCGACGGATCACGATAAAAATATGCATCGTTGCAGTCGAATCCGCACACACCTAGCATATACATCAAGCTAACAATGTTATGATTATAATATGTATTAGAGTATACTCGGTTACTATACTGTCGATTTACGTAACTAGACAATTGCGGGAAACTAAGAATCATCATACCGTCTTGAACTAACAAGCTGTTCCAATTCCTTAATGTTTTAATTGGATCAAGTACAAACTGAAAGCTGTCGTGACACCAAATTAGATCCACTGGAGTCGGTAGCTTAACTGTTTCAAAGTCGCTAACGATTTGTTTTACCCGATCACCTTTAACATTGTCCGGTTCAAATTTTTTGTAACGGTCAACTGCATACACCCAGTAGTTCCTGGGCTCCTGCGGATTATCTCTGGTTTGCAGTTCACTCCACCATTTAGTGTCGTAGCCTGCTCCCGCACCCATATCTGCAATTACTTTAATACTATCAAGGAAACTGTCATACTCGTACAACAAGTTTAATGTTTTTAAACTATGTAGATGACTTTGGTACTGACTTGAGAATTGGTCCATTTTTTAAAATCTCGAATGTTATTCTCTTACTATATTCAGCAAGATTGTTTGCAAACTGGTTGCATGCAACAGAAAGTTCTGCGTTGCTTGCACCGTCAAATCGTAATGCTACTAATGCTGTTGCTTCTTTACTTAACTGATCTATTGTACGCTGGCATTGGAATACTGATTTAAACGTACTAACATGACATTGCTTTAATTGATGCCATTCATCAATTAATAAGTCAACCATGTCGTCGTTATACGGTAACATCTTCCATACCAGCTGTTCGCAACTTAACAATGTGTCCTATCATCCATTGTTTATTGTCCAGCCCTTTGTGAATACCTAGCCATCTATTACGCAGTAGGCTTACTTCGTTAATAAGCGTTTCCATATCAATTACTTCATCTTCGCCGTCTACATACTTTTCAGCATCGCGACTTGACAATGCACGATTATATTTTTCTAAGTATTTCTGAAAATGTCCGCGCCTAATTTTACGCAATTGTATATTTAAAAACTCGAGTACAGCTTCAATTTCCTGTAACTGATTAAATCGATGCTCAGTGATACCCGGCATTTCTTTAAGATTGCGCTCAACATTCCCAGATATGCGGATGTCTGCTCGTGCAGACACCGCTTCATGTTCATAATATGAAATAAAGTCTGGCAGATTACTCAGATCTTGTACGACTTTATTATACCACATTAAGATTCCTTGCTATTAAAAAAAGATTCAACAATAGTGGTTGCTTCTTCGAGGTTTAGTGCTAGCACCGAACATACCGCAACGTTATCATTGATTACAACATCAAATGGTACCGGACCTTTAAAATTAAACGGGGTAGGCACTGTTGTTGTTACTTCAAATGCTTGCAGGTTCTTAACTCGCACTAGCACATCATTGCTATTACTCGTCATAGTAGCCTTCGTCATCGTCGGTGTCTTCTTCAACATCGTACTCTTTAAAAGAGCGTTTCAGATAGCTGTCTGAGTTTCCTACTAGTTCGTCCATTGCCTCTTCATCAAGTGACTCAATTAGCACACTCATTAAATGGTCAGCGGCACCTTGTGCGTCTTTACTAGGAATATATTCCATCAGAATCTTATACGTAGAGATCAAATTTTCAACTTGTTCCATGCTATATGCCTTTCTATTATTCAGCTACTAATGATGTTTCGTCAACTTGCTCTTCTTCAAGCGACATTTTTTTGTCAAACATGTGTGGGTTGTCAGTAATATTTGCCATTACTGTATCCAAGCACCCGTCATCATTGCGTTCCCAGCCCTTACGGAACTTCTTGATAATCTCGCCGTCGGCTGTGGTATAAACAAGACTGTTGCCTTCTTTCTTCAGCAAGCCCTTGGCTTCGATCAAGTCAGTTAATCCCGAGTAAGGATTCATACCTGTTTCGTACGGAATCTTAACTTGCACTGATTCAAACGGCTTAGCATAACGTGTCTTCATGATCTTACAACCTGCACGAATGCCTTTGACCTGTGTGATCTTGTTGCCGTCTTCGTCTTCCTTTAACTTCATTTTCTTCATTGCAACTACGATACTACTTGCATAGATGAAGCCTTGACCGCCGGAGATCTTGTCGTCTGGGTCAAACATATCTTGCGAGGCGTATGTATGATTTGTTGCAACTAGTCCTAAGTTCAAGCTGCCAAACATGTTTACACAGTTACGAACAAGTGCTGTTAATGCCTTGGGCTTACGACCCATATCACCTTTCATGTCACCTGCGTTAAACTGGTTAACGTCTGTTGGTGTCAGCAACATACCCAACGAGTCAAGAACAAACAGAACTTTAGGACGATCGTCTTCGGGCAATGTTTTGTACTGAGCAACAAACTCACTAATCATCTTAGCAACGTCATCAATCATTGCCATGTTTAGTTTTAGCAATTTTCCTTCGCTAGTATCAACATCAAGTGCATGCAACCACTTTTCATCTAGTGCATTTTCGGTGTCGATTAGAATTGGAAAGATACCTTGTTTTTGTGCATTAGCAACTAGGTTGCCTGAGCAGATAAACGATTTACCAGCACCAGACTCGCCTGCAAATACAGTAACTTTACCTAGTGGAATGCCGCGATTAAAGTCTCCACTAATCAAATAGTTTAGTGCATAGTTATTTGTTGATACCCAATCAGTTGGGTCGTTAAAGCCCACTGATAGGCCTTCGATTGATTTCGTAATACTTTTACGAAACTTACTTACGTCAAATGGTTTAGCCATTGTAACTCCTCATTAATGTTCTTATTTTACACTAGTTATTCGTATATGTCTAGAGTATTAAAAAAGGTATTAACCTGGTTAATACCTTTTTTGTTGCGTTTACTTCTGACGATTACGAATCATTGCCAAGATGTCCTCGGCACGTTTGCCAGAGTCGCTGCCTGTAGCTGGAGCAGAAGTAGCTGGGGCAGACTCAACTGGTGCGTCATCACTGTCTACATCGTTACTTGCACTCTGCGTAGGCGTTGGCACTGGTGTAGGCGTCGGCGCTGATGCTACTGGTTTTGCATTGCCGCTACCTGTAAATCCGCTTGGCTTGTAGTAAGCGGCCCAGCGGTCTGGATCATATGCTTGCCCGTCAACACTAGCTTCGAACATTTCATGAATGATTTTAAGTTCAACATCAGTTGGCTTCTTAGGTAAGAAGTCAGACAAGTTATGGAGTCCATGTTGCTCCATTGCAGCCAATTCAATACTAGTCAACGCACTCTCTTTGCGTGAGTATTTAGATGTTGAATAGTCAGCGTAGCCGCCCTTGCTTGTTTTAACGACATTAAAGTCTAGTCCGCGTTCGAGATCAGTTGGGAGTTCTTCCATCTCAGGATCCATTAGTGCCGCTTTAACAATGTTAAAAATTTGCGGACTGATAATAAATCTACGGATTGGGTTTTCTGGTGTGCTATCTTCATTTAATGAACTTTCGCGCACAAAGCCCTGGAACAAGTAACTGCGTTTTTTCCAGTACTTACGACCCATTTCTTCTAGCGAAGAGTCTTTAAACCATGCACGTACTTCTGCTAGAATAGGGCATGACTCCCCATACATTTCTACGCACGGTACTTGTACAATTTGGGGTTTACTGTTTACGTCGCCTTTGATACCATTGAATGGTAGGCGAATCATTGCTCGCTCAACCCAATAGAAATCATTCTTTGAGTCTGCGTCAGGAAGGAAACGGATTCTGGAAGTTGTACCCTCTGGGATGTTCCAGTGAGCAAAGATAGCGTTGTCTCCGCCACCTTGATTAGAACCTGTGCGGTTCTCTTGAGCGTTTAGTTTTGCACGAATTTCAGCCAATGTAGCCATAATAATTTTCTCCTTGTAAAGTGTGCCATAATGTGTTATTTGCCTTAGCACATACATAGTATATGCTAATTCTATTTAGCAGTCAAGCACTTTTTTAGGAGAAAATGTATATTTTGGTTAAATTCCTGCTAGTCGTTTAATTGCACTGAAGTCTAGTACATCAGAATCTTCGTCAAGTTCTTCCGAAACATCTTTACCAGTTGGAACACCAGGTGACGTAGCCGGTGCTGATTTTAGTGCGGCTATAACTTCGCTTTTAGCTAGATTTTCTGCACTTGACGATTCGTCGGTTGATGTAACTGCATCTTGTTGCGGCTTCCAGTTGCGTAAACCATTTGCAATAGCATCAATATGTTTACGTGAGGCGCCGTCGAAATTATCACGTACTAGATTTTTATAAAACCCTGTAAACCATTTAACAATAGTTGGACGAGCATCACTTGCTGGTGCTTGGTTTTGAGATTCGGCATACAGTTCGTCAAACAGCTCATCGTCGCCAAAAATATCGTATAATGCACTAGCAGCGTTATCACCATCCGGTCCGAACTCGAGTGGTTTAGCCATTATTTCGTTAAACTTGCGGACAGCATTCTCGTCAGACGGTAATGCCCACGTGCCTTCTGTTAGCTCGTCGGATGCTAAAACTTCTTCTACCCACTGTTCGAATGCTAGTGCTAAATTACTTCTACTATCTAAGCGGCTTTGTCGAGCCTCGTGTGCGGCGTAGACATACGGTAGCGCTTCTTCAATGCGTTGGTCCAAAAACTTTTTAGTGAATCTTTCTCTAAGGGCGTCGCCATCTTCGCCAATCTCAACTGCATCGCTTGATACATAGTTTTCCCAAAATCTTGCATACCCTTTTGGACCGCGCATTGCTTTAAGTCCTTTACGTACTTCGAAGAATCGGTCGCGAGCTGCATCAACCATTGCTGGGACTTCAGTGTCCTCAAAGGCTTGACCGTTGCGAGTAGCACGTAGGAATTTACCTAACTGCTGTACTTCCTCAACCATCGCAAAGATTTCGCTGGACCTGTCGTCGACAATTGTACCACCACTGGCTACGTGTTGGCCAATTGCCCTGGCGCCGTGCAAACTAGTAAATGGTAATTTAAAACGCTCACCGTCGGCTGTTTCAACAAAAATACTTTCAATGTTACGTGTACGTGCTCCACGCTTTTCGTCATCTACTAAACTGCTATGTCTAACAATTAAACGAGTTTCGCCTACTGTGTCGTAGCTTTTTGTTCGTGTTCCGTACATTTTACTTTCCTGAATCTTAATTTCATCACCATCCCATTGCGATGATGATTTAGTTTGTTGCATAATGTCTCTAATATCAAGTGAATTGCGGTTTATATCTCTAGTATCAAACGCTAGCATATTCTTCTTAGAGAATCTCCTAATGTCTTTAAGGAAATCGTACCAGGTGTCCTGATCTTCACGTTCAAGTTTATCTGCAATATCCTTGTTAAAATATACTTTTAAGCTGGTGCCATCTATTAAACTTATAGTAACGTTACCAAAGTTTTTGTCGTTAACCACAAAGTCAAAATTAAAAAATCTTGCTTTTTCTGGGTCAGTGGCATTTTTGCCCGTGTCATCGCCAAGCGACACGTCGTTAAACCGACCTCTAATTTTGTCAAATAACAAAGATGAAATTTTATCTAATTCTTGCATAGTAATACTATTTACCTTTATCTAAAATATGTGTAACTTGTAATTCTTAATTTAGTCGTTGGTACTAGCATTGCATGCCATAGGCTATTTGTTTCCGGGTCCGGATTACGCATATAATAGCCTGTGTTGTCAATTGCTTTAAAGATGTACCGTACGTCTTCTTCGTTATTACTGTTATAAAAGCTAGTTCCGCATTCAGCTTCGCCATGCCAAAAACATTGCATGGCGCTGGGCAATGTACCATCTAGGTGCATTGGTACTGTAAACCCTGCGGTATCGATCCATATCCGGGTACCTTCTGCAAACTGGTAGTTAGTATCGCCTACTTCGTTAATTTGATATAATTTATCATTTATTTGGGATTCAAACTCGGTGATCAATACATGGTTGTCTACCATGTAACGGTCCCATGACTCTTGACCTTCTTGTTTTTTTAACACACTTTCTGCTAACCAATTATGTGTTGTAATACGCAATGCCAAGTCTGGTGTCACTATATTGGCTAGCAAAAATAAATTTGGGGCCGGAGGTATTTGTTCAATAATCATAGCATTATAAATGGCATTGGTTCTATATAATCGTCAAGACTATCTTTTAGTTTGTTATCTAACTCCGCATCGTAGTTTTGTAACATCATAACCATTCTGACAATTAACAAAGTTGACATTACTAAGTCGTCTTTTTCTCCAGGCTTAGCCGCAAAGGACACTCCGATTGACACAAAATTCTTAAGCTCTGTTACTAGTGCTTTACTGTTTATAGTTAGACGGTCTGACTCTAATAGCGTTTTAAACTTTGAACAAGCAATTAGCTTACTTTTTGCAGTGGTATTAAATCCTTTGCGATACCGACGTCCGGACCCAGCCTTGGGAGGTTCGCTTAAAAATACTCCGCGGATGTTTTCTTCACCAATGTCAGCAATGCTCATTAGCCCTGCCTCTCCTAGTGTATTATTTTCAATGCTATAATAAATTTTGTTAGGCGAGTTAACGGTATCGTTAATATGATCAACTATTTCTTTAAGAATAGCAATCTGCCGCTGTATTACTGTTCTATTGTGTTTCCATTCTGCTACTTGGATTAGACTAGGTACTTCGAATACTTGAATTGCAGCGTTATCTCCGCCTGTTCCTAAACTAGGATCTAGTGCAATAACATACTGGCAGTTGCGGTCAGGCTTTTTAAACCAACGTACTTGTCCTTGTTTTTCAACTGGCTCTATACCTGTTATGTCCATTAATTTAGAAGGAGAAATTAATGTTTCGTCGTATATGATAGGTTCGCATTCATGCTCTCGCTTAAAGCGCTCTATGCCAATACTAGCACGTTCTTGATCTGCCCATGCCACATCACGTTCAGGGTGCCTATCCCACGTTGCAACATACCCACGGAATCCGTTTTCTCCTCGACCATCTGGGCGCTCGTTACCAAACTCGTCTGTTGTGCGATTTGCGCCTTTCCAAATTAACCAGAACTGATCTTCGTCGCTGTTTGGCGTAGATGTAATAATTGCCTTACCGCCTGTTGCTAACGTAGGACTAATCGACGTCCAAAACTCTTTTGCAATAGTATTTCTAACAAATGCAAACTCGTCGGCGTATAGTAACGAAATTGACATACCTCGTCCAGTTGTTTCTGTTGTAGTAGCACTAACAATGCGACTACCGTTTTCGAAATCAATTGACCCTTTGTTGTAACTAGTTACACCAGCACGAATATGGTTAGGGCACAACTCATACGCATATCTTATACGTTGCATAATCTCCTGTGCTCCAGTATATTTGTGCGCGGCAATAAGGATAGTACTGTCGGGGACAAACATAGCATACCAAAGTAAATACCCTGCGGCTGTTGTGGTTTTACCCATTTGTCGACCTAATAGGTTAATACTAAATCTATTGTTATGGTAAACATCAATTAGTTCATCTTGATAGTCAAACGGTTGGTATGTTAGTCGTCCTTTAGTCGGGTGTTGAATAAAAAAGTGTCTTGACAAGAAATGCCGTGGACCGCTAATAGGATCTGCGCACCTAGCAAAGTCGATTAACTGGGATTGGGTGTAAGATTCTTTAACGTGCGCTGGTTTAACCAACACACCTTCTAAACTTTTAGCCATAGATAAATTTATTCCACATGGTATTTACAATCATTGAATATATTGCTATAATACTTATCACCGTATACGTTTGGTGTTGCAAGAATAACCCACTGCTAAGTACATATATCATGAGTGATACCTTACTTTTAAACGCTAATTTCGAACCTATTAGTATCCTGCCGCTAAGTGTGATTGGATGGCAGCAGGCCATTAAGCTAATTTTCTTAGATAAAGTTACTGTGCTAGCCAACCACGATGACCGTGTTGCTAGAAGCAGTCATATCACAATGCCTATCCCTAGTGTTTGCGTTACTAAGGAATACTTTAACCCAATGAAGCATGTTAAGTTTACACGTACTAACTTATACTTGCGGGATATGTACCAATGTCAGTATTGCGAAGATGTGTTTGATAAGAAGGATTTAACAATCGATCACGTAATTCCTAAAATGGCTAACGGAAACACCTCGTGGGAAAACTGTGTAACTGCATGCAAGCCGTGCAATCATAAAAAAGGCTCCAAACTAATGAAGCCATTGCGTGAACCATTTCGCCCAGAATACTTTAACTTAGTTGCAAAGTGGAAGAAGCGCCCTACTAAAATCCATTACTACCAGGAGTGGTTGCCTTACCTCGGGATAGAAGAATCGCAAATAAAAGCCGGCGTAGGTTAATAAGGTTTTTCGCCAGTTAAATATGGTCTAGCAAACCAAAGGCGAAACCATTCTTCTGTTCCTGGCTTAATATCGTTAGTCTTCTGATAGTTAGCTTTTTCGCTAGCAGTATCAGTGAGGTTGTCAGAAGAGGTGTGTTTAGTAATACCTGCTAGTCGCACCAATTCGTCAATTTCTTGCCCGAACATATCATCTAGCTTCATTTGTTTTTACGCTTGACTGGGCCCTTTGGTGTCATTGGACTAACTGTATTAACACCAGGCATTTCGGTGCTACTATTGCCTTTGCTAATTTTTTTACTCTTAATGCCCATTTTCTTTTTAGCTGCATCAATTATAGCTCGATCGCCGTCGCTATACGGCAAAATAGTAAATCTACCTTGAGTTGGCCCGGCTTCATGAAAATCAGGACCAGTTGGTGATCCTGCAACACTAACAGCGAATCTATACGCAGTGTACGGATCAGCATCTAGAATTTCAGCGTGAGGCAAGCTATGTCGTGCGCTTTTACGCAACTTCTTAGTCTTAGCCTCGCTGATAATTTCGCTATAACGCATTTATTGCTTATTACGAAGTAGCGTTTCGTATGCTTTCATAAAAGCTGAACCCATTCCATCGTCGTCTTCTTTAACTCGAGAACCAGACTCATACATGCTAGCACCAATTGAACGATACATGTCGCTTACTTCATCCATTACGTCGGTATCTAATCCAAGTGGCTCTTCACCGTGAATCATTTTAACCATGTCGTGAAGGTCGCTTAATCGATCTGTATAATAACGACTATCCTCGGAAGAGGCAGTTGTCAGGGCTTGTTCCATTTCACGAATTTGTTTTTTAACCATTGCCAGGACTTTGTTGTCAGCATCAGTAAGTTCACGTGTTGCTGTTTCTTTGATATCATCTTCATCATCCATATGATTTGCTATTGATTTTACGTGTCCACGTTTTAATCCTGTTTCTTGTGCGATCATGTCAATACGATGGTCACCTAATTCCTCTGGGTTACACGCATCCAGACCACATGCTCTATCTATTAAATCACGTGCCTTCTGAATACGATCTTGCTTGCCTTCTTCAATTTGTTCTTCACTAACTGGCGAATGAGCAGATCCGCAATGCGGGCAGGTGCATGTATCGGCGCTCGCTGGTACTTCGGTTGGTTGTTGTGCAGACGGCATACTATCCATTCCAGCAAGTCGTAGAATATCGCTTAACGAAATAACCGCTGGTTGTTCATTCATATTGCCGCCGCATGATTCGCATACAGCAGTGTTATCCGTAGTAACATTAGGCTCTTCTTGAGCAAATGTTTTTAGTAATGATAAAATCTCGTTCATAATAAGTTCCTTAGTTTGCTTTAGCAGTTTTAAATTTTGTTGAATTTTTTTCAAAATCCTTGAGCATGCTGTCTATACGCTTTTGCCCAACTGTGTCTTGTTTACCAGCATCGTCTTCGGCGTCTTGATCTTCGACGTCGAACGCATCACCGGCTCTAGCAATAGCAATAAACTGCGCAGGAATCATTGCACGAGTAGTAATTAATCGTTGCAACACTTCGGCTGTAGCAGGGTACTTCATCTCAATGTTAAATGTTTCTGTTTCGATTGCACCTAGACGGCGAAATTCTGGATGCTCACCAATTGGTGCCGACTTAGGCTTGCTCATCGTTTCAACTTGAAATACATCGCATGCGTTTTTAATGCGGTCAATGATATCTTTTGTTAACTTGATGTTAGCAATTTTAATTTTAAATTCGTAAATCTTGTCAGACTCGAAATAATAGGTTGCAAATGTTTTCATGTAAGTTATTAGCCTTTTTACTAGCGTATTTGTATAATATTTATCAGATTAATCTTTTTTACTTGCGTCAAGGATTTGCTTCAACAATGTATCCCTATCAATTATCATGCCTGTGCCACTTAGTGGCTCGTCGGCATCATTTTCGTTTGCTTTATTTTCTTTTTTAATCTGCTGGTCTAGTTTTGCTTTTTGTAATTGCAACTGTACCATTTTTAATTTTTTATCTATCTTTGCTGTCTTTGCGGTGATTGCATGCCCTAGTAAAGTGCTAGCTGTCTGTAGTATAACTCCGCTGAATCTCGGCTCTACGTTCATGCCTAGATCCATTAAGTCCTGAAATTTTTCTTGAGCTAGTTTAGCAAGGTCGTCCATCTCTGCATCACTAGCATCTAGATCTCGAATAGTAGGCAATGCAACGTCGATCTTTTCAATGGCTGCATCTACTTCTCTTATAGTCGCTGAACTAACTGTCACTGAACGTTGCACCTGTTCGAGTTGATCGGTGGTTAGCGGACCGTCATCGTCTGGGTAGGCTGGCTCAATATCGTCTGGTTGTGTATTATCGATATTAAAGAAATCTTCGAGTTTTTTAGTCATACTGCTATACCTTATGGTTTTATTACTGTATTTACATCAATAGTGTGCCGCCGTAAAAAAAGGCACCTTGCGGTGCCTTTTTTTTAAGTTTTAATCAATTAAGCACGCTTAATTGCATCAACAACTGTTGGGTTAATGCCGTATGACTCAACTTGGGTATACAGATGTGCTGTTGCATCAGCAAAGCGAGCTTGCTCTTCTTTGCTTAGGCGTACAACTTCAATACCGTCTTGCTCGCAACGTGCCTGTGTTAGTGCAACGTCAGCGATACTGATTTCACGTTCGTGTCTTGCGGCAACTTTAGCAGCATCGGCAACAATTGCTTGCTCTTCTGCAGATAAAGATTCCCAAACTTTGCTACCAACTAGGATAGAAGTTAGGAACAAACTGTGCTCAGTGTGGTTAACAACTTTAGATACTTTGTTCTGACCTAGTGCGTAAACACGTGGGTATGTGCTTTCACCGATTGTTACATCAGCGTTTGCAATACCTTCAGATAGCTCTTCAAGTTCCATTGGAACTACATCAGCGCCAAGTGCTTTGAATGTATCAATAGCAACTGGTGAGAATGATGTGCGAACTTTCATACCACGTAGATCTTCGATCTTGTTAACAGCTTCTTGTCCTGGGACAATACGGAAGCCGCCGCTGTATGTAAATGCTAGACCTTTAACGCCTTTACCAGACTGCTCTAGGCCGTCTAGTAGACTTGCACCAACTTCGCCTTCGAATACGCGGCTAGCATGGTCGTGATCTTTAAACAAGAATGGTAGATCTAATGCACGGAAGTCTGGGCAGATCTGACCTAGTGAAACTGTGTATGTCTGTGACATTTCAATTTTACCAGCGTCTAATAGATCAACTAGTTCGTGCTTAGTAACGATTTTACCATCGTTGTATTTTGCAGAGTACTCAGCAAGAGTCATTACTTCGATTTCAAACTTACCAGCGGCTTTTTCAGCAATTTCTGCTTCAAAAACTTTAGCGGCACGAATGAAAAGCTCGATTGGCTCATGTGCTAGCACCCAACGGATTTTCTTTACTTGTGACATTTATTTTTATCTCCTAGTGATTTTTTTTTCCGGAAAAGAAAGGTAGATAACCTCATCTGATTAACATAGTTGTCGAAACTACGTCTTCAGTATTATTTACCTTTTCCTTGGTGAAATATCTGATCTTCGGTAATAATTCTGAAGTTTAAACCCTGTTGCTTGCACCAAGCACGAGCTGCTTCCCATTTTACCATATTCAATACTGCGTATGCTTTGTCTCGTGGACTTTTTGCCTCCTCGAGGTTAGTTTCTTTCCGAGGCTTAACTTCTATTACATCAGCATGATGGTGCCCACCTTTGTCAATATAATAAATCAAGAAATCCGGAACGTATATTGTGTTCTTCCCAGTAAACGGATTTCTATAGTTAATACGTACTGCTTCGCTAGCCCATTTAAGTATGTTGGGATTATTGTCGCAAAATGTCATAAACACATGCTCCCAACTGCTACGGTAAGTTGGGCTATGCTTACCAACATACTTTTCGGAATTTTTTATCTGAAACTTGCCTTGGGCATACTTGCTCATGAAATTATGTTTCTTTTTACATATTTATTTCGTACTTGGCGATTGTTTATACCTAATAAGCTAGTACCTACTCTATTTAAGTTTAAAAACATACAAAGGTACGAATTTAACTTACCAACTTCAAGTGTTGTAAAGTACTCTAGCACTTGAATAGGATCTTGTCGTTGATTTTGTGCAGTGTATATAATAGCACTAGCTAGAGCTTCAGCGGCAACTTTGTTATTTGTAAATTTTTCAAAATAAGATAAAATGACGTCGTGTTGCCCCGACGAAATATCAACAATACGATTAAAATAGTTTGTAAAATATGTTCTTATATCTTTATCCGCTTGACTAATACTAATCGAGGATATATTACTTGGTAGTGAATCGTACGACATTAAGAAAAGTCCCCATCGTCTAGTTCGTTAACAGGAGGTAGCCCTAATCGTGCTCTAATAATTGGATCGTCGCCTGTATAAGGAGGAGCATTTGGATCCTGTAGTGCTCTAATTCCGCCTTCTACTGCTTTGGATAGCCCCAGTGGATTACTCCACGATCCCAGACTAGTTGGTAACGACGGTGCAAAATTGCTTACTGACTTTAACAAATCAGATCCGAATGCAGAAGCGTTGCTTAAGAAATCACCGTTACTCGATACATTAGGGCTTAAGCCACCTATCATTCGTGCATTTTGAGCTAGCGCATTATCATCCATACCAGCAGTGGCTCCGCCTTGGGTCATACCAATGGCACTAGTTACTGTCTTAGACAATGCCGACAACGAAGGCACCTGCATACGATCCAATGGATTTTGCCCTGACAGGATATCCTTACCAGCTTGCATTAACTCGGCACCAGCAATTGCGCTGAGATCAGCATTTTTAAAGTTTTGTAACCCTCTACCGCCTTTGAATAATGCACTTGCAAAGTTACCTTCGGATAGGTCAGTGACAACACTACTTGCAGTATCTAGCAATCCACCCGGACCAGCAATACTATTAGTCCCGCCGCCTGCCGGGGTTAGAGGACTCGGCTGATTATCGTAGTGTAATGTAGCAAATCCCTTGACACTTTCTTCTGTTACATAACCTGTTGCATACTTAACTGTTTCGTATGCAATAGTCATTTCGTGTGTCATTAAATCACTTGCATCCGATCGATGCTCACCGTGCTTAAAACTAGTGATGATCGGGTTAATTAAAATATATTCGCTAAACTGCTTCTGATGTAAGCTGTATAATCGTATAGCATTAATAAATTGTAATTGCCCATTGGTTGACGGGTAGTCTCTTGGGGTATATCCAAACGTTTGCGCTTGCCTCGGTTGGTACTTATGGCCTGCACGGTAAACATTTTCGGTATAGTCACTATCGCGATAAAAATACGAATAGTAATCATACCAAAAATTTCTAACTACATCTGCAGAGTCATCATGAAACGTAATGCGTACTTCATCGTAATTTACTTTTGTTTGCGAAAAGCTAGGTCTGTTGTATGCGTTTGTTTTTTTAACATCAATCTTAAACGACGGTAATGTTGCGGCTTTCACTAACATACCTAACTCCATCTGCTGTGTACTTGGAGTCTTGGCTATTTCAGGAGCTAAATCAAATGCAACATGGTACAGAAAACCATACTTTGGACTCAGCTTGTAGGTATCCGCAACAAACAACTTACTTGCATGTTGATAATCCTTTACTGTGTCTCCAGTGGTTAACTGCTTTAAGAATTGATTAATATTCATAACATTATTTATGCCAAAAAGAAACCCGGGTTTTTATACCCGGGTTCAAATTTACATGCACAGTAGCAATAGATGCTAAACTAATATTATTATAAAGCGTCGTCTGGATTATCCAGTGATAGCGCCTGCTACTGTACGTCCTACTAGAGTGCCAACGCCAACACCAACCGGAGATTGGATAGCATTATCGAATCGAATAGTTAGTTGGATAGTTAAAGGTTCGTTATTATCATATGACATTTCGCCATAATTTACGTTAGACAACATGCAACCATACATTTCCCATGTTTCTAAAATATTAGGTGCTTGGGCACCGTTGCCACCGTCTAATACTTCATAACGAAGCAAGAACTTATAGTCAATGCCACTTGCTGCACTAGCTTGTTCCATAAAGTCAAATTGCTTCTGGATCTGTTCACCTACTAGGCGTGCAACTGCACCGCTTGCATCGTCACGCAATGTAACGTTAACTTCTTGCCACTCCGGTTTACCTTGTAAGTAAACTTTACTGTTGTACGTATCAATTGTAATCGGGTTAAAGCTAACTTGCGGACGACTAATACTTACTACTTGTTTGGTTAATTCTGATTTCGGCTGACCAACGCCAAAGTTATCGAAACTTGCACGGAATCGATAGCTTAGTTTTGGCATTAACAAACCTTGCGACGATGCACTTTGGTCTGTAGCCAATGGAACTGTAAATTTTGTTAAACTTGCAACTGACATGTTTTTATCTCCTGTTACAGATATTTATCTGTATTACTGTAGTTAATGAAAGCCTTTCAACTTTCATTAACTGTACAGTTAATTACTTTATACACCTGCGGCAATATCGCCTGGGTTCTTTAAGCGGATTGGAATATAGATAAACTCAACCGCCTTCATCGGCTCAATAGCTACATCAACGTACAACTCATTACGTGCAATACGTGTCGGTGTATTATTAGAATCGTCACATACAACTAGGTAATCGTAAATACCACGTTTAGCAACTAAATCGTTTAATGCACCTTCAATGATGTTCTTAATTTGATCGCGTGTGATTTTATCATTCGGTTCAAACAAGAATGCATTGCCTGCGTTAGCAAGGATTGTACGAATGTAGTTTACTAGTCGCGCTACGTTTACACGATCCAATGAACTTGCTACTGGGTTGCGTGTCTTTTGACCCCAACATACTAAACCAACGCCTGGTAGGATAGTAAATGGGTTAACACGGTTTTCGTATAATGCATCACGTAATCCATTGTTAATGCCGTTGCGTACAAAGCCGCCTGTTTTGCTGTTAACATAACCAATATCAGCGGCGTTATCAATCAATCCGCGACGTACGCCAGCTGGTGCGAACCACTGATAGCTTACGTTGTCGTTGCGTACAAATGTACGTAGCGCCATATGACTTGGAGGAACGACTACTGTGTTTCCGCTCAAATCATTTGTCCTGCCACTTGGGTAATAAACTGCTAAGTACGGATCAGCAGTGCTTAAGCCTGTACCATCTGTATTATTTGCCCAATTTGCAATAGACACGCTGTTAGCAGGGAGTGTCATTGGTGTATCACCGATAACAAACGCAGTATTCCTACGATCGTTGTTTAGTGCGACCATATTAGGGATAACCTCAGGGAAGCCTGGTGCAGTAATTAAGTTAAACGCAAACTGTTCTTCGCGAATCTGGGTATTTGCATCAACCGCTGCTTTCATAGCCTTAACAACCATGTTGCGCTGAGCCAGCGATCCCATAAATGGTGCGCCGCTATCCTTTAAGCCACTGACACTAATCCATGCATCAGTTACACTTGGCATATCCTCGCCTGGGAAACTATCTTCGTTGAAGTAGCTGCTAACGAATTTCTTAACATTGTAACCACTACGACGAGTGTTCCACAACAGTGTCCCACGTGGGTATAGCTTGTAGTTAGGTGCATCTAAGTCTAAGTAGTTGCTTGTTGTTAAGTCTTTGATACTTGGTAAATTACCAGCAACAACATCGGTTGTGCCGTCAGTGTCCCATCGTGCATCAGCAAATACGATACCGTTTTGGCTAAAACGGTCAGTTGCATCAATTGCAACCCACTGTTTAGCATCATTGTAACGATATACCTTAGGGAAGTTCTCTAAATCGCTAGTGTCCAGCCACAAATCACCTGCAACTAGTGCGGTGTTATCACTTTGTGATGTTGGCTTAGTTGCTGTTACAATAACGCCGCCTGGATCAGTATTTGTTAAGTTGTAGCCGCGAGCATCGTTTGCAAGATTGCGGTAGCCTTTCCAGCCGTTATCATTAACCATGATGTCAACTGTTGTTGCATCGCCGTAGTACCAATATGTGTTGTCAGCTGGAGCTTTGTACGGTGTTGTAAACCCTACTTCGTACTCTAACCACGACCATGGAGATAAGCTAATGTTACCTTTGCCATCGTCCATGTGTGTAGCAGGAGTAAATCCGGCACCATAAACCATTGTACCAGTTGTGTCACGCAGTACAATAATACCACCTGTTTCGTGTGTTAGCGTAATAGTATTGCCTTTGGCTGACGCACTAACTTCAGGAATACCAACTGCTGAGAAACGAGTTACCCAGTCTGCAGCAGTAGTTACAGTTTCGTTAAAGGTTAGTTGGTATCCAAACAACGTATCAAATCCGCTACGTGAGACGTTTACAGTGAATACGCCACCACCTGCTAATCCAGTAACTGTGCCTGATTGAATCGTTTTGCCCTGGACGTTACGGACTGCTAGTCGTATAGATGACTGATATCCAGTGGATGTTACATCGGTATCGTCAGCTGACGCAATTCCAACAACAGTGCCGTACGGAATGCTAAAGCCGTTTGCAAACGGATCAAGTGCGTAACTTGCTTTTACCATATCTGCAGCAACAACGACTGCCTGGGCCACCCAAGTGTTAGCGTCGCTGTTATATTTCTTAACTGCTAAGTTTACACCTGCCCCAATTGAGGTAGTCTTGACATATACAGATCCAGTTGGACGAGGCACACTGTCAGATGCTCTCCATGCCGGAATATCAATATACGATGCATACGAAACTGTTGGACTGTTATAATCACCAGCAACAATGCCTAACTCTCCGAGCAAGTCGCCACTTAAGTTTACAATCGAAATTACACCATCAGCTGTGAATCCATCGCTTGTGGCGGTTGAATCTGCAAATAGTTGCAATGTACCAGATGCTGTTACTTTTGCAACAACTCCGGTTAATCCCGCAGCGAGTGTAATGTCTTGTGCTAGGTCAGTAACTGACGTTCCAGATACCGTCTGCACAGTAACACCGTTTAACGAAATAGACGAGCCAAGTGTTAACACTGGGTTTAACTCTGTAGATTCAACGGTTGGGTGATGTAGCTGCCATGAATCGTCGCCAACTGGATTCCAATATCCAGTTGGCCCTTTGTGGAATAATTGGTTAGCAGCTAAGCCGTAGTCGGCGTTGACTGTAACAATTGCAAAGTCGCCGTTTTCGCCAATATAGCCATTTGGATAGTTGCCTGCTCCGGATACATCTGCTAGGTCTGTTACAAGAATTGGTGTACGCTTAATAAATTGCCCGGTTGCGGCTTGCCATTCATACACGCCCCAATCAGTTGTGTTTAAATCTAACCAATGGGTTCCGTTGTCTGCTTTACCAACTGGTCGAATGCTTGTTGCTTCTAACTCAGCTAAGTTAACATCGGCACGGATTGAGTATAAACGATTAGTTAAACCTAATGTGCTATACGCCGCTAATAAGCCGTATTCATTCAATGCTGTTCCATGGATCGGAGTTCCACTTGCAGACTGCTTAAAGATCGGTGCGCCTAACTGTGTTACTAGCTCACGTTGGCTAGTAAATACCTGCAATGCAGCCGCATTCTCTTTTGTTGTGCCAGCGGCGGTAGCACCGTTCGCTGTTTTATCTTGTTCTGTTGCTAGGAATACTAGAGGTACTGTTCCAACTGCGCCAGGTATATAGGCGCTTTCGTCTGTTACAGATAACTCTAAACCTGGTGAGATCAATGCCATCTTTTTTCTTCCTTATCATAAGTAATATCTTTGAATGCAACGCAGAATGCCAACACCCAATTCACTTAAATGTATTTATTTGGGGCAGGCAAAAAACCGTCAGTTACGGTGCCCTTAATTAAGGTTTGCCCCGTAAGACGTGGTAAATAGTAGTATGAATTACCGACCTCTTTGCCCTATTTGCGACGATAGACCCGTAGCAGTAAATTGCCGTAAGGGCGATCGGGTATATTATCGTAAGCTATGCGACCCTTGTAGCCGGAAGGGAAAAAAGCTAAAGCCTGCGGCACCGCAATGGTACCGATTCGGGTATCGTAAAAAACCGCATTGTGATAAGTGCGGCTTTAAGGCTAGATACAACAAACAACTAACGGTGTTTCATGTCGACGGGAATCTGTCCAATGTAGACGAATTCAATCTCCGTACAATCTGTGCAAACTGTAAAATAGAGTTACACGAGTCTAAAACTCAATGGAAATCAAGCACTAACATTAGCAATTTCTAATTGGGTAAGTTTTAAATTAATAAGTTGATGTAACTCATTTAACGTTCCGTTATTGTTAATAGTGATATCAAATTCGCTGGTGTGCCTTGCCCAACTCCACTCGCTAGCATGTACCTCAGGATAAGCAACTTCCATATGATCACCTGAGTCAAAAACAATACGCTCCCCATCTTTACCGGCTGCATTAGTTTTAACTGCATTAGCCCACCATGTTGGCATTTCGCCTCTGCGTACAAATATTATCTTTCCGCTGATATCACGGATTGCATTAATTTCATTCGGAAACCGCACATCCGGCACTACAAAGTTTGTAGTAGGATTTGCTAGGACTCGTTGTTTTAGCAAACTTACCCATATCCCATCGTAAAATCCATTACGCATACAGTCGGTGCCGAATAGTTGTAGCACTAGACGTGGTGTAATTTCTTTGCTAGTTTCTGCGGTCCAAAAGGTGTCGGGCTCTTCCCTCCACAATCGTGACTCTGGCGTATCGCCTTCAAGTAACGTTCTATCCCAGTCGAATAGTGTTGCTACTGCATCTTTAAGTTTATCCGCAAAGCTAATTTTTTGATAAGCATGCTCACTAACCAAATAGTCAGCCACTGTGCCTTTACCGCTACCAATTAATCCGCAAATTCCGATAATCATAAAAAAACTCCATGTGTAATACAGTTAGTATACAACATAGAGTTTGTATTGTCAAGCAGTACGTTATCGTTTTTTAATAGCGTTTAGCATCTGAATTAATCTGCTAGTAGGGTTTACCCTTTTTGTTTTTTTAGCTTTTCTTGCTTGTTTAAGTTTAGTATTTGCACGAGTAACTTTCATCTTGGCACGTTTAGCTAGATCAATAGGCTGACTGCAATCGAGTACATGAGGAACCACCCTACCTTGGCGCTGGCCAGTGGTGCAACGCCACTTCATCACTGGTCCTTTTTTGGACTTGGCCCATACTAGCTCGTGCTCGTTTAAGCCATTATCTTCAGGTAAAAACTCGTATGCCCGCATTGTTATTACCCTGTAATCCATGTCAACGGCATGCCGCCATCAACGTAATCTTTTAGTTCTTGCTCAAGTGCCGCTATCTCAGTAATCGCTTCACTTACTAGTGACGGGCCGTTTAGCGCTGTGCCTCCAGACGGGCCTGCAATACTAGCAAATTTACTACGGGCTTCGCCTAGTATACGTTTAGCAACAGAGTATGCATATTCTTGGATCCATGGGTATACCATGTGATCGTTTAACAACATAATATCTGGTTTGTAGTTATCAATTAACAAGCCAATTGTTTCCTCAGACCCAACTGGAATCTTACGTAAGATTGTTAATTTTTTAGTTGAGTTGTTCCACTGGAACTGCATATATCCGCCAAACATCGTCATTGCTAATTCTTGGTACTGCGAATATAGTTCATAACTTAGTAGTCCGCCGACACGACCTGCAACTAGCATGTAGGTGTTCATATATCCTGCAGAGAATGGCTCAAATTGAGTAGCAGTATTACCGGTGACACTACCAATTCCCCGACGGTAAATGCTCCGAACATGCATTATCTCTTTCGGTAACACGTACTCTTGTGTTTCTGGTAATAGTGTTAAAAACGCATGGCTTTGTTCTACTGCATTCGAACTACGCTGTCTGTACTTCTGCAATGCTGTAGTAACTGCTAAGTCGTAATGTTCTTTATCGAGTTCTACATCCACTAGCCCGTCGCCTAGTTTTAATCGGATGTATGTTTCAATTTGGGCACGTAACGAATTAGCGGTAGTCATACCAGACTGATCAAACTCAATTTGACCTGCGCCTGTACCGGTTAGTGGGTCATATAGTGTATCAGCAACTAGGGTGCCGTCTGCGTTTAAACCAGTTTTAAGTGTAGCCATTAGTAAATCCTGCTAAATGTTCTATTGTATTTAGCAGGATTCAAATCGTTATTGGACTTTAAGAAGGAGAGTATCTGTGTTAATTCGTCCGGTAAGTTTAGTGTCAGTGGTCTTAACCGATTCCATAAATTTGCGCAATTGTATTTTGCCTACTTTAGCAAACTCCGCTAGTTGTTCATTAGGTTTACGCAACGTCTTCTGTACACTACCTACTTCCGTGAAGTTTTCGATAGTTGTTCCTTTAACACTAAGCCCACTGGAGTTCAACGAAACATACTTGCCAAGTTTACGAGTTTTTACATTGAAAACCCACAGCTCGCTCGCGCCTAGAATATCAACCGGGTTAATGCTTGCAACCTTTAAACTTGTGTCATCTTTAAGATACTTAAGTTTAGTCACTAGCTTTTCTTTACTCGGTGCTTTCTTAATACGTGCTTTACGAGCAGTCTTTTTAAGTGCTGAGAAGCTGTCACAATCGGCTAATACAGAGTCATACCAATTAATTGCCCGCTTAAAATCAGAGGCTTTCATATGACTATATGCTTCTTTACACTGCTCGTCACCTTTTTTAGCTAGTGCCCAGTCATCCTCTAAACTAGTTTTAAATTTAGAAAAATGATCTGCTACCATACTAATTTTTGCTTGCGGTAGATTCTCGTCCTGAAACAGCTTGTATGCCTCAGGAGGGGTGTTACCGCCTAAGATAATATTATCGTACCGCCCTTCGAGTTCGCCGATTATTTCACTTACTTTTTCATTGAGCCGATCCTGGATAGTAGGCTTCTTGTAAACAACTGCATTGCCAGCTTGGCGTGCGAGCTCTTTTTCTTCTGCTTCTTTTCGAGCAACTAACGGCATGCCTACTTTAATTACTTCTTGTAGCACTTTATGCAGGTGCTCGCTAACAGGTTTAATCTCGCCGGACGTGCCAGCTAAACTTTCCCAATACTCAGCATGAGCTTTATGATAGTCCGGCATACCGTTTACTAACATGCGAGCAAGGTAACAGGTTGAGATATTAATTTTGTGATTTGGTGCGGCTTTTGCGGCTTTAATATCCACAGGTGTATAATCATTGTCCTTCATCCATGTCCATAGATGCGGCATAAGGTCTGCTGATTTAAAATACTCGTAGTAAAAGTCTGCGGCTCTACGTCGACTGCTATGGAATGTTGCACCATCCCACTCCAACGCACCTTCCCATGAAGGTTCTATTATTTTCGCGCCGCGCCTGGGTGCTGAATATTTAATCTTAGGCTTCTTCGGCGCTTTAACGATAGTCTTACGTGTTGTTTTTGCTGACGTGGCCATACAAACTACTCCAAAATTATGTTGAACTCATACTATTATAACAGTAGTTACCTCAGGTGTCAACTAGTTACTTTAGTTGTACCGATTTGGCTAGGCTCCGTTGGGGTACTCTAACTCGCATTAGACTAACTCCGATTCAACCTTATCACATGCTTTTTCAAAGCATTCATAGTATACACCGACGCACTGTTTAGTTGGATTGACACGCATAAACACATCAGCATCCACAAAATTCCAGTTAATAAACCCGTTGTCGTCAATGTTATCGGTAGTGTTAACCGCTTCACGCACATACTGCTCAACTACCCGGTAAAAATCATTCATAGTGTATACCTTGTTTTGTTAGTGTATGTGTATATTATACTGCTATCTTACCAAAAGGTCAACCTTTTTTTGGCGGATTTTTAGTTTTTTTGTACATTAGCTCGTAGTGAGCATCTTTGTAGCTCTTATCTGCAATTAGATAGAGTATAAGGATTACAATTAATAATCCAAATCCTGCAATATATTCGCTGAATATCCATTTACCCAATATAATAATGCTAACAATTACAACTAATAACAATATGCAAATGGATAAATTTTTTAAAAAATGTTTAATGAATATCATCTTGTATGTAATACACAATATAAGGAAAGTCTGCCTGCACGGGCTTAATGTCAACTACTTAGCAATATTAAGTAGTCGACAGATTAAATTCTGGTAAAGAAGAACAGATGCATCCAATTTGGCGATAAATAATAGCATTATTACAGGGATATTAGATCATGCCTAGACTTAGCCTTTGGAAAGACGGAAAACATAGCAACGATTACAAATTTATGGATCGTCGGATCAGTGAGATGTTTACAGTCGGTGGTACTGGAGTTCATGTCCACAAATATATCGGGACTAAAGACCAAGGCGACAAAGGCGATGCAACTCAACCGCAATACTTAAACCAAAGCGAGCAAAATATACAAGATTTATTGTTTGTAGAAAACCGCGATCGCAAATACGACGAAAATGTCTACAATCTCCGCGGGCACTACACTCGAGGCGATAATGATTTTGATTTAACTCAATTTGGAATTTTCCTAAGCGGAAATACTATTATCATGACATTCCATATCAATGATATGGTTAAGTTGCTAGGCCGGCGTATTGTGTCAGGCGATGTCATTGAACTACAACACCTTAAAGATTTTGATAGTTTAGACGAAGATGTACCTGCGGCACTAAAGCGATATTATGTTGCCGGTGACGCTAGTTTTGCTAGCGAAGGATTTACACCAACTTGGTGGCCGCACTTGTGGCGTGTTAAGTTTGAGCCGTTAGTTGATGCACAAGAATACAAAGATATTATTAACAAAATTAAAATATCAGATGACAGCAATACACCTATTGCCCAGATACTAAGTACATACGATAAATCGATTGCAATCAATGATGCAGTAATTGCACAAGCAGAATTCGAAGTTCCTAAAAGCGGTTACGATACATCTAGTTTATATACTCCAAAATTACCCGACGCATTAGGAATTGATTTACCTAGTGCAGACGATACTATATTCAATGCCGGTGACGAAGAAATTCTTGCCAGTGATGATAGTGCTACTGCACAAAACTCGAACACTCGAGTTACTGGGTATTTAACAGGCGCCGTGTTTGGCGGACATACCGGCAGCGGAACTACGTTCCCTGTTTCTCCGAGTATAAACGATATGTTCCTTAGACTTGACTATTTGCCTAATCGAATGTTTAAGTACGACGGAGCGAGATGGGTTAAACAAGTTGACGTAGTACGATCAGGACTAACTCCAAATACGTTAGATAATACTACATTCAGAGACAACTGGATCAACACCAATGAGTCGTATGTTGATCCTGCTGATGCAAATAACACAGTACCGACCCGTCAGGCATTAAGCAAAGCATTTACACCCAAAGCAGATAATAACGGATAATCAAAATGGCAGACACTTACCACCAAAACTTCTTTTATGACGGACAAATAAGACGATTTGTCCAACAGTTTATACGCATGGTTAGCAACGTGTATGTAGAGTTCGGAAGTGAGGATTCTTCTAGCCCAACTGCAATACAACGTGTTCCAGTGATGTACGGCGACCCAAGCAGGCAGGCAGCACAGATTATACGCAACGGTAGCGAAAACAGCATGTCTAGTGTGCCAGCTATGAGCGTATACATAACCTCGTTTGATTACGATCGTGCTAGGGTGCAGGAACCGTTTCATGTAAGTAAAATGCAAATCCGTCAGCGTAGATGGAATCCAGCAACCAATGAATATGACAGCGAGCAGTTTGATAATTTTAACGTAGAGCGGCCAATGCCGGTTCCGTATAGACTAACATTATCGTTAGACATATGGACTAGCAATACTGAACAAAAACTACAATTACTAGAACAATTGTCTACATTGTTTAACCCTAGTTTAGAAATTCAAAGCACCGACAACTACATTGATTGGACTAGCTTAAGCACAGTACTACTAACTAACACTCGGTGGGATAGTAGAACTGTCCCAATGGGCGGGAATAACGACATAAGCATATCTACTATGACTTTTGAGTTACCGATTTGGATTAGTGCGCCAGCTAGAGTTAACCGTCTCGGTGTTATCTATAAAGCTATTAATAGCGTATATGATGCTAACGGTAATATCAATTCGTCGATCATTGACGACCAAACGTACATTGCTAGGAGAGTGACTCAACCGTACGGATATGCTGTTATGTACAGTGGTAATACAGTTACACTAATTAAATCAAACCATGTTGCTAGCATCAACGACTCAGTGCTGTCAAACAATGCTGGAGCAAATTGGAAAGGCTTAGTAGAGCTATTCGGATCACTAAACGACGGATTATCCGAAATTCGATTAATCAGTTTAGCAGGCGACGAATCTATATTGCGGGTTTCGTACAATACCGCTGACCCAACACAGCTAATCGTAAGCGAACGTGTCGATGATACATTCCCTGCTAACACCATTAGCGGAGGTATTGACGCTATTATCGACCCTTACAATAAAAACATTATTGATTTAATGTTTGATTCAAGCGGTAACTACGCTCCCGGGCAAAATAGAGATATTTCAAGAACCGGGCAAAATGTTAGGTATTTAACGTTAGGAAATATTGGCAGCGGCGACAATGCAGACAGTGCTGAAGTTTGGGGAGGCGGAGAAAACCGCAACTTTATTGCTGAAGAAAACGACATAATCGAGTACGACTTACTGACAGGTAGATGGAGGGTAGTATTCGATTCCAGCACAGAAAACAATCTCGAGTATGTTACTAACTTAAATACAAATATACAATATAAATGGTTTGATGGACAATGGACAAAAAGCGTCGAGGGCATTTACCAGGAAGGCGAATGGAGCATTGTGCTTTAACTGGTGTTGGGTGTGTACTATACGCACAGGACACCAAACGATTTTTATTCCTGCTACGCAGTAACGATACTAAGCACAGTAAAACTTGGGGATTGCCTGGGGGTAAAGTTGAACCTAACGAAACTCCAATTGATGGATTACGTAGAGAGATTTACGAAGAAATTGGATTAACTGATGTTACTCGCTTCGTTCATTTAGAAACGTTCACTAGTGATAACGAAAAGTTTGTATTCCACACCTACTTTGGAACAGTGGTTAACGAGTTCATACCAACATTAAACCACGAGCATGTTGGGTATTGCTGGGTTCCTATAAAAGAATACCCCCGGCCTATGCATCCGGGGGTATGGCGTAGTTTTCAGTTCGACCGTGTAGTCGACAAACTTGAAACTATTCAATCATTAACCGATATCAGCTTCCAGGATAAACTGCTGAACGCTAATATGTCGAACATTTGACATTGCATTCCACTCTGCAGGGAATGTTCCACCTGATTCCTGTGTAATATACACAAACTCAGTGTCTGGGTATGTCTTAAAGATAATACCAGCACTTTGCACCCAGAATGGACGCTCTTTGTCTTCTGTTTCGCAACCTAGCATAAAGATTTTAGTATGGCCATCAAATGCCGCAATGTAAATAGCAAGAGTACCAGCGTTAAACGGTGGATCTTGTGGGACTAGATACATTTTACCTGGATACTTTAAAAGTTGTTTGCTGTTTGTATAAACAACACTCTTTTTATGATAGCCAGACGCTACTAACTCTTCAACATTGTCTGGGCCAACAGCGACGTGAAAATCGGTAACAATGTTTTTAAACATATCGTTGCATCCATACGTTTGCAACTTGTTGCTACCTAATAGGCCACCGCGGTGATCTTTAAGTTTGTTCAATGGGAATTTCTTAGCTGTTTCGCCACCACCAATGACAACTGCTTGAGTTGTGATGTAGTTATTAAAAACGCTGTTTGGAACCCATTCCTTAACTGGCTCTTGCTGTTGTCCGTCACGGAATTCTAGAAATGTTGCAACGTCTTCACCGGTGTATGTTGCTCTAAATTTTTGTTCTATTTTATACATTTTGCAGTGGCTCCTATAAAATTGTTCTGCATGCTCATCATATACTTATGCATTTTTAGTTTGAAATATACGTAGCATACACTTTTACACTATTGTTATTGCCTGACCCTGTATATAATAGGCGGACTACATCGTTAACTATGTCGGTACTAAACTCTCCTAGCGATGTTAATGTTGCAACTTCGCCGTATATTGATATAGTCGATTCGGATCCGTTATGCACGACTAATGCCTCAATTACATTATAATTAGTTGCATTGCTAACTGTAATAATGTACTTGGCAGCCCTATAATCCGATAATGCAAATGTATCCACTGGGCTTGTACTAGTATCAACTTGAGTTGCTAGTGGCATAGAGATTACCGTGCCACTAACTGCAATATCACCGGTTAATTCAATATTTCCAGATCCGCTAATAGTATTACTGTTTAAGTTTAGATTGCCGCCTAGCTCAGGTGTTAAATCATATACTAAATCGGTTAAGCCAGTGAGCACACTTGCGCCAACATACCCATTGGTAGTGCTACTACCAAGTGACATTCGCTGTACAGTAACTTTACAACTAACGCTGTCACCAACTGCCGATAATACAATATTACCATCAGTAATCGAAACTGTTGATGTTATTACTTCGTGCGCAGAGTCTGACAAAAGTATACTGTGCTCGCTGTAATTAACAGTAGTCCCATTGGTAACTGCATCAATAACCGACGTACGGTACGTCCCATTTATTAAATCCCTAGCCGATACTATCCATTGGACTGTAGTAATTCCAGACGCATTAATATAATCAACTTGCACAGGCGAAGTAGCAACACTAACTTCCTTAATATAGATGTTACTATTTTGAATGTTTGAAACAAATGCAAGGGCAGTTGACCCTATAACAATTGGGTCAGGAGTCGTTAGTCGCCATAACTTGGATCCATAGTCTGTCCCTTCTGTTGTAGCTAACATAATACCCGATGTGATATTTGCATTAGAATTAAAGTCTAACGCTCGCACCCATGTACCGTTATCGCCGGACCCAAGTGAAGATACAAAGTATACTCCGTTTTCGCTTGCATCTGCTTGCCCAACTGCTAATACTCTGTCGCCAACTTGAAGGTTAACATAATCAACTGTTGCAGGAGCTCCGCCAGACATAGTAATGTTCGTAGATTGTACTACACGACAACTGTTTTTAAAGTCAGAGTCTTGAAGCTGGTTTAAGCGTGGTCTGGTTAATCCCATTTGTTAAATTCCCTAGTATAGCATATTTATCCCAGAGTTGATTTAAGTTCCGGTGGTAGAGTATTATACAGTTCCACTAGTTGGGCTGTATCAAATTTTTCTAATGTAGGTATACTAGTAAAATCCCACGAAAGTATTTACTCGTAAAAAAAGCACCCGAAGGTGCTTTTTTAGGTAGGTGTTAATTAATTAACGACCAACTGCTACTTCGATTACGCCATTTTGGCCATCAAAGTTTGCAAGTGCCTTACCAATAACCATTCCGGCTTTCGGCTCGCTTGGTGCTCTCATTGCGTGTCCGTTAGGACCAGCAATCATAAGATCACCCTTACGTACTGGACCAGATACTTTACATGGTACACGACCAGTAAATGCAACTGCCATTACGGTTGCACCTTTTAAACCAGTGTTCATTAAGAATCCTGGAGCTGTTGAAATTACACCAGCAATACGTGTTGAGCCACTGGCAGCAACAGTAATTTCTTCTGCACCACCAAACTCAACTACGGTACCTGCTTCGTAGACTCTATCACCAACATAGTTTTCTGCCAAGTCAGCATAACGTGCATTAGTTGCTGTACCAGTCATTACGCCAGCACTGAAGTTGCCACTAGCATCACGGAATACTATTGTACTTCCGGTGTTAGCACTAGTAGCGTTTGATGTCACAGTAAATGTGCCACTATCTGCAGAACCACTGATACCGCTACCGGAAGTAGCGCCGGCAGTTAGTTTGCCGTCAAGTTCGGCTTGCAGACCATCGATGTTAGCAATAGTGTGGTTGTGTGAGTCGTCTGCAATTGTTGCTGTCAATGTTACGTTAGCACTTCCATCAACACTTACAGAACCACTTAGATCACCACCTAGTGTAATTGTACGAGCTGTAGACCACTGGTTAGCATTCTGAACTGTTGTGATTGCTCCAATTGCCGCTGACAATTCAGCATCAGTTGCCATTGCATCTTGAATTTCCTTCAAAGTGTCAAAGGCTGCACTTGCACCATTGGTTAGGTCGCTAATACTAGTACTGATTGCTGAATCAACATAAGACTTAGCAACGATAGTACCGTACGCGGCGCCATCTGTTGTAAATTCCCAAACGTCATTGGCTTCATTCCAACGCACCTGTACTGCGGCTTCATCGCCACGAACAACACGGAAACCAGCATTTTCAGTCGGTGTACCAGTTGTAAAGTTACTGTTCAAGTCAATGATGTTATCAGCTAGGCTAATTGTTTCACTGTTGATAGTAGTTACTGTTCCAGCAATAGTTAAATCACCGCCAACACGTAATGCGCCAGTGACGTTAACATAACCCGATCCGTTAGCAGATAAGTTTAAGTTGCTGTTTGTTGTTTTAGAAATAATAGAATCAGTTGTTACACCAACTGCAACAGCAACTGGGTTGCCTGCGCTGTTAGTAATGTTAGTACCATCCTGAATCTGGAATGTACCTTTTGCAAGGATAACACCTGATCCTGTTGGATCTAATTCTAAGTTACCCGAACCGGATGTCTGAAACACTAGGTTTTGATTTGCATCTGCTGAAACAACGATGTTACCAGAATCTTCTTGAAGAACTTTCTGACCGTTAACATACAAAGAACCGGACGATACGAAAACGTCCTTCCATGCAAATGAAGGGCTACCCAATGAGTAACCAGTTGTACCGTCGGAGTTAATCGTTGGAATGATACCGTCTGCGGTAATATTAAAAATTGTACTGCCGTCAATTGTTACTGAGACATCGCTGCCGGAACCAGTATCAGTTAGTGCAATACTTGTATCGTTTTTAGCGATACTTGCTGTGCTTAGGTTACCACTAATGGTACCTGTTGTTGTTATGTTACCAGTTGCGGCATCAATTTCTAATGCACCAACTGTAAGACCATTTTTTACTACAAAATTGCTGTTTGCCATAGTTCATTCTCCCTATGTAAGGCATTGTGTGACTGGGCATTATGCCCAGTCACTGTTTCTAAATTACACTGCGATGTACTGTTTTGCTACACGCACTGTTGCTGATCCGCTTGCTGGCTCTGCTTGTACAAGCACATTGGAACCACTCATTGTTGCTGAGTATTCCATGAACTCGCCGTTCGTAGCAGTTTGACCGTAAACGGTTACCGTTGCTGTTGTACCATCATGTATTACCAACAATTCAGCTACTTCGTAGTCTGTACCGTTAGTTGATTGTACCACTAGTTTAGCACTACGGATTGCGTTTCCGTCAATTGTTACAAGAGTCGATGGAGCACCAGCTGCTATAACTACGCCGGCCTTGTTCTCAACTAATGCACCATCTGTATTCCAGTATGATGTAATAGTACCAGCACTTGTACCAGTGTAGATGTTAATAGCACCGTTAACTGGCTCCAACTTCATAACACCGTTGCCACTAGCAACACCACTCAATGAGCTAGTTGTTACTAAGATTCTAACGTCAATAACGTCGCCTGTTGCAGGTGCTTCAGTGAACGTGAGTGTTGTGCTACTTACAGAGTAAGCACTTGTTGGTAATTGAACAACACCGTTAATACTTACAACTACGCCGGCTGTAGTAGCGTCTTGGCTTAATGTAAATGCTACAGTTGAATTATCACCGCTGAAACTGTCTGCTGTAATTAGAGTAAAGTCGCCTGCTAGGTTCTTCCACTCTGCACCAGTGTAAATTTCAGCAGAACCAACTGTACTGTTGTAACGTAGCATACCTTGTTCAGGAGCAGCCGGACGCTGTGCATTTGAACCAGATGGAATCATTATCGAATCTGTACCAATAACTTTCAATCTTGCTTCAGTTGTTAAGTCACCTGATGTGCCGTCACCACCAATGATCACTTGGTCGTATGTTGCACTTGCTACTACACGGAATAGACCGTCTAATGATGCACCTAATGTAGTTAGGTAGTTACCTGCTGTGTTGTCTGGGTTTACTGTTACTGCGGTAAATGTTGCAGTATCAGGAGCGTTAGCACCAATAACACCGTCTAAGTCACCAGTTACATTACCAGTTACATCACCAGTTAAGTCGCCGGTTACGTTACCTGTTACGTTACCTGTTAGGTCACCAGTTACATCACCTGTTACGTTACCTGTTACGTTACCTGTTAGGTCACCAGTTACATCACCTGTTACATCGCCAGTTACATTACCAGTTACGTTACCTGTTAGATCGCCGGTTACATCACCTGTTAGGTCACCAGTTACATTACCTGTAACATTGCCTGTTAGGTCACCAGTTACATTACCTGTTACGTTACCAGTGTGGATACCTGTACTGTTACCAGTTAAGTTACCAGTTACATTACCAGTTACTGCACCTATTAAGTCACCAGTAAAGCCACCGCTTGCTGTTACTGTTGTACCTGCTACTGCACCAGTTAAGTCGCCAGTTACATTACCAGTTACATTACCTACAACATTGCCAGTATGTAGACCTGTGCTATTACCAGTTAAGTTACCAGTTACGTTACCAGTTAGTGCGCCAGTAAAGCCACCGCTTGCGGATACTGTTGTACCTGCTACTGCACCAGTGTGTAGGCCTGTACTGTCACCAGTTAGATCGCCTGTTACATCACCTACAACATTACCTGTTACGTTACCTGTTACGTTACCAGTTACGTTACCAGTGTGTACACCTGTACTGTTACCAGTTAAGTCACCAGTTACATTACCTGTTACGTTACCTGTTAGGTCACCAGTTACATCACCAGTTACATCACCAGTTACATTTCCTGTTAGTGCGCCTGTAAAGCCACCGCTTGCTGAAACTGTTGTACCTACAACTGAACCAGTGTGGATACCTGTACTGTTACCAGTTAGGTCGCCAGTAAATCCTGCTGAGGTTATACTTGTTAATCCTGCAAATGTTGTTACCGCAGTACCTAGCACAACATCGGTTGTACCAATTGTAACTTTGCTGTTAATTAGCTTGGCATTAGCAATTGAACCTGCTAACATTGTGTTGGTTACTGTACCAGCGTCTGTTGTATAAACACCATTGGTAACTGTACCAGCGTTGCCAGTTACGTTACCAGTTACATCACCAGTTAAATCACCAACTACGTCACCTGTTACGTCACCTGTCAAATCGCCAGTTACGTTACCTGTTACATTACCAGTTACGTTACCAGTTACATCACCAGTTAGGTCGCCTGTTACGTTAGCGTAAACTTCTTTATTGAAGTCCCAACTATCAGTGCCTGAAGCGTAAGTAATTGTAGCGCCTGCACCATCAACTGTTAAACCAGCACCATTAGCTGCGGTTGCATCGGCTGCACCTTTAGCAACAGTAATGTTGATGTCTGCAATATCAACTGTGTTAGAGTTAATTGCGGTTAATGTACCGTTAACTGTTAAGTCACCACCAACAGTTAAGTCACCAACTGTAGTTACGTCTGTTGGTAAACCAATTGTAACTGTATTGTCAGTAACGACGACTGTTGTTTCGCCTGCTGTACCAGCAAACGTTACTGTATCAGTAGCTAGGTTAACAACATCGGTAGTAGTACCGTCTGTCATTGTCATTGTACTAGAAACACTTACCTGACTAGCACTAGTGATACGACCTTTTGCATCTACTGTAATAGCGGCTGCGTGTGTTGAGTCACCGTATGTACCTGGAGTAACACCAGATGTAGCTAATGTCAATGCTAAGTCAACTGCGCCAGTACCATCGAATGATACGGCAGCGGCTGTTGCGTCACCGGAAGCGCTAAAGTTTTGTGCTGTGGCTAGTGCTGTTGCTGTATCGGCATTACCAGTTACATCACCAGTTAAATCACCAGTTACATCACCAGTTACATCGCCAGTTACGTTACCTGTTAAGTCGCCTGTGAAGCCAGCACTTGCTGATACTGACGCACCAACAACGTTACCTGTTAGGTCACCAGTTACATTACCTGTTAGGTCGCCAGTTACATCGCCAGTTACATCACCAGTTAGGTCGCCTGTTACATTACCTGTTAGGTTGCCTGTTACATTACCTGTTACGTTACCAACAACGTTACCAGTTAGATCACCTGTTACATCGCCAGTTACATTACCAGTTACGTTACCAGTTAGAGCACCAACTACGTCACCAGTTAAATCGCCAACTACGTCACCAGTTACATTACCAGTTAAGTCGCCAGTTACGTTACCAGTTACATCACCAGTTAAGTCGCCAGTTACGTTACCTGTAACATTGCCTGTAACATTGCCTGTTACTGCACCTATTAGGTCGCCAGTGAAGCCACCGCTTGCTGATACTGTTGTACCTGTTACTGCACCGGTTAAGTTGCCTGTAACATTACCTGTTACGTTACCTGTAACATTACCTGTTACATCGCCTGTTAGGTCGCCAGTTACATCGCCAGTTACATCACCAGTTAGTGCGCCAGTTACATTACCTGTAACATTGCCTGTTACGTTACCGGTCAAGTCGCCAGTTACATCGCCTGTTACATCACCAGTTAGTGCGCCAGTTACATTACCTGTAACATTGCCTGTTACATTACCTGTTAAATCACCAGTTACATCGCCTGTTACGTCGCCTGTAACATTGCCTGTTACATTACCTGTTAAATCACCAGTTACATCGCCTGTTACGTCGCCGGTAACTGCACCTGTGAATACTGCGTCTGAACCATCTGTGCCGGCTGCTAGTACTAAAGAAGTACCATTGCTTGCATAAACATCACCAGTTAAGTCACCGATGAACATGCCTGCAGAAATAGTTGAGCCTGCGCCGCCCGAAATTCCACTGTTGTCAATTGACAATGTACCAAAATCAATAGAAGTTGCTGCAATGTCGGCTGCATGGAATCTTGCATAAGATGTAATCCCAACTGCTCCAGTTGTGTTACCTGTCTCAGAAGTTGTAATTACTGCGAATTCTCCGAGACTTTCGTCCCAAATAACCGCGGTGTTTACGTTTGCGCCATCTAGTGCCGCAAGGTTTCGGTTTACAAGAATACCAATGTCATAAGTTGGTGTTCCGGTATAGCCGTTGTTAAATACCACTAACGGATCGTTAATGTATGTGTTAGTACTTTGTACAGTACTAGTTGTACCAGAAATAGACAAATTACCACTGATTGTAACGTTACTACTTAAAGTCAAGTCTGCGGCGAACAAACTTCCTGTAAGAGTACCGGATGCAATCTTTTGCGCGGTAATTGTACTGTCTGTAATCTGGTTATTCTTAATTCTTGTAGTCATATTGGTCCTGGTTCCTAAAAATAACAAACGAGAAAGGAGTAAATAAATAAACCTCTACATAATGTTATTTATCGCAGTCGTAGGTAAACACTTCGGGTGAGCCCATTTTCCGAAGTGGTACAAATGTGTGCGGGAGGTTGTCTAATCCAGTTAGACGACTAAGAAATTTAAATAATAAACTATATATGCTACAGTTTATTTATCGTTTACGGCACTAAGCTAGGACTATTGTGTGAATACCAATTAGATCCGTTGTGTATGTACAATACTCCTGTATCGCTAACCCAATAATCACCTCGTGTAGCAGGAGTAGCTGATGTGGGCGCTACTACTAGGTCACTCCGAAACTTATTTTCTTTAAGAGTATTTGCTGATAAGAATCTTATATCAATTATATCAGTTGTCAGCGGCGCTTCGTTAAACGAAATATCAGTACCAGATACAGTGTATCTACCTACGTGCTGTAACACACCGTTTATTGTTACCATTACTGTTTCGTCAGCGGCAGGTTGATCTAATGTATAGGTTGCTGACTCTCCATCAGGCACAATTGCCTGACTTGCAACACTACTTTCAGTAACTGCTACCCATGTACTATTATTAAAGTACTCAAGCACGTTATTAGTTGTATTATACCGTGTTTGGCCAGCAACAGGTGTAACCGGTCTTTCGTCATTTGTACCTTTTGCTAATAATACCGCACTAGTTGTTTCTAGTGTTAATGTTTCGTTTGCAATAGCTGGAGCTATACCAGTTGTTGTAATTGTTAAAACACCAACACTATTCACTGTTAGCTGCAACTCTGCTGCGGTTGCAATTATTGATGTATTATCTTTAACAATTCTGTCATCGTCGAAGTTTATAAAGTATTGATCTACATAATTCTTAGTGGCAGCGTCTTGTAAGTCAACAGGGTCAGCTAAGTTAATAAGCAACGAACCACTTGCATCAATACTACCTGTACCATTTGGGTTTATTGTAACATTTTCATTATTATCTGTTACAATACTAAATCCGGTTACATTAAGATTACCACCAAGGGTCGGTGCTGGATCTTCTACTAGATATCCGCCAACACCTAATTTAGCAATGTATCTTGCACCCGACACGTAAATGCTCTTACCAGTAAACTCAGCAGATAGCGATGTTGGTAGATTATCACCAATAAAATGTAATATACCACTTTGGTAATCAAAGAACCATTCGTCATTATTTCCACTACCAGCTGCAAATAGCTGTACCCCTGTCGATTCCGGCGAGGTTGATCCTATGTCGTCAATGTATACTTTAACCAGATATGTTGCTCCAAATTCGGGCGGAATCCAATCTGTTAGTTGCGTAATCCAGGTACGGTTGTCGGATGATGTGATATCTTCTGTACACTCAACTGTGTTCCCATTTGCATCGTCGTATAATCTAATCACTGATGCTACCGCAGTTTTAACCGCTGGGATTAATTCGGCATACTGCCAAACTTTGTCTGAGCGCAATAATAGCGGCGAACTTATACTTTCGTTGAATGCTCGTTTAAATGCAATAGAGTCAGTCTTAGTTACACCGTAACCGAGCTTCTTCCATAAGTAATCAACTTTTTGCGAATCTTGAATTGCCATTATGACGCTACTCCTATACTAATTGCACTAATATAATCGTTACGTTCTAACCGTATTCGCACTAAACAGTTTTTGCCTACTGCATTAGAGAAGTTTTCACTACCAATCGTCATAGTATAACTTTGATTGTCAATGACCGTACCCAATGGTATCCTATCGTTGCTAGTTACTGCGCATCCAGATAATCCGTTACCACCTGCCGCTGTATTTGTTCCGGGTAAGCCTGCACCAGCATAACTTGCATTGCAGTCTAACCAACCATTAGTCGAATCGGCTGAGCTGTCAATTCCTGTACCAGGCGCTGCAATCCACATTCCACTGATTTTGCCAGTTAGTGTAATATCAAAGTTTGCTAACAACGATCGTCTAAATGCGAATGTAAAGTATTGTGCCCCTGCGCGGTCAGTGACTAAATCTGGCCCAGCTGGCAAGTACCCTACACTAAAATCCTCATCGTCAAAATGGGTTAATACTCCCCAACGAACAATTGCCTCAGGTGTACCGGCAACTAGTTCAGCTCCATCCCATGCATTATCAACGTAAAAATTTGCTGGAGTGTATGCTGGATTATCACCTAATAGCCCTAACGATACTCGCCTTCCGTTGTCAGAGAAGCCGCCGCCTAAGCTAGGCGCCACTGGAATTAATAACTCATTAACTCCAGTTGATGCTTGACTATATACGTTAATTTTAGTAGGCAGTTCAACTGGTACACTGGATCCATTTACATTATCTAATGTAATAGATAATGTCGAAACTGCATGAGCAGTACCATTGATTAATACATCAAGTTCGCCAAATTGGTACGAAGATGTGTTTCCGGTATTTGCTACTGGAATACCATTGTTTAAATATGTACTAGCACCGTCGATGTCAGCATAAGAGTAATTTTGTAATTGTACAATCGATCCAACTGTTGATTCAAAATTATTAGCACTAGCTACACGCAACGGCGCTACTGTATCAGTATAGGTTTGCCCAATCCAGTTAGTAACTGCTACTCCGTTGAGCGAAACAACTCCGCCATTTGAGTAATACGGAATGCCACTGATGTAAGTAACATCTCCAGCGTTCTTTTGTGTTACGTCAGCACTACTAATATCTATAGTAGGAACTGCGGTTAACGAATCCTTAACAAATCCAATTTCATTTGTACTTCCGCTTGTGGTATGTGACATCTGTAAATTGTTGTATCCATCTGATACATCTACAAATGAGTGCGTTATACTAGCGGCAAATACTTTATACAACCCAGATGGGTACTCGCTCGGTGATATTGCATCGTGTGCATCACCATCTGCAATGATTGATAGCGAGTCGTATACCCCTACCTTAGATGTTTGGCTATCGAATATAACTTGGCCAGCAACCTGCCCGCTTACTAGAGCCGACAATGTACCACTCTTACTAGAACTTACGCCAGTAACTGGAGTCGATACTAAATTATCTAGCGTTGCAATACGAGTCACTGCTGTACCTGCATCTGGGATAGCACCTAACGTGTTGTTAGTTGCTGAATATGCTAGCAGTGGACTAGAACCTTGCGACTCGTTTGAAATTACGATCTGTTTCGAACTCAGTGAGCCTGGTTCGATTGGTAATGCCTTGATGGTAATATATGCATTTTTACTAGTAACCGTTGTTTGCGGTATAGTGTCAGGTTGTCCGCTGACTTCTAAAGAAACTGTTTTGTTTCCAGCATTTAAATATGCATGTGTTATAGGTCCGCCAGCTACTGTGCCGTTTAATCCGTCAGTTAACGGTCCAGCAGTTTCGTTGTCGCCGAAACTCCACGTATAGGTAGTAGCATGTTGACTTAATGCGGTAAATTCAAACTCAGCCCTGTTAGCACCGGTGCGGTAATCTGTAAATACATATCCATCTTGGGCAGTATCCCCGATTCGGTCGCTTACTGTTAGTGATGTAGCGCTAAATTCGCTTCTAACTTCTGGCTCAACTACAATTGTAATCGGTTGCGGTTTAGTAAACGGGCTAGATGAGTGTCCGTTCAATACTGACAAACGTACATCAAATGTCTGTGTAGTCCCACTTAACTGGTTAGATTCTGTTAATGCAAAAGCATGTGTTAAGGTGGCACCCGGATTACCTGCTAGCCCAGGTTGGATGGTAATAGAGTTAATGTCACCATTGCCCCAATCCCACACGTAGGCATTAAGTGGAAATGTAGATGTATTACCTGGATTCGATGAAGTGATATTTGTAAATATTACTTCGCCACCGCTTGTTGCTTGTTGGTTAACCACCCTCAGGGTATTTGCTGTAAAGTCAGGATCATGAATACTGTACACTCGTACATTTGCATCTGCCCCGACTACAGTAACGGGCGTAGGACCTGCTGTGTCACTTGTTGCAGTTAATGCAACAGCATATAATTCATCACCGCCTGCGTTAATATAAGTATGGTCCAATGACGACCAATCACTTGCAGGGGTTGCAATTGTCCCATCTCCCCAATCAATCGAATACGATGTGCTATACTGACTTAAATTAGTTACAGTGGTTGTTGTGGTTGTATCGATGCTAGAGTCACCAATAACAATACTAGGTATCGGAGTAGGCGTATAAAGTAAAATATAGTCTGACTTTGTATTATCATCCCAGCTACCAATTGCGCCTTGAGTAGAATCGCCTGCTAATGTTCCGTTGGCATTATATGCTTTAAAGATAACAGTAAAATTGCCGCCTGCAAGATTATCATACAAATGAGTAGGATATTCGTCTGTGCTAGTTGTGCCATCACCAAAATCCCATAAAAAATCAGTAGGTGTTCCGACATACGATGGAGTAAATGCTACTGATAACGGACTTGGGCCTGCGGTAGCATTTGATGCGAAATCTACTGCACCTACGTATGTACCTTTAGCAATGTTAAGCGCAGTCTGATTTAATTCGTTAATTGCATTAGTGACTAAAGTTTGATCAGTGAACTGGTCCCATGCAACATTTACATTTGTGGGAGCAGTAGCAAATCCTAAATCAACCTGCATACCTGTGACATTTGTCTCAGCCATTAGATCGCCAACGCTTGCCCAACTTAATACTCCGTTTCCGTCAGTAGTTAATACGTAGCCGTCAAGTCCGCCGTCAATTTTAATATCGCTCGGTAAGCCTAACTGTACCTTAGAGTCGCCTGAAATCGAATCACCACTAATTGTTATGGTGCCAATTTTTCCGCCTGCTGGAGCATGTAAAGAATGCTCTGGCGTATTTGTGTTTACACCGATTCGGCCATTGGCAACATCAAGGTAGAGTAAATCAGTTTCAAATGCTAGATCGTTACCGTCCCGTTCTAAATTAGACGATAACATTCCACCGGAAATTTTACCTAAGGCCATATATGTTTACTCCTTAGTCAGCGTCGGTACTATTAATGTTATAAATTACAACAATTCTATTAGGGTTAGATCCTGGCGCCGGTGGCGGGCTAGTAAAAGTAATAGTTGAAGTTCCTACGCTAGTAGATAATGTATAGCTTATCAGCGGCTGTTGGTAGACTCCGCCAACAAACACTATAATGTCAGACTCCGTAGCTACCGTGTAATCTAGCACAAAGTCAGTCGTTGTTCCATCGCCGACAGTATCCTGTAATTGCAATAATGTGGTACCCACTCTTGCCATTGAGCGCCAAACATTATTAATTGCATACTCTATCTTACCGCTAGCTAAGTTTAATCGAACCATCCCGTCGACTAAAAAGTCAGGCGAATCACTAAGATCAGTGGACAATGGCAATACTACTGCTTTTTTCTGATTGCCAAGTTTTGGTGCTTTCATCGAACGTGCCATGTTTTTTCTACCTTAAATTTCTGCGTAACTGCAAGTAGCAAATACTACGTTGTCTACGCTAGCAGTTGCCTGGACTTTATCACCGTTATCTAATAACATTTTTTCAGTGCCGTCAATAATCAATGTGTCGTTTGCATTAATTGAGACCTGTCCATAAATCATATTTGTACTTCCAGCAGTATCTCCTGACGGGACTGCATAGATATCAACAGTTACTGCTGAACTATGCGTATTGTGAAAGTACACAACAGTTATTGCTCTGCCATTGCTGTCTGGTAAAATAGATGTTGCTGTGCTTGTTAGCGTTGTGCTTTTGAGTGCCATCTGGTTATCCTTAAAAAATCAATGAGTAAATAAACGCTGTGCGTTTTGTTGCTAACTCTTCATTTGTTGCTGTGTCATTGGTTACGTATACCCCGCTACCGCCTGCGCCAACTGTAGCAAATGTTAGTGTTACATTAGCAGGAACATTAACAATGGAAAATCCAGCAATACTTAAATTGCCTCCTAGTTCCGGTGTTAAATCATCAACTACTGCTTGCAAACCATTTGACGCTAAAAGTATGTCGCTCCACGACGCCCCGGCATCGGTTGTTACTTTGAATTTGTCGTCTGTTTCGTCAAACACTAAAGATGCGTTTGGTAGCGATCCTCTATCAACTTCAATTCCGGCTTTTTGTTGGCCTGTTATACCAGCACTTGCTTCTCCATCATTGAGCACAATAATGCGGTCGGTTATAACCGAATCCGTTGACGAAATAGTTGCTTGTGTGCCTGCAACGGTCAAGTTACCAGTAATGGTAACTTCTGGAGCAGTAATAAAATAATGATCGCTTACTTGTTTAACTGATGGCATTTGGGTATCACCTTATGTTTCTTGTAGTATTTATGCTTAGATGATCTTACGGAGAAACTAAACCTACTGTATCACCGAATACTTTTGATGCCCCTACTACCCAACTAAACTTGCTTCCATTTGGGTGCATTACCCAATCAGGGTGAATTTCAAGTATATTAAACGTACCTAATGTAATGTGAGTTGCAGTGATGGTCATTTCCCCGGGGTTTTTAATTCTCCTGACTAGCACACACTCGCTTGTTCCGTGTGCAGTTTTTACACTAAATGTAGTAGTATTAATTTGCTTAATTATATCTCCCACTAATGGTCCGTTACCGTTTAGCACATACGCGGTACTAGATATTAAGTCAACACCGTTAAAATATTTTAAATCAATTAGCATCATAGTTATATTTATAGTCATAAGAAAAGGGTCCGAAGACCCTTTTCTGTTTTATCAACTTCTAATTTAAAATTAGATGAATGATAGGTTGCTTACAGCAATGCTTTCTAGGTAGTCGGCAGCGTTACCTAAGCTAGATGCTGTGTTTGTTAACTCAACATAGCCGTAACGTGTCATAAAGCCAACTACTGGCTCTAGAGTGTTTGGATCTAGAACAACACCAGAACTCATCAATGGAACGTATGGGCAGTAAAATGCTGCTGCATCGCTCTCAGCTGAGCCTTTGTAACCAACTAGTACTGGAGCAAGATCGCTAGCGAAACTGTCAACAAATACCTTCATTGCACCGTTCAATGTACCAACCATCTTAGTGTTAGTTGGTGCTTCGAATGTACCTTCTGTAGTGCGAGCAAAAGCAGAAGTAGTAGCAGACTGAAGAACAGTTAGTGCAGCTGGGCTTACAACGGCCCAGTTACCAGCACCGCGACGTGTACGCTGAGCGATACGGTTAGCGGCACGGTTAACGATAACTGCTAATGCAGCATGCTCGTCACCAACGAAAGTTGCTGTACCAGATACAGCGGCTTGGTCGTAGCTGAAGCCTGTAGAAGCTAGTGAACGTAGTGAACCTAGGATCTCTTGGTCGATTTCAACCGTGATTTCCTGTGCTAAAGCAGCCATAATTTCTGCTTCAACATCGATACCGTGCATTGCTTGTGCATCTTGCGCGGCTTCGAATGTCCAACGTGCTGATAACTTACGTGTCTTAGCTTCAACAACTTGCTTCATGATCTGTACGTTGATCTTATTACCTGCGTAACCTTCCATTGCAGTTGCAGAACCAGGAGCAACACCAGCGGCTGTGCCAGAGTAGGCAGTAGCAACTTTAAATGGGCTCAATGCTTCTTCACCAGCAGTAGCGCCGGTTGCACCTGAACCTACGTTATCCGCATAGCGAACACGTAGAGTATGGATTTGGCTAACTGGACCTGTCATTGGCTGAACACCAATGATGTCGTTAGCAATAACTGTCGGCATAACGCGACGGATAACCGGTAGAATTACACGGTTTAGTGTTGCGACGTTACCTACAGATGTTGCGCCACCTGTAGCAGATTCGCTAACTAGGTGCTTACGTGTGTTTTCAAGAATAACACTCATGTTGTTACGCTTGGAACCGTTTAAGCCTTCTAGTAGGGCATCTTTTGTTTCGCCCCAACGGCTTTCTAATAATGCTTGTTTCATTTTTACCTTATCTCCTATGGGTATAGTAATTTATTTAAGCCCTGCTAGCTTCTTCAACTCAATGACATTAGCATCGTCGTTTTGAGTTGCGGCTGTTTTAGTAGCAGTTTTCTTATCTCCAGTTACTGCGGAACTTTCTGTTACCAAACGCTTTTCAGATTTTGGTTGTACAGATGAGTTACCGCCTAGTACTGCTGGTAGATACTTTTCGTATGCCTTCTGCAAATTTGCAGTTTGCACAGATTCTAAAAGCTCGCTCATTACAGCGGCTTTTTCCTTGTTTAAAGGCTTTAGTAGTGCGGACATTGACTTAGTACGCTCTACACTTTCCTTTATAACTTGGATTTCTTTGTTTTTCAACTCAGCGATAGATTTTGCTTCGTGAATAGCCTTGTCAGCTTCAGCTAATTTAGTATGGCCTTCATCGATTTGTTTCTTTAGTTTTGCAACTTCAGCATTTTCATTTAAATGCGTACCTGCAAATTCACTAACAAACGCTTCGAAGATTTTACGACCAAACATGTTCTCACGAGCAAGTGTGATATCTTCTTTGAGTTGAGTCAATTCGGACTCTAGGTTGGAAGCAACCATTTCCTTAACAAGTTTTGCACTCTTAGAAACAAAAGCTTCTTGTAGTTGAACCATTTTAGATTTGGCTTCAGCTATTAAGCGTACTTTAGTTTCTACAACTGCTTGCTTGTCTTTTTCGAATTCTTGAAGTTCTTCGGCTAATGCCTTAACTACGAATTCTTCTAGCTTACCAATACTGTTTTCGTATTGTTTGCGGTCGGAACGTAGTTCTTTGATTTCTTCGGCAAGTTTAGTAACCATAAAGCTATCAAACTTGTTAGCACCTTCCATCATGCGAGCAGTATACTTCGCACGGTCGGCTGCCATTTGTTTCTTCTCAGTATTGAACTCTGCGATTTCTTCAGATAAGGATTCGGTAACCATCTTGTCTAGAGCCTCTACCATTACGCTTTTATCGTGGGTGTATTTCTGAGAAAATTCATCACGCAATTCGCTACGAATTTCTTCGCGAGCTTCAGTTAGCTTAGTTTCCCAAGCTTCATTAATTGCTTGACGAGTTTCATCATTTACAATGCCACTTTCTAACAATGGTTTTAAAGCATCAAACATTGACTTTCTCCTGTCTTATAGTTTCAGTTCGTTGATAAGGCGTGTCACTGCCTCTTTTAGGTACTTTTGTACTTTTTGATCATGTACTGCGTCTTTGGCCGTTTCAAGGGCTTGATGGCCCCCGCGCATATTAAGTAGACTTTCATAAATCGCTCTTGGATATGCATGTGGAGCACTTGGTTGTGCTACAATGTCAACTGTAACAATATCGAAATTGCTGACATGACCTGACGCTTCACTTACGTCGCCTGAACCACGTGAACTAACACCTAGTTTAACACCTGCTTCAAGCATACTCTTTACCATTTCTCCCATTGGAGTTGGTAAAATCTTTAACTTACCATGTCCGCATGGGCCATCCATCCACATATCTGTGATCATATGGCTCACACGGTCTAGGTTAATTTTTAAATCATCTGGGTGATCTACTTCGCCGAGAACACTATAACCACCTTTGATTTGATCATTGATAGTTGAAACGGCTTGTTCGATCTCCTTGACTGGGTAAACACGTTGGTTAGCATTTTTGACGCCTCCCTCGATGAAAATACCCTTCATGTAAAGACTCTTACGCCCGTCTGTGCTTTCATCGGATTCAATGACCATGTTAGCGCGGTCGAACGTTAGATTTTCTTTGAGATACAAAGCCATATTGTGCTCCTATTTACTCAGCGGATTTAGCTTTTGGTGCAGACTCTAAACCCTGATTGCCACCCGGAACGTTTTTGTTTCCAGTTGCAATTAGTTTAGCAGTTGGTGCTTTACCACCAGCTTCGTCGCCACCTTTAACGATATTAGCAGTTGTGCCGCCCATGTCGTTCTTACCAGCAACTACGCTAGACTTGTTGTCAGCGCCATCTATGTTTTTTACACCAGCAACTTTTTCTACGTATTCACGTAGTTTTGCTAGTTCTTCGTCGCCTGTGTCTGTGTCTTCTTCGTCGTCCATTTCTTCGTCAGATTCAGAAACTGTATCTTCTTCGGCAACTTCTTCTTCGAACTGGATGCCTTCTTCTGCTGGAAGCTCTTCAACTTCGTCGCTTAGGTCAGCCATGTCATGGTCTTGCATGTCGTGATCGCCATCGGCGTCAGCATCTACCATGCCCATGATTTTGTCAAATTCTGCTTTTAATTCGTCGATGGCAGATTCGATATCCATGATGTCGCCTTTAGTAGCAGGCTCTTCATCGTCTTCGTCGCCTGTGTCCATTGCCATGTCATCTTCTTCATCGTCTTCGTCGCCCATAAACGCAAATTCTTTTTCAGACTCATCGTCTTCGTCTTCTTCTTCGTTTACGCCTTCTTCGTCAGCCGATACATCGTTAGCTAAATCGCCAACTTCGTCTGTACTGATTTCAGCTTCGTCCGTGACTTCTTCGTCCATTAAGGATTCGTAAATGCTACGGCTTTTTTCTAAGACAATGTCGTGAAATAATTCACGGGCTTTGTCCTCTTGTTCATTAATAATGAACTCAATTAACTTTTCATACTTGTTCATAGGAACTCCTCTCGTGATTAGTAAATAGTAATAAGGCTTTGCATAGTAATAAGGCTTTGCATCCAATTACCTTTGTACTATTATTTACATATATACCGTTATTACTTTATAATAACGGTGTTTTTTAAGCTCAAATTAAAAAAATACCCGTTTACAACGGGTATCGCATTAAGATAAGTGTAGGATTACGCTAAAGCTGCCGCATCGCCAGCATCACTTGGAGTGTACTGTTGAGCAATTTCGGTGGCTTTTTGTTCATTTTCAAATTTTCTAATGTCGTTGGAACTACGTAGGCGGTTTAAATGCCTTAGCGTTAATCGGACTTTCCGTGTGTCATCAACTGATAATACACTTTGATCGTCTTTTTCATTGAACTGCGGAGTTTCGGTAGAGTTAAAGAATTCAGTAATAAACATGTTTATATTTACCTTAGACCGGATTTCCAGCAGCATCAAGCGCAGGGCCAGCATCAACATCCGGCATAGCATCGCCACCGCCTTCGTCTGCGTTAATATCATCGACCATATCAGCGGTGTCTGAATCGCCTTCGAGTCCGCCTGGGGTAATTCCAACATTACGCAAGCTAGGATCACTGGTTTGCTCGGTATTAGCTTTACCTTGCTCTTCTTTCCACATTGATTCGTTTTCAGCTAGTTCAGCTTCGCTCAAGCCTAAGTACCTCTGTAGTAAGAAACGTTTACTTAAGTACCCGAACGATTCTAACTGTGTAAACGTTGCAATTCTAGCACTGTCAATGTCTGCTTGACGATACTGTGCAAAGTTTTGCGGCTCTTCGAACTTTAATTCAAATAACTGACTGTCGATATTAAACCCTCTCCAACGAAGGAACATTTTAAATTCAGTGTCTAGTTTATCTACAATCATTGACTGTAAACGCTTACAGTACTGATTAAAACGCCATTCTTGTATAAGTGCAGTACCAATGCGACCGTCTGTATAACTTTGTGTTCCGTCGTCTGTGCCAGTTGGCAAGTAACTACTAGGAATACGTAATCCACGGAATAGTTTATTTGAAAAGAATCGCAAGTCAGTGATTTCGCCCAAGTTATTACCACCCGGTAGTACATCTACACTAGACCCGCGTCCGTCAGCAGTAGTTGGGAAGAAGTAATCTTCGTTAGTGCTCAGTGGGTTATACGTTGCATCCATCATGTTCTGACCGCCACCAGACTGAGTTGGAATTCTACGTTGGTGAATTTCATTTTTGATACGCTCAACAAATCCCATTGCCATGTGTGTCGGCATATTACCTACGTCAATTTTGAATACACGTCGCTCTGGCGCACGTTGGACACGATAGATAATAATAGCATCTTCGAGCAATTCCTTTTGCTTGAATACTTTAAACACTGTTTCTAACACCGAGTTACCAAACGGCCAGAATGCATCCAACCCTTCAGTTAAACTTAAATGAACAATATGCTCTGCATCAATTATACTGTCAGTTTGCGATGAAGCAAATCTAGATCCAGTGCTATACTGCGATGACGATTGCATGTACCCGCTACCGCCACCATTACCGCCGGCATTTGGTGTGTTAACATGCACATCACTTGAAGATACTGCGGCTACTGTTAAGTTTTCAAAGTTAGGATTTAAATCTTTAAGCACATACTGCTCAGGCTCTTTACCTTCTGCTTCGTTAACAATAACTTTAACAACACTAGCCATTTCTGCCCAGTACAATTTGAATGTTTCAGGATCACGCAAAAATACTTGATCGCCATACTTGATAGTATTGCGAATAATTTTAAACATGCGTTTGTTTAACTGATTTAAGTTAACCCAATGCAATAGCTGTTCATTGATGATTTTAACTTCGTTTTCAGTTGGAGCATCGTTAAAATGCATCTTAAACGGAGTGTTATTTGTTTCGTTACGTTGTGTACAAAACTCAGCAATAATATCTAATGCGGCATTAATTTCGCTATCTAAATCCATTTGCTCGTATTGACTATAACGCTCAACACGGTTTGGGTGACCTGTGTATATTTCTGGGAGATGACTTTGGTAGTTTCTAAATGCAGCCTCACCTTTAACTGCGTCAGTTGACGAGTTACTTCCGCTAATAGGACTCATTGTAGCGCCCATTGCAGACGGTACATTTGAGGTTTTAAAATATTTTTTCCAACTCATTCGATTAGTTCCCAGTTTGTATAGCTATTTATTACTATTTAGAAAGTGTTCTCTGCAATTGTTCTTTGGTGATCAACTGCATCGGCTGTTTTAGAATTTAATTCCGACATTAAGTCAGCAATACTATTCAATGTCATTAACTGTTCTTCGAGTAATCTACTAAGTGGTGAGTCAATGGCATCTTTTCCTTGCAACGGTTGCTGATTTTGCAACTGTGCGCTAGCTGGATCTCCAGTAATAGCAGAATTTGCCATTGCTGAAAGTTTACCCATCGGGGTTGCATCCCATAGATCTTTAAGTGCGCTAGATGCCTTAGACACAAAGTCACTGGAATCGCGCTCAGGATTTCGAACTTCAGCTCCGCTATTGGATAGTGCGCTTGCTGTACCGCTTAGTCCCATTAGCCCGCCACGCATAGCAGCAATCTCTGCTTTCACACCTTGCATATCGCCAATTGTTTTAGTTTCACGACTAATAACACGTTTTGACGACTCTGCACCTGGGGAAACACTGCTGGATCCAGCTAGGTCTTTACCAAACAGCTTCATTGCTTGCTCGTAACCTTTTGAATCTTTAACTGGCTCATTACCTTTTAACGGAATTATTAATTCTTTACCGTGTAGTTTTGCTAAGAACCCGCCCGGATCTCCTTCGACAATTCCGCCTACACTATGTCCTTTAGTTTCACTCCACCACGACGCAAACCCTCCAACAACTCCGCCTAATGCAGCGCCAATTGCTGTGCCAATGGGTCCGGCCATTGAACCAACCATTGCGCCAGTTGAAGCACCAGTTAATGCGCCGCTGCCGACAGTGCCCCAATCAGTTTTCTTTTCAGGTGCATTGTTAGGATCACCTACTCCCATGGACGCTAGCATGCCGCGCACGCCTTCTAGTGTCTCTTTAGTAACATCAGAGAATTTCTTAATAGCAGGAGACAGTTCATCCTGCAAAGCTAATTTTAACTGTTGCCCGGCTGTTGTAGCACCTACTAGCGAGTTAGTTAGCTCATCATTTGTAGTCTTCTGACCTTGCGCTCCTGCTTCAGCACCTTTGATTGCAGCAGCATTCCATTTATTACGATACTGCAATTCTGTTCCCATAGCAGTGCTTAGTTCTCCAGCAATGCCGCCAATTCCTGCCATGCCTGCCATACCAATTTCTTTATTTGCAAGCATGTCTGATTTAACACCGGCGGCGTATTCTGCGTTAATTGATCTAGCACTATTAGCATCTAATGTTCCTGCTTCAGCGGCCGCTACTAGTGCTTGGTTATTAGCGGCAAAACTACTACTAGTAGCCTCCATTGCTGCACCAGCTTTGTTTATGGTCTGACCAAATACCATTGTTTCCATGAAGTTTTTACGCTGTTGATCGCTCATGTTTGCCATTGCATTAATCACGTTGTCACGTTGTGTAGACTCCATGCCTGCTAACTTCTGCTGAAATGCTAATTGTGCAGCTTGCTCTTTAACTGCTGCCATTTTCTTTCTTGCATCTTCACCAGTGATTGATGAAATAATACGAAGGTTTTCTGCGTATTTGCCAGTCTGCTGTGCAATAGCTGCTTGGTCGCCTGCTGTTAGCGCTTCGCCGCTCTGCCGCATGTTAGCCATGGTTTCTGCTACTAAGCCTGCTTGCTCTTCGAATCCGTATCCTAACTTCATTAGCTCGGTTTTCATTTGGACGCCGCCAGCTTTCATTGCACCGCCCATTAATTTTGTTGCTGTACCAACATCCATGCCAGCTGCTGCTAACGATCCGCTATGCTGTTGCAACACTTTAGCAAATTGATCGGTAGTTAATCCTGCAGATAATGCAGCGTTTTTTGCCCCAGTTACGCCGTCAGCAAACAATGCACCAGCATTGGTTGCATCATGAAAGGCTTTAGATGCACGCTCAACTTCTGTGCCAATAACTTGCATGCCAAATTTAGCAAGGTTGCTGGCGCCAGTTGACAGTGATTGTACAATTGGTCCGAGTGCGGCCATTGCAATACCTGCTTTACCTGCTTTACCGCCAAGCCCGGCCATTGCAGTACCTGCGGCACCCATTGCCGCGCCTGCGGCATTACCTGCACCTGCAGCAGTATCTATCGCTCCGCTGAATAATGTAGTCGATAACGATGTTGCACTAGCATCAGTTTGCAATGCTTTAACAAAGCTACCTACTGCCGGAATCATGCTTTGCTTAAATGCTTTTGCAGTACCCATAGCAAAGTTGTTTAAACCGACTTTTGCATTGTGCTGTACCGCAGTTAATTCCAATTGTTCTTTGCGGGTTTTAATTACCGCCATACGACCAAGGTCCGACTCCTTGCTAGCCTCATCTAATGCCTTGCCCAATCGCTCAATGTCGTCTGTTAGGTTTACATAGTTTAAACCTTGACCTTCCATCATACGCTGATAAGCATTTAATCCACGAGTAGTGCCTTTAATTTGCCCAGTTAGTTTATCAACTTCTTTACCTAACTCAGCTAACGACTTTGTATCACCTATACCACTGGTTTTACGAGTACCTTGACCGCCGCCGCCCATAGCTGGATCTTTACCGCCAGAATGAAATTCTCGCAATGCCGCAAGGAACGAATCCGTCATTTGCCGTGGATCAAAATCAGCCATAATTGTTCATTTTTCCTAATTAGGTGGAGTTGCCCCCATAAATACTCAAGTACACTTTCAGATGTACCATAATGTATTTATAGGATCAAAAACCGATGGAAACCCAAAACATGCAACAAATGCCAATTAATCCGCTGACTGGACATTTCAGACAGCCTAAGATTTCTTTAACTTTGCCCTCAGGCGGTAAATGGTGGGGCGACGGTGCATTAGATTTGCCAGCTAACGGTGAATTGCCTATCTATGCAATGACTGCAAAAGACGAAATACAACTTAGAACACCTGATTCTCTGTTAAACGGTACTAGTTTAGTTAACGTAATACAAAGCTGTTGCCCGAGTATCAAGGATGCGTGGCAAATGCCCAGTGTTGATGTAGATGCTATTTTAATTGCAATACGTATTGCCAGCTTCGGCGATAGCATGGATGTTAACACATCGTGTCCAAAATGCCAGGAAGAAGCCACATTTGGCGTTCCGCTCGGGAAGAAGTTAGCAGAAATACAGATTGGCGATTATGATCAGGAAATAGAATACCAGGATTTAAAGTTTAAACTAATACCACAACAGTATTACAATGTAAACAGATTGAATCAAGTGAGATTCCAAGAAGAACGTATTAGCATGCTTATTGTTGATGCTACTATGCCCGAAGATGAAAAAGGAAAACAGTTGCAAGAAAGTTTCCAGCGTCTAGTTGATCTGGGATTAGAAAACGTAACCGAAAGCACCGAATATGTGCAAATGGCTGACGGTACTAAAGTACGTAACAAACATCACATCTTAGAATTTTTTACTAATTCTCCAGGGTCCGCGATGAAAGTAGTAAACGATAGGTTAAACAAGTTAGCAGAAGCCAGCAGACCAGCACCACTTAAACTTAAATGCAAACATTGCGAAACTGTATACGAAAACTCATTGGAATTCGATTACACAAGTTTTTTCGATCAAGCCTCCTCCAGTTAAAGACTGAAGACGATGTAGTTAAGTTCCTTAGGGGATTTGACAAACAGGTGGAGGCTATAAAAGAAGAATTATTTAGATTATGTTGGTATATGCGTGGCGGGGTAACTTACAGCGAAGCAATGTATCTAGATCAGGAAGAACGTAAAATCATTGGACGAATTATTGATAGTAACTTAGAAGTAACTAAAACAAGTAGAATGCCATTCTTTTAAATGTTGCTTACTATTTAAAGTTCTCTAGCGAGAACTGTTTACTTCACTAACGTTCGTAAACTTTTTTATTTTCTTAATTAAGTATCATCCAGATTAAGCAGTCACACTTTGCCCTTGCGGGGCAAAGATAAAATTGCGCATCATCCGAGTAGCACAGTCACTAGCGTTCGAACTATAATGCTACATAAATGTTACATTAACTGGGTTAACGCTATCTTTATGCTACATTGCGTAGGCGGTTGTCCTGTACCTACTCATTCTGTCTTTATACAACGGCAGCTAATATAATATACGCTAACATACTATACTAACCTGCTACATCACTGTAGCGTCTTTTTAGCCTTTTAAATTCTTTTCAAACAATCAAACCGCGGCATTTAAGCGATCGTCGTCCTGTTAAGGATAGTGATTGAGTGCTCCAATCAGCGTAGAGTCTTACATCCCTGTGATCCGGTTGATCCAGGTTTAGTGCATACGAGGTTAGCCTATGCTAGCTTATACTGAATTAAATTTTGTTTATAATGTGGGAGCCATGGACACGGACTTGTTACAAGTCCGTTGTGGTATTCGTTTGATTTCAGAACTTTGCAAGCAAATTGTTCTATGTGTAGCCGATCTTATATGCCCAAGTACTTGCCTTGAAACTTTAGTCTTTGTTGGCCTCTGATATTATATTTTGTCTATGATGAATGCGCACCCTGATATGACCGTTGTAGTAGTCATCGGACTCAAGTACGCGATGCTTAAATTGTTCTCTTGCTTCAACGTAACTACACTCTGCCTTGCTGTAACAATAGTAAAGTATTTCACGTTTAAAGTGTTCTGTGCCTAGTAGTTCAATGTCTTTTGATAGTGCATCGCTTGAGCCATAATATGTAAGCCAGTCGCTGTCGACTTGGTCTTTGATTCGCTTTTTCTTTTTGGTGCCGTTTTTGAGTGTAACTATACGATATTTGATTCGAGAAAACTTTGCTAATTTTTTGCCTATGTATTTTTTGTTTGTTTGTGTGTTTGTGATGAGATATACGAAGCCAATGGAGTCTTCTGGTAAAGTATTAACAATTTCGTTTTTGTATAGCCATGATGTTGTCATTTGTAGTATTATATAGTGTCTCCGTAGATCCAACCTAATCTTTCTAACTTATGGATCCACGTAAATGCAGGTAATCGAATCGGTAAGTGCCAACGTTCGTTGTAACATACATAGTTACCAAACATTGGGTCAATGGCAGCCGCTGGAGACCCATCCGGGTACCTGCACCAATGGTTACAGCGAATCTGTTGCATAATGCTGTCGAGTGCAAATCCTTCGACAGTTATGTTGTCAATGGACACTGCTTTATCGTTGACTATTTCTCCGTTAACAACAACAGTGTCGCCGGGCTTCTTATTTAACAGCGTTACACCCAATCCGTACTCATACCCGTATTTTCCTTCTAGAGTAAAATTCATAGTAACAGTTTCGTTTAATATACCTTCCCATAGAATTTCATCACCCCAGTCAACTTGTACTTTCGGTGGGTCGTCGCTGTGAAACACAGGACGTAGTGTTATTGCTACTTGGGTATTAATTACTGTATCCATGTTCTTTTAACCATCCGTTGTATTCTGGGATAAAATCTAAAATGCTTGTACCGTGAAAGCGATCCTGCTCGGCTAAGCGTTTTGCTGTTTCTGCTCTGCGTTCTAGTGCATTCTCAGGTTCTGCACGGTCTAAGTGCCTGGCTAAAGAAAGCGCCTCCTCGCGGAGAGATAACTCAATATTATTTGGGTTTTTAGTGTTATTAAAGCGGTTTTCAGTCACTGTAATGCCGTCTGCAAACTCCTGTAGCTTACGTATTGCAACACGTTTATGTGCTTCGGGTAGTAGCTCTGCTAGCAACCAATTTGGTCTACTAGGGTAACTAGCATCAACAGGAATACGTCGTTTTAACGCTTCTTTTAATATAGTTGTGTACCTACCTACACTAAGCAACGTGGGCACAGTTCTAAACGTTAATGTGGCAAATGCAAGTTCTTTTTGCATAGTATCAACATTCTTAAGGATGTCTTCGATCTTACTCCCGGCACGAATATAGTTATTACTACTGTCGGCAGTTTCGATACTAATGCCAATTTCTACACGTTTAAACTGTTTAAATTGTGCTTTAAATTCCGTGTAATCATGTGTGCCATTAGTAGTAAAACTCAAGTTCAACCAATTCATTTTGTGTTCGCTAAACAAATTAATTAAGTCAGCAAACTCGTCGATTAAATGTGGTTCCCCGCCGATTAGATGTACAACACGAATGTGCTGGTAGTTATTATCAAACCAATCGCGGAAATTTTGATAGGCTACTGCATCACGTACCCAAGGTGTTTGTTTCCAATCACTAGCAATCCAGCCTGCATGTTTTTGGAAACTAGCAATACGGCTGCTTGCATCAGGACTGCACATACGGCAAGCCAAATTACAAGTATTACCAATGTTTAAATGCAAACTGCGAATTTTGCTTTCTGTAACTTCAGTAAACAGTTCGCGATGTGGACTCTGCTCAAAACTTCGATCAAACGCATCTTTAGTAAAGATAACACTTTTTAAGTTTTCTTTTTGCCTAGCACTGGTATATCCAGCGGCATCTTTCATTTGACACATCTTGCACATTGGGTCAACTGTGTCGCCTAATTTAATTCGACGCTTTTCTTGCATGCGAGTACTGTTCCAATACTCGTCAATGGTCATGTTTTTAATGTTCCATTTGGCACCGTCGGGTGTGCCCATTATTTTGTCATTCTGACAGCCGCAGAGATCAAAGCTACCATCATTGTTAATGTTAAGCTCGAACCAGGGTATGTTACAAAAAATATCTTTATTAGGCATTATAGCACTTCAGTTTACAAATTTCTAAGGGCATAAGTGCCCAGGTAGTTTCTAGCTCTTCCCAAATTGGGTCAGCTATGATATCGTTAATATTACGAGTACGAACATTTAGTTTATTGCGATGTTTGATAACAAAGCTATTGGGAATGTATCCGCTGTCAAACCACGCACAAGGGTAAAACAACCCCTCAACACTAATAAATGGGACTTGCACTCTGGTTTTACCTATACATTTTTGCCAACCCGTTGTACTGCGATCTTGTGGCTTAGCACGATGTACAGCGTTAACTCGTACTTCGTGCATAGTGTTAACATTCTGCTGTCTCTTAGTAGTTAGCAACATTTTCTTCTTGCGGTAAATTTTTAAATTAATTGCATCGTTAATCGTATCGGGTTCAAGGTAGTCGATTCCGTTTTCGTCTAAGTAGCGTTGGTCTATGCTACCAAACTTAGTGCTAGTGACAATTGTAAATTCGTCACACCCGGTTAATCGAGCAACTTCTTCGATTCTGTGTTTATTGCTTTCGTTAAACTTAAACTCGATCATGCTCCAGCTAATAAGTGCTCGTGTGTCGGTAGTCTTACTGGCGACTAGCACACGGATACCATCCAATATGCTATCGTAGTCGCAGTTAACTCGATACATGCTGTTAGTTTGCTGGTTCCACCCGTCGACACTAAAGGTAACTCGGTCGTACTCGTTTAGTACATTGCCTAGTCTGGCCCACCAATCTGGCTTCTTATAACTCCCATTGGTAACGATAGTTAACCCAAGTGCTGGATTAGATTGTTTAATATATTCTACAATTTCTAAAAAGTCAATTGCATATATCGGATCACCTTTATCCCCGCAGAATACAATGCGTTCAACTTGTGCTAGTACATCCGGCGGAAAGCTAGATTGGAATTGGCTAACAGAGTAGTCTAAATTTAAACTAGGATGCAAATCGTTTTTTAGTTCAGTGCGAGGGCACCTAGGGCATTTTAGTACACACCTACTACTTAATTCAATGTGTAACTCGCTAATGTTAAACAATGTCGATGTCGGTGTTGTAACTAGTGAATCCATTTTCTTTTACCACATGCAATGTATTGTTAACGCGACCGGCTAGTTCGTCTTTATGGGATACTAACCAAATACTCTTATTATTGTCACGTGACATTTTTTTAAGAATGCCCAATGCATTTTCGACGCCACTAGAGTCCATACCGGAATCAACTAGCTCATCAATGAACAGTAGGTTAATTGGGTTGTATAAACTTTCCCATACGTCGCGGAATGCCCAGCTCAATGAGAGAATCAAGCGATTTCGTTCGCCGCGACTTAAGTTATCAAAATCTAAGTCTCTGCCGAGTTCTGTAATTTCAACACTTAAGTCGTTTAAGAATCGTACAGTGTGCGGCAAGCCAATTTTGTCTAGGTATAAACTTAGTCGAGCATTTAGAAAACTCAAATTTTGATCAATAATACGCTTACGAATAAACGAATCCTTATTAGTTAGCAACTTAAGTAGAAACTCTTGATGATCGCGTAAGCTAACTAGCTCATTTAGTGCATCATACAAAATTTGCTCAACTCCAGCAGTCTCCATTTCGCTAATTTGCTCGCCGTATGGATCATTTTCGGCTTTCTTAGATTCTAATCGTTGTTGCAAGTTTTGCAGGTTGCTACGATGCTCTACTGCATCTTCTTTTTTCTCGTAAAATGTAGTTGGTGCAATGCCAATGTCACCAACTTTGAGGATAGTTTCTTCGTGCTCGAATCGTTGAGTTTGATTTGATAACAGTTGCAATGCAGTTTCCTGCAATATTGATTGTTTGCTTTTTAAAATCTCTTCTTGTTTGGTGTCGTGAATATCTTGACCACAAGCATGACATTTATGTTCTTCCAGCAAGGCAATTTCCGCCTTGATCTTTTCGGTGAGGCGTGTTTGTTTTTCGTCGTCTTTATCAATTCGCCCAATCCAGTCAGCCGCAGTAGTGCAAATACTAACTTTACTTCTGTAATCGATTAATTGATCGTGTAGTTCTAATTCTGCGTTGATGTCGATAGTCTGCAATTCAGCAATAGCAGTTTCGAGTTTATTAGTTGCCTCGTCGTGCTGTACATACCACATACGTTGCCTTTTACGCAAACTCTCAATTTGCTGTTCAACTCGGGTATTTGCATCTTGTACAGCCTTAATGCGATATTCCTCTTCAGTGATCGCTTCTTTAGTAGCACGTTGCAGTTCTTTAAGTGCATCCGCTTTTTCGCTAAGGATAGTGATGCCCAGTAGCTGTTCGATTATTAATCGCTGGTCATTAGATTTTAAACTTAAGAATGGTTCAGTATAAGTGTTTAGTGCAACTACATGCTTAAACATTTCATGACTCATCTTAAGCAAACGCTCAACATCGGCCTGGGTTTCTCGACTGTCGCCTTGGCTTTCGTCCAACATCTCCTGCTCTTGGTCATTTACATAAAATTTAAAAACATTAGGTTTACGTCCGCGTTCGATTCGGTAGGTGTCACCATTGACATCAAAGTCAAGAGTAACCATCATTGCCTTACTATTTGTTTTATTAATAAGATTATCTTTTTTAATCTTAGTAAGTGCCTCTCCGTACAATGCGTAGCTTAATGCATTAAGAATAGTTGTTTTACCTGTGCCGTTGCGGGCACCGCTATCATCGCCGCCTAGGTCTAAGTTTTCGCCTAATACTAGAGTTAGGTCTTTGCGGTCAAAGTTTACAGCCTGGGTGCTATTACCCACACTCATAAAGTTTTTTACAGTGAGATCTTTAATTTTAAACATTGTATTAGTATAACACCTTTTATAGGTTTCTGTATATTTCTAACAGTAAATTTCGGTTATATTGCTCGCTACTAATCGAATTAAGTTGACCAGTTACAATTTGGTCTACACTTTCGAATTTAATCTGGCCTTGGAAGTTATGCTCATTAAGCTCAACATTCTTGTTTGGGATAAGAGTTAGTTCTCGCAAGTTGTACTGCGGGATAAACTGTTCTTTAATAAACGTTGCTTCTTCGTAGCTAATGTCAATGTCTAAGTTAACACGGCAATGCATCTGTGGTTTAAGCAAATGCTCAGTGTTTTTAAGAACTTCGCTCAGATTGTAAACACGATATCTAGGCTGATCCGGCCAAGTGTGGAACTCTGGAGTTTCACCCCACTTAAGTATCATCATACCGCGTTCGTCGTCGCCTGCATCTGCATAGTTGTGCGGAAAACAGTTACCGATATAATGCACATTGCCTTTATGTTGTCGCTTGTGAAAATGCCCTGTAAACACACTGTCAAACCCTACCAAGTCACGGTCCGGTTTAATTTCGCCTAAATCGGGCATTTGTACCATGGCATTCATGAAATAGCCAGGCAGCTCAAAGTGACCAAAGCAATATGTGCCGCCTAGCTTAGCCAGTCGTTTATGATCGTCGCCAACAAGCCAAGGAGCGATGACAACATCACCGTCGCAAAACCAATCGTTGCATATTTGTACGTTCGGTAAATGTTTCGCCCACTCTACAGACTGTATATCACGCTTATCGCGATAATATAAATCATGGTTACCTGGGATAAAATAAACACGGTCAAAGTTTGCATTTAGATGCTCCAGTGCTTTGAGACTATAACTTAATGTTACGATATTAATACTAGCACGATTATTGTGCCAGTCGCCTAAGAATAGTGCAGTGTCGCAGCCTTCTTCTTTTGCTTTAGCAGTTGCCCACTTAACAAAGTTAAGACAATCTTCGTTATGGAGCTGACTGTTTGACTTCAATCCGAAATGGATATCAGTAAAGACGGCGGCTTTATTAAACAGGCGGTTACTCATACTACGTTACTCTGATGCTGGGTTGTTGTAATCTGGGTTGAACTCACGCGACATTTCGTTTGCAGCCTGTCGCGTATAACTAGGACTCAGACCATTGGCCTCTAAGATATCATCACGCAAACTTTGACTTTTCTTTTCTGTTAGTAGTACGCGAGTAAACGAATTTGTTACTGCCGCGGTATAATAAGCAAACGGGTTTTGCGATTTACTTTCGTCGAATTGCAATCCAATTTGGCTAAGTTGCAGTAGCGCAGTGCTACGCATTTCGTCGTTGTAAGTGTAACCACGCCAGTTACTTCTAGTTGCATATCGCTCAACTAGCTTCATATACATTCGTGCAAGGGTGTTTGTGACCTGTCCGTGCTCTTGGCAAAACTCTCCGGTATCAAGCTCGCCTTTCCAATGGCTTTTGCCAACAATAACTAGTTCGGAGTTTTCGTTAAACACATAGTGGTAAAACGGTGGAAATTTCAACCGCACATACTTTGTTTTTGCGTCAGGATCAACCTCGTCTTCGACGGTCAATGAATCTTCATCGTCGATAGTAAACTGAACACCTACTTCTTTGTTAGACTTTGGTTTCTTTTTAACTGTCTCTTGTGGGATATGTTCCCGCTCTGTGATTCGGAATACTACATCTTTAGCGTCAATATCTTCCAATGGAATGTCGAACTCGCTAAGTTTGCGTTTTTCACCATCTTTAGTTGCTTCCTCATGTGCTAATTTTGCAAGGCGATCAGCACGATTCTGTCGTGCTTCAAGTATAGTAGTTTCGTTGACATCATCAAGCGATGCTAAGATAATGTCGTAATCTTTGTACTTTTGGTCGGTGTACTTGCAGTACGTATTTTTACTTTTATGGATTTCCTTTAGGATATCCTTGTTATTTAGATAGTTATGACGCATATTAGAAGTATCCTTTTAGATTATAATACCAGTTATTTTACACGATAAATACTACAATTGCAAGAAGGAAGATAACCAAAATGCCTACAATTTTTAAAAATGGTATCATTAAAAACGCAGACGGATCGAATGCCGGACAATGGGTATCCGATGAGGAATATGCGGCTATGACTGCCCCTAAGGTAAATCAAGGCCCACCGCCAAACATGGATCAAATTGCTAATATTATGCAACCGTTTGCACCTGGGCTAGCAAAACTAATGAGAGCGCAGTCTGGCGTAGCTGGTGCCTCCGGTGGAGCAAATGCTGAACCACCTGCAACCCAAACGCTAGGGTTTAATGCTGGGTCAGACCCAGCTGCGAATGATTGGCGTGTCCGAATTTCGTTATCTCCTCAGGCAACATATTTGTACAACGATCCTGCCAATGCTGGTATTATGGCACCGTTGTTTAACAATCCCGAAGGACACCGCGGGGTTATTTTCCCAAACAACCCGGCAATTAGTCTTACGCATACTGCAAGATACAATAATACTAAGCTAACACATAGTAATTATGACGCAGTGTTTTATGAAGGATCAGAAGTTAGTTCGATCTCAATCGACGGCGAGTTCACTGTGCAGACACAGAATGAAGCGAAGTACTTACTTGCGGCTGTGTACTTTTTCCGCTCTGCTACTAAAATGTGGTTCGGCAAGAGTGCAAGAGCAGGCATGCCGCCACCGATTGTATTTTTAGACGGATACGGCGATCATTACTTCCCGCATGTTCCATGTGTAATTACATCGTTCCAGCATGCTATGCCTAACGATGTTGACTATATTGCAACAACCGCTGACTCAGTTAGTACTAGAATACCAACGTTAAGCACTATTCAACTGTCGCTACAACCGATATATAGTCGCCGTAAAATTTATAACGATTTTAATCTTGACGATTTTGCAGCCGGGCGATTGATAACGAAAGGATTCATTTAATGGCTACTAAACACGAGTATCATCCAACTAGTCCATACTACACTACGGAAACGTTTGGTGACTTCTTAGACTTACTAAATTTTAGACCAATTACTAAACGACCCGACGATATTGACTATGTAATTGAAAAAGCCTATGCTTATAGACCGCAGGCTCTAGCGTTTGATTTGTATGGCGACACTAGGCTCTGGTGGGTGTTTGCAGCCAGGAACCCAAATAAACTCAAAGATCCATTATTTGATTTTGTGTCAGGGTTAACTATTAAGATCCCGTATAAGCAAACATTAATCGACGATTTAGGACTATAATACATGGCTGATAATGACCGCGACCTCTCGGACCAGGAATATAATCTATTAAATGCAGAAGCAGACTTGCTTGCTCAACGTGCGGCATTAGATAAACGCGAGCAAGCATTACTAAGCGGGCGCGGCACAATCACTGATGCACAAGCCGAGCAGTTAGAGCTCGAGCGGAGTAAAATTAACAACCAGATAAAAAGTGTTGTTGCAGAAAGAACTGAAGTAGAGCAAAAACTAGATGCTGCTTATCCAGCAGTTAAACCTAACTCAGCCTGGTCCAACGCCAATGACGATGATGACGATGATGACGATGACGATGCTGATTTCTACGGCAACCGAGATAATGCATCTTCTGCAAATAACAACGCAAAAGTCCAGGCATTAACTAATAAAAAGATAAGCACACAAGAAACTTCAACGACAACAACGACCGGCGGCGGCGTAACTACTGTCGGTTACAACGAAGCCGAACTAGATGCGTATATCGATAAAAGATCGGCGGCGCAACAGGCAGACAGAGCTGAACAAAAGCGTGTTAACGACGCATATTTACAATCTCAAGGTTTAGCTGACGCACCAGCAGGCGAAAGATTACGAGCAATATCTAAGGCAAAACGAGACGGTGCGATTCCAGAAGTATCAACTGCCACAGACGAGTTTGAAGCAAACAACTCTAAGCCAGTTGCTGTAACTACTCGCGAAGAGGGAGAAGCAGTTGCTCAGGAAAAAGTTACAAACAACGAGACTGCTAATAGCAACACTGCTGCTGGGTCGTTGCAGCCAACTAACTCAGAGTCTGGTACTGCTATAAAAACAGATGAAGATGAAGATGACAACCCAGGCGAAGAACTCGACGATGAAGAACTTGCTGAACTAGAGGAAGGCATAGACCGTAACGAAAATTCTAATAGTGGTAATACCGGCGATCCGGTAGTTGAAACGGACAAGGCAGGAGTAGTAGTTGCGACTGAATCCGACACTGAGGGCAAAGGCGATCAAGCCGGGGATGAGATTACCGAAGCCGACAAAGCTATTGCAGCTGACGAAGTTCCGGTACCAGTAATAGATACTAAAGTAGTTTATCAATTCCCTAAGGCAACGTCAAGTCCTCAAGTAACGTTACCAAATGAAGTAACTGAGTTTACTAGTAGTGCAAATATATTGCACAATTATGCATCGTATACCTACCGTATAACATTGTATATGCTTAGTGTTCACGATTATAAAGTTATATCCGACACACCGCATTTATGGAAGCCAAGCAACGCAATTGTAAGTGGTGCTGGTAAGCACGACTTAGTTAGTGCGCACAGGCACCCAGAATTTAAAGATGATTTTTATTTTCAGGAACTATCTATCCAGACTATGGTTGGATTAAATGCCAAGAGCAAAGCAAGTAATGCACTTGATTTAAACTTTTCCCTAATAGAGCCCTACGGTATTACATTCTTGGACAGATTAGTTGCTGCCAGCAGATATTTTGGCAGTAAGAATTATCTAGATATGCCGTACCTGTTACAGATCGAGTTTTACGGCCAAACCGACTCGGGTGTAGCAGACTTTCAACCAATACCAAATACTACAAAGAGAATTCCTATTCGCTTACTTGGGATGGATATTGATGTTACTAGTCAAGGTGCAACATATAAAATATCAGCAAGTCCTTACAACCATACCGCGTTTGACGAAAAGATAGCAGTTACTAGTGTTAACTTGCAAGTGACTGCTGGAGACGTTGGCGGATTTTTTAGAAGTAAAGACAGTTCCGAAATGGATAAAACGCTAGCAAATCGTGCTCGCGCAACTAACGCACTTAAAGCATTAGCTAAGATAAACCCAGAAGAAGCAAGAGAAGCAAAAGAAAAGTATGCTAAACAACTAAAGGCACCTATTAGAATCGAAACATATCCAGCAGGATTAAATTCCTGGTTTAATTACATGGTAACTGAAAATGCAAGGGTGCATGCTGATAAGATACTGTTTAACATACATCCAGACATTGCTATATCAAAAATAGTACGGCCATCAAAAAATGCACATACTACAACTAAGATGGCGCAAGCTGGTACAAAAGAAGGTGCGGCATTGTCACGCAATAACGGTGCTGGTCCAGACTTCAATGAAAAAGGCTTTATAATTAACGCCGGAACTAGTATCCTTAAAGTAATTGACATGGTTATTCGTAATAGCGAGTATATTAGTAATCAAATTAAAGATCCGGCAACTAGTGTTGATGCACAAAAAATGTCACCGGAGGAATTCGCTAAGGCATTAAACAAACCATTTAAATGGTACAAGGTAATACCTAGTGTGGAGCTAGGTGAGTTCGACGAAAAAGCAAATCGATACTCTAAGATAATAACGTATCATGTTCTGCCGCACGAAGTAGCAGATACTAAGCATCCGTATGGTCCTAGGAAAAAACCGACTCGGTTCCACAAAGCATACAGTTACTTTTATACTGGCGCCAACCACGACATCATAGATTTCAAGATTGAATTCAACGCATTGTATTATAATGTTGTCAGTATAAATCGTGCAAACTCGCAAACATCAACGGTTTCGCCTGGTAAAACTGAACAACGAAATAGCAAAATTGTAAATCCCAGTGGCGGCAAGAATGCAGTATTCGGACAACATTACGAGTTCACAGCTGGTGACCAATCAGGGCAAGGGTTAGATATGGATTCTAGCAGTACTACTAAGACTGTTAACGACATCCAGCACAATTTATATCAAAATAGCAAAGCAGATATGCTGAGTTTAACTATGCAAATCATTGGTGATCCTGATTATATTAAACAAGACGACGTGTATATCAACCCAAGGCAGAAAGATTACGAAGATAAAACGTCCGGCGACAAAATAAACGGCGGTAGCTTAGTTTATGACAAAGGCGAAGTATATGCCTTGGTTAGATTTAAATCACCGACTGACATTGATGAAACGACAGGCTTAATCAGGACCGACGGCAGATACGTAGACACAGCGTTTACTGGACTGTACCGAGTCATGGGAGTTAAGAACACATTTAGACAAGGTACGTTTAAGCAAGATATTGATCTAATTAGAATATTGGACCACGATGTTAACTTAGCACTAGGTAATACAGTACCGACAGAACGTCAGGTTAAAGCGTCAATAAAACGTAACCTTCCGATTATTCCAGCTAGCCAAGCTGGTGTCAATTTAGGCAAACAGCCAGACATTACATCAGCAACACTTCCGCAATTAGATAAATTTGGAAACGATGTAGCAGGTGCAGTAACTCAAGGAGTTGAGGAAATAACCAACGCAGCCAACGCATCCAATGGCCTAATGTCGAGAGTGGGCGGTGCAATGGCTGCGTTGAATGGAGTTAACCAAATTACAGCGGCACTAAGCGGCGGCGGATTGGGTAGTTTGCCTGGAATTGTAGATGGAGTAGGACAGTTAGGCAGCGGATTAAATTCGTTAACAAATGGCCTAGCTGGTGTTTCTAATGCATTGCCAGGCAGTGTTAACGAATTAACCGGAGGTGTTGGTGCAGGGTTCCCAAGTCTCGATGCGTTTGGCGGAGCAGGAGATATTGTGCAGTCGGGTGCGTCAACATTAAAGCAATTTGCAATGGGCACAGGTATAACTGGAGCAAACCCAGACTTAACAGCAATAGCGGCCTTAGGGGACGAGATTGACATTGCAGGATTACAGTCTGAATTAAGAGAACCTATATCAGAAGTAGCTGCACCTCCAGTTATACTCGGGGGTTTCGCTCCAGTCTCGAGTAGTTTGTTAACAGCCGCCGCAAAAGCTAAACAAACAGTGTCTCAGTTAGCTGATAAAGCTGGCATAACGCTACCTAGTATGCCAGATATTCAAAATGTAAGCACGGTGCTCAATGATGCAATTAATGCCGCAGGATTTGATGTAGCAAGTTTGGACGGTGCTGTTAGCAATGGAGTTAATTTAGGAGCCCTACGTGATATTGGTGCAAATGCTACATCACTGGATTCCAAAATGTCAGGTTTTGTCAATGGGGCGCTAAACGATCCTAATGCCCCGCCGTATACAGGTGATGATCCAATTGTGCGAGCACGACTAGGATTACCACCAATCCCAACTGACTTTACATAATTAACACCGACATAAAAAGGTAATTAACAGTATGGCAATTAGCAGACGAACTGGCGGTAACCGAATTCCGGATTGGGCCGATCAAACAAAAACTGGCGGACAGGTCCTTGACTCTGGACCATACGTTGGTGTGATTAAAAACAACTTGGATCCGACCCGCAGTGGTCGTTTACAAGTTTACATTCCAAATTTAGGCGGCGACGAAAACGAAATACAAAATTGGCGTACAGTTGTTTACGCTAGTCCGTTCTTCGGGTCAACGTTTCAACCCGAAGCAACTGAGATAACAAGTCACGATAAGGTTCATCACACATACGGAATGTGGGCTATCCCGCCCGACATTGGCAACGAAGTACTTTGTACATTTATAAGCGGCGACCCAGGAAAGGGTTACTGGTTTGCATGCGTTAATAAACACCTGTCACATAACCAGTTACCAGCCAATGGCGCATTTGGTATTCAAAATAAAGACACTGTTGTTAGTACACTTGTTAAGAATAGTTTAAATCGTGGCGGAATTTTACCCAGCGGCGAGTTTAATGAAAACAAGACTGACAACGTTAGCGATAGTTACTTAACAGTTCCTCGTAGTGTGCATGAATATCAAGCCGAGATAGTTATTAACCAAGGTCTGGATTTAGATTCTACCAGAGGAGCTATTAGTAGTAGTAGCCAACGTGAAACACCTAGCCAAGTATTCGGAATTAGCACTCCAGGGCGTCCAACAGCAGATCCAACAATCGATCCTGAGTATACGCAAAAGCTCAATGAAGGTCGCATAACCGAAGAAGATTATGCTATTAGGCAGCGCAGAGGCGGCCATAGTTTTGTAATGGACGATGGTGACATCAATGGTAACGACCAGCTAGTACGCATAAGGTCGAGCGCTGGACACCAAATACTAATGAGCGATGATAATAAGTTTATACAAATTATCAACGGTAACGGCAGTGTTTGGATGGAAATGACAGGTGACGGGCATTTAATGATGTACAGCTATGGCGGTATGCATTTTAGGACCGAAGGGGAAATGAATTTTCATGCTGATAGTAACATTAATTTTAATGCCGGTGGGAAGTTTAACGTTCATGCCGCAGCCGATATAAATTTCGACAGTGCAAATAATTTAACTATTAAAGCAAATAGCACTATTACACAATACGCTGGCACTGTTAAAATTGGAGCCGGCGGCAATCTTGTTATGAATGCTGCAAGTAAGATTGATGTAACTGCATCTAGTAGTTTAAATCTATGGGGAAGTAGATTAGATTTAAATTCTGCCCCTGGAGCTAAAATTAGTAATCCAGGTAGTTTAAAAAAGTTCTTTCATACAGACGTTACACGCCCATCATTGGCAGAACCATGGACTGAAAAGCCTAGAGCTACTACTAGCATTAACAGCATTGTACCAGCACACGAGCCGTGGACTAGACAAACAGGCGAAGCAGTTACTGATACTAGTTTTGTGGTTGGCCAGAACTTAGAAGCAACAGCAGCAAGTAGATCTGTTAATGTAGCAACTGCGTTTGCTTCAACAGGCGGGACTATTGCTGGTGGTTACCCTGGCCCTACAACTGCGGTAAACCAAACTTCGACAGCAGCAAGTAGTGCGTCGGGGTTTAATACTCCCATTGGCGGCGGTGCCGCAAGCGGTAAACCAGCTACTGGAAGCACACAAACTACCAGTACTGGAAATAACACTGGGCCTGACAGTGCTAATGGTCAACCTATTAAAAACGGCATTAGCAAAAGTGACTTATCCCGTCCGGATGCTCCTCCAGTTACTAAAGCAATTCCGCCATTGAGTGCAGAGCAAGCACAAGCACTAAAAACTCAAATTGCTAAAAGTGAGAGCGGATTTGATTACGGTGCAACTAACCAGTTTAATTACTTAGGTCGATACCAAGTTGGCGGCGCAGTGTTACAAGATCAAGGGTTACTCCGACCGGAGTACGTTAAGAAATACGGTAATAGAGCTGCCCAGCACCCTGAAGCGTGGACAGCAAAAGCACATAGTATGGGAATTACAAGCCAGGCAGATTTCCTTAAAAACGGTGCAGTTCAGGAGCAAGTAATGGATAACCTATTGGCATCTAATGCTAAAACACTATCGCGAATAGGCGGCATACGCCCAGGCGACGACCCTGCTACGGCCGCCGGAATGCTACAAACTGCACACTTGCTAGGTGCCGGTGGCGCAAAGAATTGGCGCAACGGTGGTGGTGGCGCAGATGCAAATGGCACCACTGGTATCGCCTACTTCAACAAAGGTCGTGGTGCTATCGAAGCACTGGCATAATTTTTTTACGGTAAATAATATACTATGGCACGATACAGAGGTTTTAGCACTATTGGAAGATATAAGAAGTTTAGAGCGGTTGACGTAGATTTAATTAAACAGGATCTACTAAATCACTTTAACATTCGTCGCGGCGAAAAACTAATGAATCCAACCTTCGGGACTATTATTTGGAATTGTTTGTTTGAGCCGTTTACTCCGGAAATTAGGCAAACGATAATCGACGATGTTGCCCGTATAGTTAACTACGACCCACGAACAAATGCAATAAATGTTATAGTCGACGAATACGATCTAGGACTACAAATAGAAATTGAGCTAGAATATGTTGGTGCTAACAAGCAAGACAGTCTGGTAGTAATGTTTGATCGAGATGCAGGACTAGCGCAACAATCTTAATAATAGCCGTTTTTTACACTGATAAATAATAGAATAAAGTTATTTAGGTGTGTAAAACATGGCATTAAACAATAGACAAACAAGTTTACTGGTTCAACAGAATTGGACCAAAGTTTACGAAACGTTCAAAGAAGCTGATTTTCAGAGCTACGATTTTGAAACGTTGCGTAAAACAATGATCGATTACCTGCGTACTTACTACCCAGAAGACTTTAACGACTTCACTGAAAGTAGTGAATACGTTGCGTTAATTGATTTAATTGCATTCCTTGGACAAAGTTTAGCTTTTAGAGCTGACTTAAACGCCCGCGAAAACTTTATCGACACTGCTGAACGCCGCGATAGCGTATTAAAACTTGCACGCCTAATTAACTACCACCCAAAGCGCAACATTGCATCGTCGGGATTACTTAAAGTCGAAAGTATTTCTACTACTGAGAGCGTATATGATAGTAACGGAACAGACCTTGCGAACTTAATTATTTCTTGGGACGATACTACCAACGATAGCTGGCAGGAACAATTTAATGCAATAATAAATGCGGCATTAGTTGATAGTCAAACAGTTGGCAAAGGCGGTAACTCGCAAGTAGTCAATGGAATTAATACAACTGAGTACACACTTAGCATTTCGCCTAATAGTGTACCGGCATACCGATTTGTGTCAGATGTAGAAGGAACATCACTTCCGTTTGAAGTTGTTAGTGCATCGACAGTAGGCAAGACTTTTGTGTATGAAAAAGAGCCAACTCCAATTGGACAATTTAACATACTACACCGCAATGATAAGCTAGGCAACAGTAGTAACAACACTGGCTTCTTTATGTACTTTAAGCAAGGTGCAGTAAACTCAGTTGATTTTAACATCGGTAGCGCATTACCAAACCGTATCGTTAACATTGATTTTGATAACATTAATAATAACGACACTTGGTTGTATAAGCTAACAGCTAATAACACAGTTGACACGCAGTGGACTAAAGTTCCTGCTATTGCTGGTATTAACATTGCTTACAACAAATCGTCAGAACGTAACTTATACCAAGTGGTTACACGAAATGATGATAAAATTTCATTAAGTTTCGGCGACGGATCTTTTGCTAATATCCCACAAGGTAACTTCAGACTCTACTACCGTCAGAGTGCGGGCTACGAGTACAAGATTACTCCAGACGAAATTCAGAATATTAATATTCCGGTTACATACATTGACCGCAATGGCAGAACCCAGGTAATATCATTACGTGTTAGTTTAAAGTACACTGTAGCAAATTCTTCACCGAGAGAATCAATTGCGGAGATTAGAGAAAAAGCACCGCAACAGTACTATACACAAAATAGAATGATCACCGGGGAAGATTATAACATTTTCCCTTACACTGCGTATAACACAATTCAGAAAGTTAAGGCAACTAACAGGACTAGTTCCGGCGTTAGTCGTTTCCTTGATGTAGTGGATGTAACAGGCAAGTATTCAAGCACAAACATCTTTAGTGCCGATGGCGTACTGTACAAAGATGAATATACTAAGAGTTTAAACTTTAGTTACCAAACAGCTAACGAAATTTTTACAGTCATTTATAATCAGATTAATCCAATTCTTAAAGACAAGCCAGTGCAACACCTACACTATAATAAAGGCGCAAGATTTACAATTGAAGATAATAGCTGGAGATTTGAAAGCTCGTCGACTAACAAAACCATTGGTTATTTAATTGATGAGTCTGACGGCGTTAGTGTTGACGCAATTGGTCCGGGCGTATCTGGTGTACTAGGTAAAATACTGCCTGGAGCTATTATTAAATTTAGTGCAGGCGAAGGCAACTATTTTAATACACGCGGACAGATTAAAACCGGTGTAGTAACAAAGGACGGCGATAAGACATACATATATGCCGCAGTCCAACAAATAAACCAGACTACAAATCAACTAACTATTTCAGAGTATGTGCCAACTGGTGCGATTCCAGTGGAATTAATTCCTGTATTTAAGAATTTATTAAGCGATAGCATGCTTGACCAAATGGTTAACTTAATTAAAGTGTACAAGAACTTTGCGCTACGATACGACAATGAAATTAACGCATGGGCGTTAATTGATGCAGCCGACATTGGTACTGGGGGATATAGTAACGACTATGCCGGCGACACACAAGCACAAGGGCTGGATTCTAGCTGGGTTATAAAATTTGAATACAACGGAAACGAGTATACTGCAACCTATAGAGGCCTTGACTATTATTTTGAAAGTGTAGCGGAAACTAAATTCTATTTTGATAATAGAGCCAAAGTATTTGACAGCAAAACCGGAACTACTATCACTGACACTGTTACTGTGTTAAAATTTAACAGCCAAGCAGATAGCGCATACCCGCTAGCTCAAAATTTAGCATGGAGCGTGTATAAGAACATTGTTGAAAGCGACGGTTACCAAGATAATAAAAAAATATTAGTAACGTTTCCGGATTCCGATGGCGATGGTGTGCCAGACAACCCAGACTTGTTTGATTTAATTGTTAACTCAACAGTTAACTCAACTACTAAATTTGTATTTTTTAAACAAAATCAGACTGATTCAAGTTTCATTGAATATCTACCGCTCGACTATTCAGCAGTTGAAATACTGGACTCTGAAGAAAGCGTTAGATTAAATGCCGACAGCTATTCAACTGGACAACTATTTTATTCGCACTCTAATAACCAGTTTTATCAACTAGTCACTGGTCAAACTAGCAACAGAGAAGTTATTAACGTAACGTCTGACTATAGAGCCAGAATAGGCAGAGACAAACTTAACTTCCAATACCGTCATAATAGTCCAAATAGCAGACGAATTGATCCGAGTCCAAACAATATTATGGATCTGTTTATTTTAACTAAACGATATGCAACAGACTATGCTGCGTGGATTAATGACACTAGCAATACACTGACTGCACCAGTTACTCCAACAAACGAGGAATTGAAATCGGAGTTCGCCGAGTTGGAAAATTACAAAGCAATGAGCGACAGCATTATATATAATGGTGCAACATTTAAACCTATCTTTGGAAATCGTGCCAACAGCGCACTTCAAGCTAAGTTTAAAGTAGTTAAGAATCCTAACATGATTATCAGTGATAGCGATGTTAAGACTAGCGTAGTTGCCGCTATCAATGCATACTTTGATATTAACAATTGGGATTTTGGCGAAACATTCTATTTCAGTGAACTAAGTGCATACTTGCACGCTGAGCTAACTCCTCAGCTAGCAAGCATTATCATTGTCCCAGGCAATAGCTCTGCACAATTTGGTAGCTTATATCAGATTAATGCTGAGCCCGACGAGATTTTAATTAGTTGTGCAACAGTTGACGACATTGAAATTATTAGTTCAATTACGGCGTCACAGATTAACCAAACCATGGCTGGTTTAATAACCACTTCTGTATAATAGGTAAGTAAGACATATGGCAATCATCAAAACAGTTAACTTCCTCCCAGAAATTTTTAGAACTGACACTAACGCTAAGTTTCTAAATGCAACACTTGACCAACTAATCAATGAACCGCAGTTTAAGCGAGTTGATGGGTATATTGGGCGCAAGTTTAGTCCTACTTATAAAAGTACCGACAACTATGTTGTTGAGCCAAGTAAGCCTAGACAGCAATATCAACTTGAGCCTAGTATTATTGTTAATAATAAAGATAATGATTCAATTGATTTTTACAGCTCGTATCTAGACCTACTGCAACAGATACAGTACTATGGTGGTAATATTACTAACCAAAGTAGGTTGTTTAAAAACGAAAGCTATAGCTTCGATGGGCAGTTTGATTATGATAAGTTTATTAACTTTAAGAACTATTATTGGTTAGAAAACGGACCAGCATGTGTGCCAGTCTCTAGCGGCAATGTACCAACACATAATGACTATGATGTAACTCGTAACATTACATTAAGCGGCTACAACTTTAGCGAGTCTGGAACAGAGAGTAACCCTGTTCTTGTAATGGCTCGCGGCGGTACGTATACTTTTAACATCAATGAGCCAGGTCATCAGTTCTGGATACAGACTGAACCGGGTATATCGGGTAAACGAGCACAGCAACAAAATATTAGCACACGAGAAGTATTTGGTGTTGCTAACAATGGAACTGACGCTGGTACAGTTACCTTCAAAGTGCCACTAGTAACGGCACAGAATCGTTACAGCTCAATGCCGGTAGTTGACCAAATTGACATTGCTAGTGTAGATATACACTATAGCGAAATTCAAGGAAGTGCGTTAAGTGCGTTCCTTCGTAAATTTACAAATGGTATTGATGGCGCTAAGACTTACGCAGATTTGCATAATCGAAATATGATTTTTGCAACAACAGACGACTCGCTTGATGAATCTTACTGGTCTAACAACGAATTCTTTGCAATGCTTAGATTTGGTGCGGCAGTCAAAGATCAAGTAGTGCCTGCTGCACAACGTAGGAACATTTGGAGAATTACATTAGTGCCATCAACTGATGTTAACCCAGACTCAGGGCTAGCAGACGATTACATAATTAATCTAATACCAAGTACTGAAGTTCAATTTGATAACCGAGTCTATGTAAGAAACGGTATTGTCGCAGGCACAAGGGAATACTACCTTGATTTCGATAATATGTTCCATCCGGTTCCAGTTATTACCTCCAATTTAGATGTGATATACTATCAAGATTCTGTTAACCCAGCATATTTTGGTGAAATACGTATCATTGATGCAAACAATTTTAGCATTGATGTTACTAGCAGTATACTTAATAAAGTAAATTATACTAGTCCAAACGGAGTAGTGTTTACCAATGGTCTTAAGGTATGTTTTGACGAGTATGTTACCCCTGCATTGTATGCAAATAATGAATATTATGTTGAGGGAGTAGGATCTAGCATAACGTTAATACCAGTTAGTTCGCTAGTAGCACCCGAGGAGTACGCCATTAACGGGTTAAGCACTCCTGACTACCTTACTGTGAATCGGGCTAGCATAGACCTCAATGGCTGGACACGTAGTAACCGCTGGTTCCATGTTGATATTATTACAGAAACAGCCAATTACAACAAAGACTCACTGATTTATACATACACATACGATCCGGATTTTAATAACGAGTTTGTACCGTATACTGATAGCGCTATTGTTTCGACTATTCGTAGTCTGACTGCCATTGAGTCATTGAAAACTGAATACCAAGTTGGGCAAATTTTTTATGCCTATATTGAAGGGTTGTTTTTCCAGCTAGATGCTGAGATGAATCTAGTACCATTGGCAAATTTCCGAGCAACGAATTCTAGTTTACCTGACCAAACATTACGTGCAACTCGCCCAATTATTGAATTTAACGCAGGCACTAAGTTATTTAATTATGGTCACAGCGCATTAGACCCAGTTGACTATTTAGACTTTACAGTAACTGATGCATTCAGTGACATTGAACGTAGCGGCAGTGTGTACAACACCCTTGCACCGTATCTTAACGGTGATGTTGTTATAGTCGGGGATCAAGTTTACGGCGCAACTAAGAACGTGCAGAGTTTACCAACTGATTCAACAGTGTGGAACCAGTTATTCCAGTTAGTACCGTACGATTCATCTAGGCCGTACCTGAAAGACGAGAAGGTATCGTTCAACGGGTCAGCATATCAAGCATTAAACTATGCCGACGTTGCACCAAGTGAAGCAAACGAAGACGAACTATGGTTTAAATTGTTTGACTATGTTTCGTACGATCCAGAGTTAGCTGACACTTATACAATTAACACTGTAGTAGACTACGCGGGTATTGCTTACCGAGCGTTAGAAGATATCCAACAAAACCCAGCAACTAGTGGGTTATGGGAGTTATTGTTTAATTTAATTGACGGTAAGACAATCATCTTTGCAAATGAAGACGATCCTGAAATTAGAAAACGAGTATATACTATTAGGTTAGTTGAAATAGCAGGACAAGATACTATACATCTGGAACTAGCATCCGACAGGTTAGTACAGCCGCAAGATGCAGTAATTGTTAAAAGTGGACAACACCAAAGCGAGAATTTTTGGTATAATGGAACCAATTGGTACCAAGGGCAATCTAAGTCTGGGGTAAACCAGGCTCCTAAATTTGATGTAGTAGACGAAAATGGTATTAGCTTTGGTGACCGCGCTACTTATGTAGATAGTACGTTTAACGGAACAACTATATTTGAATATGCAGTCGGTACAGGCACCCGCGATACAGTACTAGGATTCCCACTAACTTATAAAAACTTTAACAGCGTTGGTGACATTGAGTTCTTAACAAGATTTAACACTGACACCTTTACGTTTGTTAACGGGATTAAAGTAGACACTAAACAAGTAAGGTCCGGCTATCTTCTTCAGATTAACCAGGACTTGTCTCTACAACATAAAAATATCTGGACAAAGAACGTAGATGACACTAAGCAGTTCCAATTAATTACTCATCAGTATGGCACCGACGGTATAAACTATTTTGAAATTGATTGTTTACCGGACATTGTAACAACTACTCCTAACTTAAAAGTGTACGTTAACAACTTGTACTTAAAGAGAGAAGACTTTAGGTTAGAAAAAGTAGGAACAAAAACCTGCATGGTTATTAATCCTGATGTTCTAACGCCTCTTGCGAAAGTTGATATATTAATTTACACATCTACTGCTATTAGTAGCATGGGCTATTACGAAATTCCGTTAAACTTAGATTTCAACAGCGAAAACTTGGAACTAGCTAGTTTAACATTAGGTCAAGTTAAAGATCACTTTATACAACTTGAAGAACACAGTAACATTATTCACGAGTCAGTTGGATCGTTTACTAGACAACGCGATATTGAATACAAAAGTAACACTGGTACGATTTTACAACATGCGTACCCAGTATTGTACAGCAATCTGTTTTTAACAAACGATACTACATCATTGATTGACAGTTTAGACTTAGCAAGCCGTGAGTATAGTAAGTTTAAAAACAAGTTCTTGGAACTTGCAAGCAAAATTGCTGACGCAAGTCAGGCGTCACCTGCAGAACTAGTCGACGCTATTATCACTGAGATTAACGCAAACAAAGATGCCAGTTTCCCGTTTTATCACAGTGATATGGTTCCTTACGGCACTAACCGCGCAGTATATGCAGACACAGTAATCAACCCTAATAGTAAACAGTTTGATTTGCCAGCAGTATTCAACGATACTGAATTGGGCAATACTGCGATATTAGTTTATATTAACGAAACTCAATTAATCAAAGATGTAGATTATTATTTCCCTCAGGACCGCACTGCGGTTACATTAACTGATGCAGTAACATTACAAGTGGATGATATTATCCGTGTAGTTGAATATTATAATACGTGGGGAAGTTATGTACCGGAAACACCAAGTAAATTAGGGCTGTATCCTAAATTTCAGCCGATGCTGTTTGCTGACGCTACTTATGTAACTACTACAAATGTAATACAAGGGCACGATGGCAGTATTACACCAGCGTTCAATGATTTCCGCGATATGTTGTTACTAGAACTCGAAAAGAGAATTTTTAATAATATAAAAGTAAATTACGAAAGTAATATTTTTGACTTACGCGAAACATTGCCTGGTTTCTTTAGGAGCACTGGTTATTCAGACACCGAATGGAAGCAAATATTAAATCGCAACTTTTTAAAATGGGCTGGATTTAACCAAGTTGATTACAGTACACATACTGGATTTACATCAGCAAATCCATGGACCTGGAACTATAAAAATCAAATAAACAAACTCAATGGTACTAAACTTCCGGGTAGCTGGAGAGCAATCTATTTAAGTTTATTTGATACATGTCGACCTCACACAAATCCGTGGGAGATGCTAGGATTTAGTAGCGAACCATCGTGGTGGGCAGACAGGTACGGAGCTGCACCTTATACCGGCGGCAACGTATTACTATGGGAAGACTTAGAGAAGGGTTATATCCACAGCGGTCCGACTGCTGGCATTAACTCTTTATATGCAAGACCTGGGTTAACTTCGATTATACCAGTAAACGATTACGGCGAACTAAAAAGTCCGAACGAGTTTGTGACAGCAGGGCTAGATACATCTATATTGAACTCCAGCTATGAAGTAGGCACAATGGGCCCAGCAGAATACAGCTGGGTGTGCAGTAGCGATTATCCGTTTGCAATTCAACGTGCAATTGCATTAGCAAAACCTGCATTTTACTTTGGCAGTTTATTAAACATTAAGCGTTACAGATATAGCGAAAAACTTGACCAATTAGTGAATGTCGAAACGTTGCGCAGAATTAGTCCTACTGATGTAGTGATTCCTAACAGCGTTAACGCCGATGGCACCACTAACTTTGTTGCTGGGTACTTAAGCTGGATTGTTGAATTCATGAAGTATCGCGGAGTTGATGCGCAAACAGAATTGCGTCAACTGCTAGACAACTGTTCGGTTCAATTAAGTTACAAAGCTGCTGGCTTTACTAGCAAAAATTATATTAATGTATTAGCTGAGCAGAGTAGCCCAACTAGTACAAACGACAGTATTATTATTCCAGACGAAAACTATCGTATTATTCTGAATAAGAGTACACCAATTAAGAAAGTTGTATATAGCGGAGTTATTGTTGAGAGGTCCGACAATGGTTTCACCATCGGTGGTTACGACTTAACTAATCCGTACTTCACTATCATTCCAAGTTTAGCAAATAACAACAACCACACAGTTTCGTTGCTTAACAGCCGAGTAGTTGTTTATCACGATTATCAGCCACGTAAAATTCATGTTCCGTATGGTCATGAGTTTGCTAACATCCAGCAAGTAACTGACTTTTTAATTAGCTACGGGCGCTTCTTAGTAGGACAAGGGTTTATGTTTAACACCCGTGATCCACAGCTAAATGAAGATCGTAATTGGGAACTAAGTGTTAAAGAATTCTTAGCATGGGAATCACAAGGATGGCAAGCAGGCAGCTTACTAATATTAAGCCCAGCGTTTGATAGAATTAATTTAGTAACCCCTGGGGCTACAGTCGACTATGTTTCAAATGTGTCCAACGGTAGTAAAGTACTAAACCAAAACTTCCAAACAATTAAAAGCACTGAGTTTACAATTAATCGTCAGAACAACGAGTTTTCGATTGAAACATTGGATGGCGCAACAATTTGCTTATTCGAAGGCAGACTAGTCCAATGGGAACATGTAATGGTATTTGATAATACCACAGTGTTCAACGATGTTATCTACTTGCCAGAGTTAGGTAATCGACAGTTCCGATTAAAGTTAATTGGTAATAAGACAGCAGCCTGGGCTGGTGAGTTAAACCCAGCTGGCTTTATTTACAATAGCCCGGATATCGATTCATGGGAACCGCACACTGATTACCGTAAGGGTAAAATAATTGAATACAAAACAAAGTATTATGTAAGTTTACGTAAGCTAATCGGTACGGCTGAATTTGAGTTAAGAGAATGGCAGCAGATTGATCGGTATAGCATCAAGACTGGATTATTGCCAAACTTAGCATTTAGTGCTCAACAGTTTGAACATATATACGATGTTGAAAACGGCCCAGTCGACGAGAGGTTGCAAGAGTTCAGCGGCACATTAATTGGACTGCGTAAACGCAAGTATTTAGATGATTTAAATTTAGACTTCACTAGCCAGATGAAGTTCTATCAAGGGTTTATTAAAGAAAAAGGCACAAAGAATGCTGTTACTGCTTTAACGAATGCGAATTTTAATAACATATCTAGTGAAATAGAAATGTATGAAGAATGGGCAGTACGTGTGGGCGAATATGGTGCGCTTGAAAGCGATGCTCAAATTGAGATAGTGCTTGATGATACTAAGTTTACAAATGACCCAAGTGCATTTAACCTATTAGACGGATTAGAACTGCCTACTCCGGGTGTTGTTCCAGTATACAAGTCTGACTTGTATCGAACAACATCGTCGGTGTTTAAACGTGACTTATTCTTTGCCCGCGGTGACGATTCTGATTACAGTAAGGATATTGCTACGGCAGGATTCGTTAACTTAGCTGACGTCAATGCAACAGTATTTGATTTAACGAATTACAATGCGCTAAACACGTACTTAAAGCAGTTAGCCGACGGATGGAAAATATGGGTTGCAAAAGATTTTGATTTAAATTGGAACGTATACAGAATAACAAATGCCGAATTTTCGGTAGTAGCGATTAACTACGAAATCGATAATGTAATGAGTGTTGAATTTAGCAATCCTCATAATCTTGACATTGGAGATATTTTCTGTATTAAGGGATTTGATTCAAAATTCGATGGCTTTTACAGAGTTCGTGAAGGTGGAATCGACACTGGCATGCGAGTGCTAGTAGACTTATACCAAAATGCAGATTATTTAAAAGAAGCTAGAACGATTGCTGACAACGGCATGGTATTCCATATGGATAGCCTACGAGTAGACGATCCTATGCATATTGATCTAGTAGCACCAAAGCGCGGATGGAAAAACGGAGATAAAGTTTGGGTCGACCAAATTAATAGCCAAGAGCAGTGGGGTGTATATGAAAAAACAAACCCATGGTCGGTACTACAAGAAGTGGTTTCGCAGCCAAGTGATTTCATCGGTGAAGACGGATTCGGCGCAAAAGTTAAACTTAATATTAATTCAGACCTAGCATTGGTATCGGCACCGGCAGCCGGTGCCGGCCGAGTAAATGTGTTTGTATGGTTACCCGAAGGCAACTTTGTACAAACAACAAAATTACAGGCGCCCGACATTGATCCAGCTACTGTTGGATTTGGTGACACATTGTCAATTAGCGATTATACCGCAGTAATTGCGGCACCTGCGAATAACAAAGCATTTGTGTATAACTTTAGAGTTGGCACATCTGGATTGCCTGTGCAAATTATATCACTGCCAGTTGGAGAGAGCATCGACAGCAAGTACGGACAAAGTGTTGACATAAGTGAAGACGGGCAGTGGATACACGTTGGCGCACCTGGCATTAACAAAGTATATTCGTATCATAAAAACGATGAAGCAGACGTCATTACCGATTCAGTTACAGTTACTAACTATACCGCCGGACAAACATACACCTTACCGTTTACGCCATATAGCGAAGACAGTATAGTAGTTAAGTATGATGAAACCCAAATTTTAACGCCGGGAGTCGATTACACATTTGATGAATTAGCTAACGAAATTACAGTGCTCGGTACCGTACCTTTAACGATATCTAAAATAACAATTCAACAAGGCGACCACTACACACTAGTTGGTGCACTTTTGGTACCGGGTATAGAATCTACCGCACAATTCGGCGCAGAACTAATAACCGATGTCGACGGAAGCGAATTGTTTGTAACAGCGCCAATGGCAGAAGTAAGCGGTATTGCAGGAGCAGGTAGAGTATTTTCGTTTGATAGACGCACCGAGATAATAAAAAGCAACGCTAACTTAACCACATATAGACATAGCGAAGATATCGTTGCAGTGTCGGATATATTCATTGGTGATGTTAGATTAGTTAAAGGACTCGAATATTCATACAATCAAGCTACCCGCGATATTACAATTAACGTTAATAACTTAGCATCGGTTAACTTTACTAGCGGATTACGAATTAAAGTGTCTAGCGATGAGTTTGATTTAACGCATGAGATATCGCAACCTGAATCGGACATTGTACCAAACGGTATGTTTGGTTATGTAATCGATACAGATGAACACGCCGCAGCAATCTTTATATCTGCCCCTGGGTATCGCAATAGTAGCTACGCATCTGGTAAAGTTTACCGATACATTAAGCCTAGTAGGTACTACGGAACAGTAACAAGTAAAGTTGCTAACCCGGTTCTAACACCTGGTTTAAATTTGTACATAAACGGATTCCAAGTAATTGCTACAGGTGATTCAGTTAACACTCTTGCTAGCGACATTAATAGTGCGCAGTTGCCAGGCATATCTAGTTTCGTGGACTCATCGGGTTACATTACTATTCAGTCAACAAGTAAAGTCAACCGTAGTAAGTTGTTTCTTTCATGCGCAGGTAATAACCTGCTGTCCCAAATGGATATTGGCAACTATGTGTTAGCACAGGAAATTACAGTACCAGGGGGTGCAAACAATGATTTGTTTGGCATCTCGCTCCGTGTAACAAACGACAGCAACACACTATTAATCGGGAACGGAAACACAACTACCCGATTGGATTGTATAATTGATGCCAACACTACTCTAGTAGACAACGGTAGTACTACATTTAAAGATATTACATTTGGTAGTCAAGTTTACACATACGAGTTACTTGAGAACGAACAGTCAAATTTATCTAACCCAGGTAAGTTGATATACGTACAAAAGTTTGATGTTATCAGTGGTAGACTATTCCAACAATTTGGCACAGCGATTGACATCCGTAAAGGAAAAGTGCTAATAGGCGACTTCGGCGACGATACTATCACTAATAACGGTGGTACGGCTTGGCTATATACTAATCAGACTGGAACTAATAGCTGGAACTTAATACGCTCACAAGGCGAAACAGTTGACATTGATACCGTAAATCGCTTAACAGTTTACAGTAAGAAATCAAACACAGTACTAGCTAATTTAGATTACATTGACCCAGCTAAAGGTAAGATTTTAGGTATTGCTGAACAAGATATTGATTTAAAAGTAGCATTTGACCCAGCGTATTATACACACAACCCTGGCGCAAACACTATTAATATCGATACTATCAGCTGGGGCGACGAACACGTTGGAACTATTTGGTGGGATTTAAGTTTAGTCAGGTATGTAGATTACGAACAAGGCAATTTAATTTATAGACTGAAAAACTGGGGCAAACTGTTCCCGGGAAGTCAAGTTGAAATTTGTGAATGGGTGGAGAGTAATGTTCCTCCATTGCAGTACACTGGCAGCGGAGAACCGAAATATTCGGGCAACGGCTCTTATGTAGTTAAAAATACAGTAGACAACGCAACAGGCATACTAAATCAAAAGTATTACTTCTGGGTTAAAAATAAAACAACATCAACAATTGCAGGCAAGGCACATAGTATCTCTGTACTAGCAGACATAATTGAAAACCCGCACCTCCAAGGTATCCCGTACGCAACACTTCTTGCACGTAACTCACTTGGTTTGCATTCTATTAATCAGTTGTTAAGCGGTAGTGACTCGGTCCTACAAGTGCGATACGATAACTTAAGAAATAGTAACATTATACACAGCGAATACGAGCTGTTACAGGAACGCAATCCAGCCAGCACAATTCCTACAAAGATTATCTCGAAGCTAATAGATAGTTTAGCAGGCACCGATTTAAGTGGTAGGGCTGTTCCTGATCTTAGATTACTCGAGCAGGATAGATACGGTATTAGTATTCGCCCACGTCAGACCATGATTAAAAATAGGTCTGAAGCTATTCGTAACTTTGTTAAAGCGGTGAACTCTGTTTTAATTAACTATCCTATTAGTCAGCAAAGAGTATTAACGGGACTGCTATCTGCTGACCCAATACCAAAATCAACTGAGTACGATTTTGCAGTTGACATGGTTGACGAACTAGCGTACATTAACGTAGATAACATCGATCCAGGGTATACAGTATTAGTCAAGAGCGACTCTAACAATGAAAATTTGTGGAGCATTTGGACATTAAATGATGCAAAAACCTTCGCATTATCGCGTATTCAGACGTATAAAACTAGTTTGTATTGGGATTACGTAGATTGGTTTGCATCGGGATACTCTGCGCAAACTCGTCCAGACTACTCAGTGGAATATATCAAAGATGTAGGTCGTTTATCATTGGTTCCTGCGGGATCTATTATTAAAGTAAAGTACAACCAAATTGGTAACTTTACTTTGTTTAAGACCAAGCAATACAACAATCTATTAGATTTAGAACTAATTGGATTAGGCAACGGCACGATCCAACTAAGCTCTAGACTATATGATAACAACAACTATACACTAGGTTTCGGAACTGACAATTTTGATAACGAGAGATTTGACATAAACCCAAGCACTGAGTTACGCAAAATATTTGAAGCACTCCAGAACGACATATACATTGGGGAGTTATCTGCAGAGTTTAATAAACTGTTCTTCAACATGATTGACTACATTTTATATACTCAGCGCGATGTCGATTGGATCTTTAAAACTAGTTTTGTTAGCGTAGTACACCAATTACGCGAGTTAACTCAATACCCTAGTTTTGTCAAAGATAACCAAGACTACTATATTGATTATATAAACGAAGTCAAACCATACAGAACTAAAATACGCGAGTACTTGATTAGCTACGCTGGTAACGATAACTATTACGGAGATGTCACTGACTTTGATTTGCCTGCGTACTACGAGTCGACTATCAATGAATTCCGTAGCCCAAGTGGCGAAGGTATTAACGACGACCTATTGTTAAGCCAAGTACAGTATAAGAGCTGGGTAGATAACCACGAATTAACATTAGAAAGTATCCAAGTCGAGCAGCCTGGCAAAGGGTACACGGTTCCACCGATAGTTATTGTGTATGATCATAATGGTGTAGAAACTAATGTTGTTGCAGAATCTCGTATTAATCCAGTAACTGGCCAGGTAACAAGTATTGTAATTAAGTCTGCAGGACAAAATACATACACTGCAACTCCGTATGTGGTTTTAAACGGTAACGGTACTGGGGCTACTGCTAGTGCCACAGTACGCAATTTAAAAATTAGAAGCATAGCAACTACTATTAAATTTGACAGAGTTGCATATCGTAGCAATTTAGTCAAATGGGAAGCAACTACTTCGGTAGTAACAGGCGACTTAGTATATTACAACAATGTTGTATATCGTGCAGCAGCTGATTTAACTCCGTCGCCTATATTTGATTATCGATATTTTACTAAATTAACTGGTAACGATGCAGGCACCGCATTAGACCGTATAGTTGCATATTATGTTAGTGCAGACGGAACACCAGGCGAAGAGTTGTTGCAAAACTTAGTTGACGGCCTAGTGTACCCTGGTGTTAGAGTAACTGGATTACGATACGAAGACGAAAGTCTAGAATCGCTGTTACTCGACTCGTACATCCAAGGTACATTCTTGGATACAGCGATAGGTACTCGCCCAGAGGACATTGATGTTGATGGCGGTCCGTATGTTGACACGAATGTAAGCCATGGACCACAAGAGTTGATACCAGGAGTTACATTTGACACATTAGTAATGGGAGTATGGACCAGGGTAATTGATGAGAATAACGAAGTAGTCAGTGGACCACCAATTGGCTATCGAGTTGTGCATTCTCTACACAGTAGTAGCTTAGTAACTCCGACTGAATGGATATCGGACTTTGCTTATATACCCAACAGCTTTGTTGAGTTTAACGGTGATTTTTACATGAGCACAGCAAACATTGCAAATCATGATGTAGTAGTTGACCCAGCTAGTAGCCCAGATTGGCGTTTAGTATGGAGCGAGCCATCTGAATGGGACGGGTCAACATCGTATGTTAAAGGGCAGTTAGTGTCATATGATAACAAAGTGTGGCAAGCCAAAGCATCGTTTAATAACAAAGGTACTGTTGCTACTTTGATTGATTTAGTTATTAGCCCGAGTAACGTACTCAATGACATGTATTTTGTTACTAGCGAACAAACATACTACTACTGGGACGGAGAAGCGAATTGGTTCGCAGCTACATCTATGCCCTGGGCAGAAAAGACTAGCTACCGTCGCGGCGACCACGCTGTATTCGGAACCGGATTATATAAAGCAATAGCTGGATTCCGATATATAGACGAAGTCAGTGATGCAAGTGGATTACCGGCAGACAATGACGAGCATTTAAACACTGGCGATATTTACTATGTAACCGCAGACAGTTCGTATTTCCGCTATGTTAGCATTGATGATGGATGGACAGATATTGGCGCAGTTCTGTATTACCAAACATCGATTTGGCAACAGGTGCTAACTACTGTAGATGAAGTTTTTGGAAGTACAGTATTGAGCCAGACCGAACTGTGGTCTGCAATTAACTACGAAAACACACCACGAGCGTTTACTAACCCATCTACTAGACAGTACTACAGAATCTCAGCTGAGAGTTCAACGGTGCTAACACAAGACTTGCTATTGTCTGACACAGTTATGCATGTGTCAGATGCATCGGTACTACCGGCACCAGATGCTAGCAGGGCTAACCCTGGTATAGTCTACGTTAACGGAGAGATGATAACATACTATGAGCGTGATATTGTTGCTAACACAATTTCTAGACTTTCACGCGGTACAATCGGAACAGGCGCTGCATTAGTTATACCGGCTGGGTCACGTGTAGATGATGTAAGTAAGTTACAAAAACTACCTCAGGGATCCGATAGTATCGATTGGTTAAATTCGCTAACTGAGTTTGGCTTTGTTGAAGTGGGCGATTTTGACTATGAAGCACCTGGATACGGATTTGCTGCAAATGCAGCCTATCCAAACGGCGATGCACCGTTTGATTACTCAATTAGCATTTCAAGCGGTTTAGCCCCAGTGACTGACCAAGCTCGCTTTTTATCTAATAAGCCAGCATATAATCCGTGATAAATAATGCTATGAATAACGATAATGCTATGCAGGATAAACCAAACATGAACGAACAAATGCAAAAAAAGCCGGATGAAAACGGCGGGTTTCATATTCAAGGGCACATTAAAATTTTTAATCCCGAAACCCAGGAAGTGTATGTAAACAAACGAAATGCAATTCACTACGAAAATATAAGTGAGGCGCTAGCATACAACTTGGCAAACAAAGGTCAAGGTTACATTTATGAAATGCACTTTGGTAACGGCGGAACTACTGTTAATGCAACAGGGGTAATTACGTACAATCCTGCAAACACTAATGCGCAGAACAGTAGTTTATATAATCCAACATATAGCAAAGTCGTTGACAATACTGATGTAAACAACTTAGATGCAACTCGTAACAAAATGGAAATTCGGCACACACCCGGGCAGCCATATACTGATATACTAGTAACATGCCTATTAGACTATGGCGAGCCTAGCGATCAAAGTGCATTTGACAATGTACAAGACTTAAACGGTGATTATGTGTTTGATGAATTAGGGTTGCGTGCTCGTAGTACTGACGGCACAACTGGGTTAGAATCAACGGGTAAACTGCTTACCCATGTAGTTTTTCACCCGGTGCAAAAAAGTTTAAACCGACTGATTCAAATTGATTATACTGTTCGTATTCAGACTCTAACAAACCTAAGTAGCATTTCATAAGGATCGAACATGGCATACGTTATTAATAAAACAAACGGCGACATTTTACTAAATTTGCCAGACGGGGCACTTGATAATAGCACCGGCTTATCGTTAGTAGGACGTAACTATGTTGGATACGGTGAATTGCAACAAGAGAACTTAGTTAAGTTACTCGAGAATTTTGCCAATGGTGTCCGACCTAGTACAGCGCTACCTGGACAGTTATGGTATGACACTACTGTCGGGCAGTTAAAGTACTATAACGGCAGTGTGTTTAAACCTATTAGCAACTTATCTATTAGCTCAGAGTTGTCTAAACCAACTAACGTAGTAGTTGGCGACCAATGGTTTAACACTGACCAAAACGAATTTTATATATGGAACGGAGACTCTTGGACACAAATTGGACCAACAGATTTATCTAAGTTATCAGAAATTAGAATTACTGGCACATTAGCGTCTGAATTTGACCTCCCTGCTGGCGTAGGTGTTGTAGCAGGAACATCGTATTTGATTGCAGGTGACTTATGGGTATGGGATACCGAGCGATGGTCTAACGTTGGTCAGGTAAGAGGCCCACGAGGTGACGCTGGTCCACAGGGCCCTACAGGTGAGCAAGGACCACGAGGCCCAGTTGGGTCTGAGGGTGCAATGGGCATTCAGGGCTTACGTGGCCCACAGGGTGTTCAAGGACCGCAAGGCATCACCGGACTCCAAGGACCGCAAGGCGTCAAAGGCGACGAGGGCACTGACGGTACATCGGTCAATATTTTAGGAGCATTAGCTAGCTCTGCTGAATTACCTGTTACAGGAAACCCAGGCGATGCATATCTGATTTTAGGTAATTTATGGGTCTGGTCCGGGTCCGGTACATGGGAAGATGTAGGAAACATTAAAGGCCCGCAGGGAAATCCAGGCGCAACAGGACCTCAGGGTGCACAAGGTGTACAAGGTCCCAATGGCAATGCCGGACCGCAAGGGGTCCAGGGACCGCAAGGAACAATTGGACCGCAAGGTAATCAGGGACCTGCTGGTCCACAAGGGCCTGCAGGCCCTCAAGGTCCCACGGGCGATACTGGATCGCAAGGTGCAACCGGAGCGCAAGGTTCAACAGGTCCAGCTGGTCCAGTAGGCCCGCAAGGAAATGTAGGACCAGCGGGTCCGGTTGGAACGACTGCATGGGCAGACCTGACTGGCATACCTAATTTTGCTGGTGTAGCAACAAGCGGTGATTATGGTGACTTAATAAATAGGCCAGGGCTGTCAGCAGTTGCAACAAGCGGCAGTTATACCGATCTAGCTGACAAACCAATATTAAATTTTATTCCAATAACTGGCTCTGCTAGTTTAACAGGAAGTTTAACTCCGGCTGTAACTGCTATTAGCGATATGGGTACATCTTCTAAAAGGTGGAACAATATATATGCAGAGACATTCAACGGAACTGCAACTAGAGCACAGTATGCCGACGTAGCAGAACGATTTGAAGCTGACGCAGTTTACAAACCTGGAACAGTAGTATCACTTGGCGGAACGAAAGAAATCACTGCATCATTAGGCGATGCTAGTGAAGATGTATTTGGTGTTATTAGCACAAGTCCAGCACACTTAATGAATGCTGAAGCAGGGTCCGATACTACTCACCCAGCTGTTGCTATCGGTGGGCGAGTACCAGTTAATGTAGTTGGGCCAGTTGCAAAAGGTCAGCGATTAGTTAGTGCTGGGAATGGGTTAGCAAGAGGTGCCGATCGTAACGAAATCACGAACTTAAATGTAATAGGGCGTAGCTTAGAAACTAAAACAACAAGCGACATTGGAACCATTGAAGCTATTGTACGAATAAACACATAAGGTATTGCATGGCTAACACAGTTACTAAATTGTTTCGTACTGCTGGAGTATTTCAGATTACTATCCCCAACGGAGTGAATGCTACAATTGACTACAAAATATGGGGAGCAGGTGGCGCAGCGGGAGGTGTTGACGGCAATGGCCCGCAAGGCAACGGAGCGTCGGGTGCATATACTGATGGGACATTATTAGCACGAAGTGGTGATGAACTGCTAATAGCAGTTGGTGAAGCAGGCAAGCCTGGCACATCAGGGACAGGCTCCGGTGGTGGTGCAGGCGGTCGGAGTTTTTTTGGTCATGGAGGGGGCAGAGGCGGCAATGCAGGCGCTGCTGGCTGGTCCGGCGGCGGTGCAGGAGGCGGTGGCGCCTCGGTGATTGTAGTTAACCAAGGTATTGTTGCAATCGCTGGTGGTGGTGGCGGTGGTGGTGGTGGCAGCCATAATCGATCTGGCACCAATGGAAGAAATACACAAACAGCAACTACAGGATCGTACGGTAAACCTGGAATAAATATGGGCGGTGACGGCGCTGGCGGCGGTGGAGGTGGAGGCGGAGTACTAGGCGGCGTCGGCGGTGCATCAGGCCGAGATAATTCGGTAGGTGGGCAAGGTGGCGCCACTGGAACTGGCGGAACGCCCGGAACTAACGCTACACCGGTTAACACAGAATCCGTTGTTTGGGTCCCTCCTGCAGGATTAGGAGGCACAGGCGCGTCAGGTCAAGCTGGTAACGGATTAGTGCATTTAGAAATCACAATAACTGGATTTGGCAAAGTAAAAGTTAATAGTGACTGGCATGACGTTGATACCATTTATGTAAAAGAGCAAAATCTGTGGAAGCCAGTTAAAGACATGTATGTTAAAGAGAATGGGAAATGGGTTAATGTTGCAGTTGACCTTGGCAAACTAGCGGTGTTACCAGCAAAGTCGTTTTTTGCTAATTAAGCACAGGATAAATACATTATTACTATTATAAAGCAGGATTACAATGGACATTTACAAGAGTAACGGAGAACTTTTTACTTCTCTAGCCGACGGCACAACTAGCACAGTAAACGATGCGCCGGTTATTCTTGCTGGTCGCAACTTTGCAGGTTACGGCAAGATGCTAAACGAGAATCAACTACGCCTGGCAGAAAACTTTGCAAGTGATACACCGCCCCCAGGCAGCATAGTTGGTCAATTATGGTTTAACACACAAACTAATAGTTTGTCTGTGTATAGAAGTGACACAGTTGGGTACAAGGATTTATCAGTACAAACAATCACCAACCAAATGCCTACGCAAGCAGAAGTAGGAGATTTATGGTTTGACACCATTGCTGACCAACTAAAAGTGTATGCTAGTAACACGTGGAAAGTAGTTGGTCCATTATACGATAAGAACTTAGGGCAATCGGGTATTGTCCCGGCCGTTGTTACTGATATTAATGCAATAGATCATGTGATCTCGCAGGTAATGCGAGCAGGTAATATAGTTGCAATTATTTCCGCCGCGGAATTTATCCCTAATAACTCAATCGCTGGATTTGATACTATCCGAGTTGGTATCAACGCAAGTAGTCTACTAGCAGGAACAGGATTTATGTTCCATGGCAAATCGGCAGACAGCTTGGCGTTAGGTAATACTCCTGCAAACATGTTTGTTCGCAAAGATCAAGATTCGGTTATTAACGCAGATGTGCATGTTAACGGTAAGTCAACTGTTAAGACGTACTTAACACTAGATCTTCAGCCTACTACAAATAAAGCCCAGCTAGCCAACACATACGACAATGCGGACCTAGAGTTATTAGTAACTACTAACGGAGTAACTAGTCCAGCGATTACTATCGAAGGTGCTACTGCTGAAGCACAAGTAGCAAATGAGCCACAAACAGATCGCGGAATTAGCTCAAAACATTACGTTGACTCTGCAATACAAGCAATACAAGCGGCAGTAGACCAGCAAGTAGCGGGTATTACCGGCACGTTGCAACGTGACGTAGATTCGCTAACAGTGCGTATGTTGCAAGCTGAAGTAGAAGTTCGCACAAATGTTGGGCGTATGGATAATTTTGATACTGCATTACTAACAAAAGCAAACATTATTTCGCCAGAGTTTGTTGGTGTCCCTACTGCACAAACGCCAGGGCTAGCATCAAACGATACTAGTTTAGCAACTACAGAATGGGTTAGAAGTACGAACGACACTTTACGTGAGGAAATAGCTAGTACAACAACCATATCGATCGGAGCACTGAGTGCGGCACTAACCACTGAAGTAGCTAAGAAAGCACCGAGAAACAGTCCGGTGTTAACCGGCGAACCGAGGTCGACTAACCCTGATCCGGTTGATAGTAGCACTAGAATTGCTACTACAGAATTTGTAAAACAAACGGTAAAGCAGAGTGCAAAATGGCAAGGCTCTAGCAGAGTAATATCATATGATGCACCTGCGCCAGCCGACGGAGTTGACGGGGATTTTTGGTTCGTTATCGGAACCTAACTTTCAATTAAGATAAATAAAAGCAATAAGTACTCGACGGAGACACAGGAATATGCCATATACAATCACTAAAACAGACGGAACGACACTACTAAACCTAGCAGATGGTCTAACCGACGAAGCAACCACAAGTTTGGTTCTAATCGGTAAAAACTATTCAGGTTACGGTGCGTTTCTGAACCAAAACTTTATTAAGTTATTGGAAAATTTTTCAAATACTCAAGCACCAGACGATCCTCTAAGAGGCCAGTTATGGTGGGATAATGCAAATCAGCTACTAAAAGTGTTCCAAGGCACAAACTGGAAAGTTATCTCTAGCTCAATGAGTAGCCCACAAGCACCTGCATCACCCGTTGTTGGTGACCTATGGTGGGACACTACTAATACGCAATTAAAAGTCTATGGCGGAACAAGCTGGGTTACAATTGGACCTGCCTTCACAGCAACATCCGGACAGACTGGCGCAGTAGCTGATATTATTGCAGATAATACACCAAGTGCGGCAACACACGTAGTAGTTAAGTTCTTTGTTAACAATCAGTTAACAGCAATTTTAAGTCGTGATGCAGAATTTAGCCCATTAACCGGTGCTAGTGCACCTGGCTTTACTACTATTAAAACAGGCTTTAACTTAAGTTCAGCAATCAGTGGATTAAAGTACTGGGGTGATGCAGATAACGCTTCGAACTTAAACGGTGTTGCGGCAAACTTGTATGCTAAACTTAATGGCACAACAGCATTTACTGAAGCACAAACAATTCAAAACAACAGTGGATTAACTGTTGGTCTAAGTGGCGACCTAAAGCTAACCACTGGATCTGGTGCAAGCAACATTACTAGCGTAACAAACGGAAACGCATTAGACTTTTATGTTAAGGTAAACAACGCAAACACTAAAGTGCTATCACTAACAGGTGCTGGCCGCGTTGAAGTCCCAATTGGTAAGCCAACTACAAATAATGGTATTGCTACAAAATTATATGTCGATGACGAAATTACAGCACTAACACAGGCTATTGCAGGTGCAGGTGGTTCGATTGGTGATATTCAATCCGAGCTAGCTACTTTCTTAAAGAAAGATGGATCAAATACAATTAACGGAAGTATTAGAGTTGCAGTTGGTAACAGCTTTAACTTAGGAAATGCGACCCACAAGTTTAGCACAGTTTATGCTACAACATTCAGCGGAACTTCAACTACTGCACAGTACGCTGACTTAGCAGAACGCTTCGAAGCTGACCAGCCATATGATGCTGGTACAGTTGTTTCGTTAGGTGGAGAAAAAGAAATTACAACCACTGTTAACGAATTAAGTGATGACGTATTTGGCGTGGTGAGTACCCAAGCCGCTTACTTAATGAATGCCGATGCAGGTGATAACCAAACACACCCAGCAATTGCTGTGAGTGGACGGGTTCCAGTAAAAGTAATTGGGATGGTTAAAAAGGGTGACAGATTAGTTAGTGCTGGCAATGGTCGTGCTAGAGCCGCTTTTAAAGATGAGATTACACCTTGGAATGTGATCGGAAGATCACTTCAAACTAAAAATACAACTGGCGAAGGTACAGTTGAGGCAATTGTCAAATTAAGTTCATAAGGGTAAAAAACAATGACATATTCATCGGGCGGATTAATCCAAGCACTAGACTATAATACCTTTGCGCAAGGCGGTGCTAGTGTAAATCATAATGTTGCAAACGTTAACACTGTATGGGGTGTTGGTAATGGTAACAAAGGGTACGGCCAAACTTCGACTCTTTCTGCTGTTGCAGCCGGAAATACAGTAACTGCTACACAATGGTCAACATTGATTGCACGTTTAAACTCAGTACTATCACACCAGTCTGGTGCAGGTACAGGTATTACTCAGCCAACTGCCGGTAACACTGTTACTTACTTAAGCGCATTAGCTGGTAAAGTAACTACTGCATACAATAATCGGTTATTGCATGCAACAAACGGTACTGATATCGCTGCCGCTGGTAGTGTAAACACATCGTTTACACAAGATACCGGATCACTAACTATTACTAGAACTGTTACGTTCAGCAGTGGCGATACCGCTCGCTATTTCTTTAATGCAGGCGGAACATTAATTTTTAACTTTGCTGGCACTAACGTTGCTGGCAACGCCAAAGGTAACGACTGGGTTTCATTAATTAACACCAAATTGGGTAGCATTATAGTTGATGGACTTACTAACAGTCGCACCGGTACAGGTGGTAGTGTTGTTAGTTCTAACGGTAGCTTAGGTTACTGGAATGCAGGCACAAGTAATGCTGCCATTATGGAATTAACTAGTGCAGTAGGTACAGCAGATTACGGAAGTAACAAAGTCAACCTTTACATCAAAACAAATGGCGTACAAGGTGCAAATGGCGACGTAGGTAGCTCAATCTCTCTTGTTGCAGTGTTTACTGACGTTGCAGCCGACAGTTTCGATGATGCGGTCAACGTTACTATTAACACTACAGTAACACAACGCCCACCATCAACCGCTTACCTAACTAATACATGGGGTACACCTACATATAGTTAATTTGGTAAATTTTTTTACTAAAACATCAAAAAGCCACTTGCAAAAGTGGCTTTTTTGTTATATAATACTGGTATGAGCGAAATTAATAAACTAGTAGAACGTGTTAAGCTGGCTACAAAATACCAGGCTAACAAACGAACATTAAAAGAAACTATTACAGCCGAGCTACATTTACCATTCAATGGCGGATTGTTTATGCTAAGTCCGGCATTGTTGGCATTTGTTAGCACTTGGCCAGACCCAACTCTATTCATCGAAGATGCATACGAGAACCCCATTGAAGTAAATCGCGACGAGTTTTTAGTAGTTGCGAGAGAACGATATCATGCGGCTATGAACAGCTGGAATCATCAAAGCCAGGAAATTAAACGTGCCAGGAAAGTCTAAAGGCGTACTATTATTTGCGACAAATACAGCCGAAGTTGACTATGTTAGCATCGCTGAAACTAATGCAAAATTAATTGACAGATATCTCGGGTTGCCTACAACTATTGTTCAGGGCGATGTTGGTACAAATAAACGCTTAGTAAGTGGCGCAGTAGTAGAGTGGAATAACGGTGGTAGATGCAATGCATACGAGTTAAGTCCGTATGATCAAACGCTAGTACTCGACAGTGATTATTTAATCTTTGACAATAACTTACTAAAAGTATTAGATACTGTAGTTGATTATGCTATCCCAAACAAAAATGTATACATTAATTCAGCAAACACCATTGACACTATGGGGCAATACAGTGTTGGACCAATGCTGTGGGCTACTGCAATTGCATTTAATCGCACTGAAAAGAGCAAGCAACTTTTTCAGCTAGTGAAAATGATACAGCATAATTACGGATACTATCGAGCACTATACAACATCTCCCCTGCAAACTTTAGAAATGATGTTGCATTTACTATTGCAGATCGAATTGTTAATGGCTATGTTGACAATATTGAAAATAGAATACCCTGGCCGGTTGTTACAGTGTCTGGAAAAGTTAGCAATCTTACATTAGATAACACTACTCGACGTATAATAGTATATACAGACACAGAGGCGTTTATTGTCCCTTGGAATAGTCTGCACCTACATGATAAAACAGTGTTGCAGTCTGATGATTTTAAAAAGGCAGTTGCACATGTCGTTGCGTAAACAAGCACATCAAGCCCAGCGAGGATTTATAACATTTGCTCAAAATACTGCGTCAACTGATTACCTTGAGCTGTCTTATCTCCAAGCGCTAAATATAAAAGCAACACAGCCTAACAGTCTATACGCGGTTATAGTTGATGTTGCTACTGAATCTCAAATAACTCCAACTCAACGCAGTGCGTTCGACTACGTTATTACCCTAGAACACGATGAAGCAACTGACTCTGAATGGAAATTGTCCAATGAGTGGCAAGTGTTTTGGTTGACCCCGTTTAAAGAAACAATTAAATTAGAATCGGATCTACTGTTTACTCGCGATGTAAGCCATTGGTGGCCAGTGTTACAAACTCAAAATCTTGTTATGAGCCATGGTGTAGTTGATCATCAAGGTAAGCCAGCAACTAGTAGGCGATATCGTAAACTGTTTGATGAAAATAGTTTACCCGACGTATACAACGGTATGATGTATTTTCGATTTAGTGCCGAAGCAACAACGTTTTTCTCTACTGCTAGGCAAGTTTATGCAAATTGGGATGATATCAAAAATAGCGGACTAGTTAATGTTCGGGACGATAACCCTACTACTGATGTAGTGTATGCAATAACTGCAATTCTAGTAGATTTTCCAACATATATTCCGACGCTTGATTTTTTTAAGTTTGCACATTTGAAACCCGGAATTCAAAATTGGTCCGATGATAAGTCTGTGTTTAGCCGGGTGCTGTTAGAAACAGAGATTCCGCATATTAGAATTAATAATGTCTTGCAATTAAATCCTGTGCATTATTATGATAAAACAATTAACATTAAGGAATTAATAAATGAATACGAGCAATTTACAAGACCCGCCTGAGCTAGTTACTGCAATGCAAGAGTTTTTTGCAGACAATCAACAACCTGCGGTTACATCAAAAATTGAATACCGTTTGTATTATGATGCTTTGGGCAAGGTACTGTTTATGACAACTAACGACGAGCCCGGCAAATACATTGTAATTTCAAAAGAAGTGTATAACAAACCAAATTACTCATCTATGCGTGTAGTAAATGGAGAGTTAAAAATTGTAAACTTTGATGATCCAGACTTTGCGTTAGATAAAGCAGCCACCGGATACCAAACGGTAAAAGGCCACGCAGGTATTTTAGCAGACGATCAAACAACAACTGAGACACAAACATATGGCTTCAAACATAACTGATGTTGCAGACCTTGACTGCATTTACTTAACTTACGATGAACCGCAGAAAGAAGAGTTTTGGATTAAAATCCAAAATATGGTTCCGTGGGCTAAACGAGTAGATGGAGTTAAAGGAAGCGATGCCGCACATAAGGCTGCGGCAGACGCAAGTGATACCGAATTTTTTGTATTAATCGACGGCGACAATTTACCTGACCCGGAGTTTTTTAATTTACAAATTGAAACACCGGACCACGACTGTGCATTTCGGTGGAAAGCCCGCAATGAAATCAACGGTCTCATGTACGGCAATGGTGGTATGAGTGTGTGGAGTAAAGGCTTTGTGTACAATATGAAAACACATGAAGCTAGTGATGGCAGTGATGAAACTGCTGTTGAGTTCTGCTTCGAAGAAACATATTATCCTATGCATAACTGCTATTCAACTACATATCCAAATGGCGATCAATATCATGCATGGCGTGCAGGATTCCGCGAAGGTGTTAAGATGTGCTTAGATAGAGGTCGTAAACCCACATTGCCGGAGTTCGACGATGCCGCCAAAAAACGTAACTTAGACCATTTACAAATTTGGCAAACAATTGGCAAAGACGTACAACACGGAGAGTGGGCAATTGCAGGCGCACGGTACGGCACGTACAAAACTATGCTAACCGACTGGGACTACACCGAAGTTCAGGACTTTGATAAACTAAAAGAAATGTACGCAGAGTTTGACATAAACAATCTGCCTGCGATTACAGAAAAACTAACACATCGGTTAGGACTTAATATTGTTGAACTAGATGCGGAGCAAAGTGCTTTCTTTAAGTATCATTATAGCACGGGACATAAAAATCTTGAGTTGATGACTAAAGAAATTGATGTCATTCGTAGAATTGAGGGATGGTAATATGATTAAACGTATTAAAGAGTTTTGGGTTAACAGTTACCACAGTGATAAAACAGCATTTTATTACGAGCTTATTAGCTTTGTTATCACGGTAGCGGCAAGCCTGACATTAGCACTTACAGCAGACGACCCTGACATGACACTGGTTTATCCTGGGTTCTTCATTGGCAGTGTATTTGCAGTTATTGCATATAAGCGTCGACAGCTAGTTTGGCCATTCCTATTGACATTATACTTTGCATGTGTTAATATATTTGGATACGGAGTAGCAATGAGATGGTGGAACTAATATGAACAAAGGCGACGAGTCAGTAGGTAACAAGAGTAAGTTTATGGCTTCGGCTGAGTTCATGAAAGAGAACTTAGGCGAAGGACTGTGTCTGGCTAAATGGAAACAGGTAAGCCTACATCTCCCCACTGGTCTAAACAATAGTTGCTACCATCCGCCATTGCATAAAATCGACTCAGCAACACTAAAAGACAACCCGGGCGCACTACACAACACTGAGCATAAAAAGCAACAGCGTGTTATTATGCTTAAAAACGAACGGCCCAGTGAATGTAGTTACTGCTGGAATATCGAAGACACAGGCAACCTAAGTGATAGACATTATCGTAGTGGTGAGCCCTGGGCCGCTAGCGATTACGAAACTATTGTTAGCAGTAACGGAACTGAAGACGATGTTATTCCTAGTTATGTTGAAGTAAATTTTAACCATGCGTGTAACTTAAAGTGTAGCTATTGCAGTCCGCAGTTTAGTAGCAGTTGGATGGCCGAGACTGAGAAGTACGGTGCATTTCCGACTAGCGTACCGCACAACGCACCAGAGCACTTTGCCGGTAGCAGACGCCCTATTCCGCATAGAGAAGCCAACCCCTATGTTGATGCATTCTGGGAATGGTGGCCTAGTCTTTATCCTCACTTAAAACATTTTCGCATGACAGGCGGCGAGCCGTTAATGGATAACAATACATATAGGGTGTTTGATTATGTATTGGCGTTGCCTAACCCTGAGTTGCACTTAAATGTTACAAGTAATTTCAGTGTCGAAGACAAACTTTTCGAAAAGTATCTAGGCTATGTTAAAAAGTTATGCAAAACTCAAATAGAGCATTTTATGCAATATGTGAGTTTAGACACTGGGGTACCTGCACATGCTGAGTACATACGCAACGGGTTAAATTGGGATCGCATGTATCACAATGTTTACCGGTATATGAATGAAGTCCCAGAGCGCAACAGTTTAACATTTATTATCACTATGAATAATTTAAGTGTTAGTGGTATCAAGCGCCAGCTAGAGTGGATTTTAGATTTGCGAAGTAGGTTTAGTCAAACATATCAACGTGTTTGGTTTGATACTCCATTGCTTCGCCAGCCAACATGGCAAAGTTTACAAATACTACCGTGGCCCTACGCCGATAAGCTAGAGGATGTTGCTAACTGGATGGAACAACATCTAGAAACCCCAGACGATCCGTTCCATGGGTTTAAGGATTATGAAGTACAGCGTATGCGCCGTGATATTGCATGGATGCGCAAAGGTGCTGAATTAGGTGCAGATTATTTGCAAGCACAGCGAGCAGATTTTTATAGATTTTTTAACGAACACGATAAACGCCGTGGCACTGATTTCTTAGAAACATTTCCTGATATGGAAGAGTTTTGGAAAGAGTGTAGATACCACGCTAACAGATAAAGAGGACAATATGCCACGTAAAGATAACGAAACACATTTAGAATACAAACGCAGAGTTATTGACATTAAGTCAGATTCCTTCTGTGGGGCAAAATGGTACAATGCTACTATTTGGTTAGGCAGTGGTATGACTACCAGTTGCCATCATCCATTGCCTCACAAAGTAGACGTTGAGGACGTACTTAAGAACCCTAAGGCATTACATAATACTCAAAAGAAAAAGTTTGAGCGCGAGCAGATGCAAAAAGGCGAACGACCAAAAGGTTGCGAATACTGCTGGAAGATCGAAGACATTGGACGAGACAATATTAGCGACCGGGTTTACAAATCGGTAATTTACTCCGACGAGGATCTTGCCTATGCAGCCAGAATTCCGGCCAGCACCGATATTGATCTACAGACACTCGAAATCGCATTTGACCGTACCTGCCAGTTTGCATGTAGTTATTGCAATCCGGCATTTAGTAGTACATGGGTTAAAGATATTAAAAACAACGGACCGTACAATAATCTTGTAAGCGACGGGCGTAATCACTTTACTCACATTCACGATAGTGCTCAGTTATACAAGTATGGTGACACAAATCCATACGTGGAAGCGTTTCACCAATGGTGGGAATCCGACCTGCATAAGACATTGCAAGAACTACGAATTACAGGTGGCGAGCCATTGATGACTGGCGGTACGTGGAAACTGATCGACTGGTTTAAAGCAAACAAAGGCAAAAGTACTACCCGTTTGGCAATCAACAGTAACTTGGGTGCTGATATTGATATTGATCGATTGATTTATAGTGTCGACGGTGTAGAAATTGACTTGTACACTAGTAATGAAGCAGTCGGCGCACAAGCAGAATACATACGAGATGGATTGGATTACACTGTTTGGATGCAGAACATGGTTAAACTAATCGAAAGTAAAAAGTTTAGAGGCATTCACGTAATGTGTACTATCAATGCCTTGTGCTTAGATAGCTTGCCAGAGTTTTTAGACCAATTAGTTGAATTGAAGAAACAGTACGGCAGAGATTATCCAAACTTTACCCTAAACATTTTGCGATTCCCTAGTTTCCAAAGTGCATTGGTGTTGTCCGACGAGCAACGAACGATATATAAGAATAAGCTAATTGGTTGGATGATGCATCATCGTGACACTGAGGTATTACATGAACATGAACGCAATCACGTAACCAGGTTAATTGACTACTTGGATGTTGTTAAGACTCCGCATAGCGAAGCATTTGAAATGCCAAAGCTACACAACGATTTTAAAAACTTTTATCAGCAGTACGACCAGCGTAGAAAAGATAAAGATTTTAATAAAACATTCCCTAACTTATCGGATTGGTATAATGGACTCAACTAAAAAAGATTTCTACGAGAAGTACGATTATAATGAACGTTCTCCTCATTTTATTAAGCGTGAGGAATTAACCGATCAGCAATTTAACAGGTTAGTCAAAAGCGACAAGTTTTGTATGCTTCCTTGGGTACACATGCATGCATTTCCGGATGGCAGGGCATATCCATGTTGTTTAGGCGACTATTGGCATCCGGTTGGCGATCTACGTAAGCACACAATGGAAGAAGTATGGAACCAGGACGCATATAAAACAATGCGTAAAAACATGCTTGAAGACAAGTCTTGTAAGGAATGCACTAAGTGCTACGAGCAAGAAGCCAATGGCTTTTTTAGTATGCGTAACGATGCGAATCGAAATTACGGACACTTGATTAACGAAGTAGATCAAACTGCTAGTGATGGCGAACATCCTGAGTTTAAATTGCGTTACTGGGATGTTCGATTTAGTAATATGTGTAACTTTAGATGCCGGTCGTGTGGCCCAATCTTTAGTAGCAATTGGTACAAGGATCATGTTAAACTATACGGTGTTAAGCCCGACGTGCTTAAGCGTGAAATGGCAGTAATCGAGTATACTACTGGCAATGAAGAAGACATGCTTAAACAGATGGAGCCGCACATCGAGCATTTAGAACAAGTCTACTTTGCTGGCGGCGAACCAATGATTATGAAAGAGCATTACTACTTACTCGAGCGCCTGATTGATCTTGGCAAGACTGATGTGCGGTTAGTATATAATACTAACTTTAGCGAAATGCGATACAAAGATAAACACGTATTTGATTATTGGAAACATTTTAAAACTGTAAACGTTGGTGCAAGTCTTGATGGAATGGGATCACAAGGTGAGCTTATCCGCAAAGGACAAGATTGGGCACAAACAGAAGAAAACCGTATCCGTATGAAAGAGGAAGTCCCGCACGTAGACTTCTATGTTAGTGCAACTGTTACTAGTCAGAACGTATTACATGTATTAGACTTTCATCGTGACTGGGTTGAACGTGGCTTTATAAATCCACAAGACTTTAATGTTAATATATGTCAGAGCCCTGAATGGTATCGCATTGATATCTTTCCGGAGCAGTTTAAGCGTGAAGTAATTGAACCTGCGTATCGCAAGCATATCGAGTGGTTGGACCCACAAGACAAGTTGCGTCGTGCTACAACAGGATTCGAAAGTGCTATTAATTTTATGATGAGCAACGACGGGTCCAAGTACTGGAACCGATTCGAGCACGAAATCAAACTACTCGATGATCTACGTAACGAAGACTTTTGGGCTACATTCCCTGAATTAGAGGCAGCACGTGGAAAACAATAACACAATTTGTATGTTGCCCTGGGTTAGCCTAGAAACTACTCCAATGGGCAATACTCGTCCCTGCTGTTTAGCAACTGAGGAAGTATTAAAACCCGACGGTACTAAGTTTAACTTAAATGTTGATACACTAGAAAGTATCTACAAAAGTGAATATATGGTAGACTTGCGCCAGCAGTTTATAGATGGTAAGAAACCTAAAACATGCAACAGATGCTGGGATGAAGAAGATGCAGGTCGTACTAGTAAGCGTATGCACACTAACGTTCGCTTTAAACACGAGCGTCCGTTAATTGACTTTACCGACACAAAACCCGACAGTTTGTGGTTCATTGACTTAAAATTAGGCAACATTTGTAACCTCAAGTGCCGCATCTGCGGATCATGGTCCAGTAGCAAGTGGGCACAAGAAGAAATGGATTACATTAAAGTATACGGCAAAGATCCTAAAAGTCATATTGCGTACCAGTGGTTAAAAGACGGACGCTGGCCAAGAGATAGCGAAGTGTTCTGGGAAAACATGAGTCAATTGTTGCCTAACGTAAAGTATTTTGAGTTTACTGGCGGCGAGCCGTTTATGATTAAAGAGCACTTTGAACTATTGCAAGAAGCAGTGGATAGAGGTTTTGCTAGTCAAATTGAAATACATTATAATACCAATGGTACGCAGTATCCTGCGGAGTATGTTGACCTATGGAAGAACTTTAAGTATGTTGAGATTGCATTTAGTATCGACAACGTAGGTGCCCGGTTTGAATACGAACGATACGGAGCAAAATGGGACGAAGTAGAAGATAACATCGCTAAATTCAGACAGCTACGTAGTGAAACAAACAATATTAAATTGCAAATTTGTTTAACTGTTAATATTCAAAATGTATACTACTTAGACGACCTATGCAACTGGGCGCTAACACAGGATTTTGACTACCACCATTTTAATATGTTGCACGATCCTAGACATCAGAATATCGGCACAATGACACAGGATGCAAAAGATTTAGTAATTAATAAGTTAACCACTAGCGAGTTTACTCCTAAGCATCGAATTGAAATTGACAATATTATACAGTTTATTAAGAATGGCCCAACTAGTGATGGCAAGCAGTTTGTTAAGCTAATGAAACAGACTGATGAGTATCGCAACCAGTCGTTTTTAGACTCGCATACTGACATAGCAAAGCCAATGGGGTATATTTAATTTTTAATATGACTAAACCAGATAAGAAACCCGATACATTGTGCATGGCACCGTGGACACACACTTACTTAAGCCCGCAAACGGAACGTAGAATGTGCTGTGCTAGCCGTGAACCAGCACAAAATTTTGAGCAATACATTGACACTAAAGCTGGTACTGGAACATATATTCCGTTGACTCTTGAAGAGCACTGGAACGGTGACCACATGAAGTCGGTGCGTAAACGTATGATGGCAGGAGAAACACTACCTGAGTGTGAAGTATGTAATGATAAACTTTTGAATACGTCGGTATACCGGAGCTATTTTGGACACTTATTCAATCATAAATACGATAGCATATGGGAAACAACAGATGTCACTGGCTTTACAACTATGGAGCCAGTGAGCTGGGATTATCGGTTTAGTAACCTGTGCAACTTTAAGTGCAGAATGTGTGGCGATATGTTGTCTAGCGCATGGGAAAGCGAGCAACGTAAACACAATATGATTAATTGGCACGATCCAAAAAACAGTTGGATGCGCCCTGAAATCAAGAAGCAAATCGAAACGTTCCAAACAACACAGATTGAAGAAGAGTTTGCGAAAGCAGTGGAAGAGCATCGAATTGAGGAAGTGTACTGGGTTGGCGGCGAACCATTGATGTATGAACAGCACTGGCGGTATATGCAACGTATCATTGAATTAGGAGACGGACCAAATGTTTATGCTAGATACAACACAAACCTTAGTCGCATTGATTATCGCGGTGTTAATCTTTATTCTGATATTTTGGCTAGGATACGTGACTGGCAAGTCTGTGCAAGCATTGATGGTACAGGAAGAATTGGAGAATATATTCGAACAGGTCTTAATTTTGACAACTGGCTTGAAAACTTCAGTAAGGGAGTTGAGATCAGCAAGCATTCGCGCCAAGTTCGTATTGACTTCACTCTTACACTACCGGGATTATTTGAGGTCCTCGAAATTCAAAGATTGGGAAAACGACTCGGAGTAGACATACTTGCAAAAGTAGTGTTCAGTTTTAGTCCCGACATTATTATGTCGCCGCTAGCATTACCTAAGGAGGTATTGCACCCTATGTTAGACAGTTTGATTGCAGAGACCAGTGGCGAAATGCAGGCTATATTAAAGCAACTTAAACTACGCCCTACCTTTGCAGAACAGTGGCCGGACACCTACGAAGCCGGACTTCGCAAAGGAAAAGAGCGAGTACTACGATTAGAGCAAATACGTAAAGATACTTTTACGTTTGCTGATATTATTAGTGATAATATTGATATTAAAAAATGGTGGGATAATATATGAGCGAGACCATTGCATATTTTACGGCAAGGCCTGATTTAATTAAATATATACTAGGTGGCATATTAGTTGTAATGGCGCTCTCAGCGCACTGGAAAGTCGCAACACTAAACGACGAACGATTGATTCGGAAATACGGTAGTTACGATAAAATTCCCGAAGATGAAAAATTCCCACCTATAGGATATTGAGAATACATGAACAAAGTAAAAGTAGTTCTAGCAGATCCGTTAAACTCTACTAGAACAATAGACTACACCATTGAAGTTGCAGACCATACTATGGCTAATAATTGGTATGGGGCACTGAATAACCTACTAAGCAGGAACGCCTACTTAGAGAAAAACTTTTGCTTTATGGGTTTCCCGAACACTGCTCGAGATTTGTCTTACTTGTGTAACGAGCTTAAGTGGGCAACTGACACTATTAATAACTTCTTTGACGACTATAAAATCAATGAAGTTTATACACCGGATACTCTACGCAATGGCCTAGAACCAAATCAGGATATCATGAATAAACTTCATAATCATTTTGAAGTTCTTCAGGGCACGGTGTGGGGACTAAGTGAATATTACAAACGAGCAGACTACCAAACAAAATTTGCTATTAGGCAACTTAACAACATCTGCCACGAAGCAGAAAGTTTAATGTTAAGTCAAAAGAAGCAAGTAGAAGCACCGCAATGGATGCGCCCGAGCCAAATTACTACTTTTTTAAATGCACCGCGCTATGAGTATCCTGCAGAGTTTAAGCGCACATTTGACAAAAGCCGGTACGATAGGACATTCGGCACAGTGTATCAACACTGGACTCAAATTGGGAAAACACTATACGAAGTGTTTATCGACGAAAACGGTAAAGACATAGATCAAGCTGAGTGCGAAGCAATTACACATTTGCGATACTACTCGGGTGAGTTTGATATCGAATGGAGCAGAGATATTACATATTCTGGAGATTATCCTTGGCACAAAACACGAATGGACGAGTTCGAAGAATGGCTCTTGCGTAATCGATTTGATCTAACGGATACTGAGTACAATTTCGGTTACCACGATGTAGCACAAGTGAACTTACTTGAAAGTTTTGGTACAACTGAACCAGAAGCAGTATGGGATATTCTCGGCAAGCATTTAAATATTGTTCGAATTGAAACACAGCAAACATCATGTGACTTTAAGTACTCGTGGGCAGATGCAGACTACAAACAACAACAAATCGACATGCTGAAACCCGGATATGATTACAGTAGCAGGCGGTGATAGTTTTGTCTACGGTAGCGAATTAGCAGACTGTAACAACACACCAAGCAACAACACATTTACAGCATTGCTAGCGCAAGAGCATACCTATCACTGTGCCGCGTATCCAGGAAACAGTAACGAAGCCATTGCTAGGCAAACCGTTAATGCTTGTCACCGATACAATCCAGATCGTGTTATAGTCAGTTGGACATTTCCTGGCAGGTATGAATTTAGATTTGGTTACAATACTGGACAACGTTTAAGTCCATGGTATAGTATTAACAGTTGGACCGTTGAACAAAATGTTTCTGCAATTGAACAAGAGTTCATTACCAAAGACGAGCATATTCTCAAAGCACAAATCGACACAATAGAACGTGCAAAGAAAACAGGTGTTGCAGATTTTGCAAGAACTTTTTACCAACACGTGGGGTCCACTGAATACTGGGAAGTGTATAGTAGCCTTAAAGAAATTGTATACCTCCAAAACTATTTAAAATCGAGAAACATTGCTTATTTGTTCACGCTAGCAGATTATTCTATATTTGACAATTACACAATACAACATTGCGATGCTACTATTGCAAGTTTAGTCGACTCAATTGATATGTCACGATTTTACTTTTTCCCGCCCGGAACACAAAACGGTGAAACAACCACACACAGAGGTTTCTACCAGTGGGCATTGGAAAATAAATACAAAGTGGGCACAACGCATCCACTAGAGGAAGCGCACTACGCCGCTTACTTATTATTACAGGACTACTTCAATGCAATGGATTAAAAACATAATCAATCGAATCAAACTCGAAATTCAATATCGTAAGAAACTAAAAGAGTTAAGAAAACGTGATCCTTTTATTTACAAATGACACGTAGACGAATTCTTACAGTAGGTGATAGTTTTACATTCGGGGAAGAACTCCCTGACAGAGAACAGCATGCATTCCCTTATCTATTACGAGATTACCTCGGAGTCAACGAAGTAATAAATTTAGGGTTAAGCGGTGCAAGTTCTGACTATGTGTTCCGCACCACAATCGAAACATTAATCTCGGATCCTGATCCATTTGATTTAGTGCTAGTCTGCTGGCCAGAACAGAGTCGGTTTGAAGCAATACACAACCATCCATCGTTTGTTCCAACTGAAAGTGCGCCTCATATTAAACCAATGGCGTGTTTGATACGCAAGCCAGGTAAAGCAACCCCCGGTTACGAACCAAAATGGGTGCAAGAGTATTACAAATACAGTTACGATACAGCATGGGGCTACCGTAAACAATTTAATCAAATGATTGCATTGCAAGCATTTTTAAAACAGCGTAAACAACCGTATGCTATGTATAATGTAGCAGGACTACAGGGCGAGTACGGTAGATACAAAGTTTTTTTACAACATCAGTTTGCCGGGATAGATAGCAACAACTTTATAGGATGGCCACTGGATGGATTATTAGAATGGCAAGGGGACTGCGTTAAAGCGCCAGGCGGACACCCTTTAGAATTAGGGCATCAACGAATAGCAAAGGTTATCTATGAACATATTAGGAATAGCGGCTGGTTTTCATGACGCCGCAGTCACGTTAATTAACGATCAGGGCGATATCCTGTTTGCAAGCTCAAGCGAAAGATACAGCGGAATAAAAAACGATCCTAAGTTAGCAAGAGATATGCTAGCTGAAATTGATCTCTCGGAAGTACACAACGTTGCGTATTACGAAAACCCGCTGCAAAAGCAATTACGACAATTGTACGCAGGTCAATGTGTAGAGTTAAACAAACTAACTACTCGGCAGGTCCTTCGCTCAGTTGGATATCCTGCTAAAACCGGTTTGTTTGGCACTAGGTGTAACGTAAAGTCGTATCCTCATCATATGAGCCATGCTGCTGCCGGGTTTCAAACTAGCCCGTACGATGACGCTACGGTGTTAGTAGTGGATGCAATCGGTGAATGGAATACCGCAACTATATGGGATGCCCGGTACGATAGCGAGGGCAAAGCAGTATACAAAAAGTTATGGAGCCAATCGTATCCGCATAGTATCGGATTATTCTACAGTGCATTTACTAAGCACATCAATCTTAAACCTCTAGACGAAGAATACATTTTCATGGGCATGGCAGCGTGGGGAGAAAATCGCTGGTTTGATCGTATCTATACTGACTTCATTGAGAATTCGAGCGAATTAACATTTAAGAAAAATTTACATATTGGTATAGATCCAAATTACTTACCCGACGCTCTTAATGTTGATATTGCCGCTAGTGTGCAAAGCATCACGGAACATCTATTAGATCGATTAGTAAATAAAGCAAAGCACATGAATACAAGTAAGAATCTTGTATTCATGGGGGGAGTCGCATTAAATTGTGTTGCCAATGCAAACATCGGAGCGCATTACGAGAATATTTGGATTATGCCAAATCCGGGCGATGCCGGTAGTAGCTTAGGTGCCGCCGCACTGATGTACGGAAAAAAACTGAACTGGGATGGGCCATTTCTTGGTTATAATATTCCGGGCGAGTACCCAGTTAACCAAATGGTTGATCAGCTATTAGCAAATCAAATCGTTGGAGTTGCTACTGGTCGCGCAGAGTTTGGGCCTAGAGCGTTAGGACACCGCAGTCTGCTTGCTGATCCACGCGGCTCAGAAATTAAAGATAGAGTAAACGAAATTAAACGTCGACAAAAGTTTAGACCATTTGCTCCAATGATTTTAGAAGAAATGGCAGACCAATATTTTAACATGCCGAAAAATTGGAAAGCCAGCCCATATATGCAAACTGTTGCAGTAGTTAAAGACCCATCACAGTTTCCAGCTATATGCCATATCGACAATACTGCACGAGTACAAACAGTAGGCCGTGAACCTCAGTTTGCTGGAGTAAGAGAACTACTCGAAAAATGGTTCGTGTTAACTGGATGCCCGATGCTGCTAAATACTTCGCTTAATATCAGGGGAGAGCCCATGGTTAATACTCGCTCGGATGCTGATAGATTCGAGGATCAATACGGTATAACAGTAATATCATGAAAATTTTAATATTTGGATTGCCAGGAAGCGGCAAGAGTACACTAGCAGAACCGTTTGCTAAATTAGTAGGCGGCATATGGCTTAATGCAGATGCAGTGCGTAAAGAATATGACGACTGGGACTTTACCCCCGAAGGTCGCATGAGGCAAGCACAGCGTATGAAATTTTTAGCAGATGGTGTAGTTAAAGCAGGCAAAGTTGCAATCGCAGACTTTGTTTGTCCCACTGTACAAGCTCGGGAGGAGTTTGGCGCAGACTTTGTTGTCTGGATGGATACTATCAAAGAGGGTAGATTCGAAGACACTAACAAGATGTTTCAAACACCTGCACATTATGACTATCACGTAAGTGCATGGTTTGATGATACGCATGAACAACTGGCAAAAGTAGTTTCGAAATATATGAAAGCTCAAAATGGAAAATGAAAAAGTATCACCAAAACGCCACTTAGCCAAAGCGGTTACCTGGAGAATTGCTGCCAGCACAATAACAGCACTAATCGCTTTTGGTTTCGGTTTGCCAGCATCTGCAATAGGCGGCGTGTTCTTTGTTGACTTGGTACTGAAGTTTGTGTTATACTATTACCATGAACGCTTATGGTATAAGCACATAACTTACGGAGTTAAAAAAGATGTTTGATAATCAACACCCCACAACACAGATGCTGGGAAGGTGGCAACCCTGGCATCCTGGACATACCGCATTGTTTAAAAAAGCACTGATGGAAACTGGACAAGTTTGTATTCAGATTAGAGATGTTGGAGGCATTGTTGGCGCAGATGCAGGCGCAGGAAGAACTGCTACACAAGCTGACAATCCTTTTAACTTTACCGAAGTTAAGAACAATATCATACAGGCATTGTTTGAAGAAGGTTTTACCTACAATGAGGAATACATTATTATGCAAGTTCCTAATATTGTAGACATCAGCTATGGTCGTGGTGTAGGATATACATTTACACAGCACGACCTAGGTGAAGAAATACATGCTATCAGTGCAACTGAAATCAGAGCTAAGTTGCGAGCAGATGGAAAACTATGATTTTAGATTTAGCAGTAGGTATCGCACATTCACTATTTTGGTTCGCAGTAGTAATGCTAGAGCTGTTTGTTATTATACAAACATTGAAGTGGTTAACAGGCGATAAGTTAAACTAGTAAATTATCTGTAAGCTCTTGCCATGCGCTGTCTAGGAACGAAGATTGCTCAAACCATTTACGGTTATGAGTCAGCACTGGTTCCATTTGTTTAAGTAGTACTTCTAACTCGCTATTGCTACGAACACATAATTTAGCAATAGCATCATTTAATACTAGTATACGCTGTATTGGATCTTCAATGTCATCGTAGCTTTCGTCAATCCAGTCACTGAATGTTAAAAATCCATACGACCGTAGATACTTTAGGCTGTGTGCAGGACCTAATAACACAAATGGCATTTCACTAATTATAGGCTTAAACACTTTTTCAGTTAAGTGCTCTTTGCTACTCCAGAATTCAGTTTCAGTGACAACAAACAGAAACGATTCCATGCATTGATCCACTGCACTTAATACCATACTGCCGTTTGGTATATGGTCCGACGAACTAGTATCAACTCGCAGTTCGGGTAACCCAGCAAGCTCATCGATTGCCCATTGTAGGTCTAGACCCTTTGTGCGTTCTGCCCATTGTAGTTGTTCAATATTGTTACCGTGCTCTGGACAGTCAACACTATAGCTAACGTGTCCTTGTTCTAATAGATTTCGACGCTTTAAGTCAGCTACTGCAATACTACGATAGCACCTTGCATTTCCAGTAATTCGGTTAAAGCTAATAAACTTTTTGTTGACTTTACGGTCGGATGGCTGTATAATATGAGGACTGTACCGGTAGCCACGGAACCAGTCGTGTGCGGCAAATATATGGTAGAAATAGTAACAATCGTCGAACTGGAATTTGTCTAAAAAATATTTTTTAGACTCACTCTGGCGTTCGGTGTTAAGTAGTATTATGCGCCTGTTGTCTGTACCAAAAGTGTTTTTAACATGGTTAAACAGTGCATCGTTGTACCCAGGTATAAGCGGTTCTTGATCATAACAAAACAATACTGGTCCTTCATCGTCGCCACCGGAGTTTAACATTTCTAGACTGTCGATACTGCTTGCACCAAAAGGAAAAGGATAAATGACCATAACCCCATTGGGCCACTTGTTGCAGGCCATGCGGAAAATGTTTTCATAATGCGAATGGATATTATACATGTTTGATGTTTTCTACTTTGGGCCTAAGCCAAATTTATTTGCGTTTGAACGCCCTGCAAGTTCTCTTCAGGAAGCATTGCACAAGTCAAGGACTCGTTACTGTTGGTATTTATACGGCGGCAACGACTATACTGACTTTAATTTTAATATTGTGCCCGAACCATGGATGTCGCAGTTTGTACATACATGGCCTAGTCAGTGGCAAGCCGACGGTGGGGTGTACTTAGCAAGCAAGCATATTGTAGGTACACAGTATCATTTTCGTGCTGACCAAACAGTAGTTCGGATGAGTGATCCGACTAAGTGGGAAAACACTAGCAATGTCACTGACTTTGATTATAGTTGGCATCCAAGCGTACACGAACCAGATTACGAATATCATTTCCCTACACAGCACCAAAGCGCAGGCGGCCCAATCTATCCGGGTACAGCAGGCATTAAGTTGTGCAGTGACCAACGAGCAACAGTAGGTAGCACCACCAAAAATTGGCACATACCAACTGGCATGACAGTTGATACTAGTTGGCACCCTAATCCGTTGGATCCAAGTTACACTTATCACTTTCCCACTAAGTGGCAGAGTGCCGGCGGAGTAATGTACATTTCGACGCACTCTAGTACAACTGCTATTAAGTTTGCAGATTTTGTAACTAGCGAAGAGCCTAGCAACGAGAATTGGACGGTACCAGACGACATTGACGAGTCCACCATTGACTTTACCTGGCGCCCAAATGTATTAGACCCTTCTTACATTTACCATTTCCCCATTGGTGATATACAAAGTTCTGGATTAGTCTATACAGCACCTGGCGCAACAGAAGTTAAACTGATGGATTACTTCCCTGGGCATGATATAGGCACGTTTAAAGAAGTTGATGTGTTTTACGTAGACAAAAGCAACACTTTATCACAAGCAAGGTACAAAAAACTACTAAAAACTTACCCTAAAATGCAACGAATTCGGTATGCTAACAGTATGCTGGAAACTATACGTCGATGCGTTAATAGGTCTAGTACTACGCGATTCTGGGTTATCAGCAGTGAAAATGTCTACGATGACTTTCAGTTTGATTGGCGCCCCGAGAGCTGGCAAAGTTATATGACTCATGTGTTTGGGTCGCAATGGAATAAGTGGTCCGATACTTTCTTAATTAATAAATGGGAATTTGAACGTTCAAGTAAGTGGGCAACCGGTTTAGAACATTTTCCTAATCTAAACTTTGTAACGGATCAGCAGGTGCTAGTGCCCGACGACCTACATGCAATAGTTTATGTAGATTGGGGGTATGATGACAACAATCAGTTTGCTAGCTTACAAACTGCTCACCCTAATATACAAAAGACAAGATTTGTTGACAACTATCTAGATACATTCAAGCGGATTATTAATAACCATCAAGGTCACGACTACATCTGGGTTATTAGCAGCCTCTGTGACTACAGTAAATTTGACTTTAGTTGGCAACCCGAGCCGTGGCAGGCCGAGATGATACATGTGTTTCCTAGTAGCACACAGCGCCGAGGTGACACCTTTTACATCCACGTGCCAAGTTTTGCAAAACAAATGCACGATCTAGAAATACTAGATTGGTTTAATGTTATTAACTATTGTAACGAACAACAGGTGTCCCGTTGGCCTGTTAACATTGTAACATACAATGGAGACAGTGCAGTTGATGTTGTTAACACTTTAGAGTTTAGTACCGGGCCATACGAATTAGTAATGCACCATACTACTCCGGAGCGGAATGCTATCAACTGGGCAACAACTCCTTGCTTATGGAGATCGAAAGATCGCATGGCAATAAGTTTGTCTACCAACAATGCAACAGTGCTAGTTCCACGAGATATAAAGTTACAGCAACCTATTAAACAGATTTATGATTACCCATTTGTTAGTAAAACGGAATCGAGAACAGTAGTAGCACCCCCATTGGATATTGTATATATTAGTAACGGCGAACCCGATGCTGAACGCTGGTATGAACATCTAAAGTATCAAGTGCCTAACTACAGTAACAAATTACATCGTGTAAAAAACATCAATGGCAGAATGGAAGCATACAAAGCGGCTGCAGAAGCAAGTACAACTGAATGGTTCTTTGCTGTATTTGCAAAACTTCAAGTAAGCGACACATTCGACTTTACATGGCAGCCTGACTACTTCCAGGAAGCAAAGCATTACATATTTCATGCACGTAACCCAGTTAACGGATTAGAGTATGGGCATCAAGCAATGATTGCATATAACAAAAGATTAGTACTTGAAACAATGAACAGCGGGCTGGACTTTACACTAACTAAAGCGCACGAAGTAGTTCCTATACTAAGTGGTACAGCACACTTTAATCAAGACGAATGGACTACTTGGCGTACTGCATTCCGTGAAGTGCTTAAGCTAAAACAGTTCCACGACACTAAGCCCAGCATAGAGAACGAAAGTCGTCTTAATGTATGGCTTACAAAAGGAGCAGATGTAGAAAATGGAAAGTGGAGCATCCTTGGTGCAAAGGATGCTCTTGACTATTATGCTAGCGTTAACGGAAATCCAGAAATGCTACAGTTGAGCTTTGAATGGGAATGGTTAAGAAATAAGTTCAATGAACTGGCTAGCTAAGTGTTATCATTTAAAAAACTCTATTACACTATTTACAATATACTCAACTTCGGGATCTGTTAGCTCGGGATATATAGGCAAACTCAATGTTTGTTGGCATAAGTTGCGCCCTGCTTCGCTAGCAAATCCATCGTAGTCTGCGTACTCCGGATTAAAGATGTTAGATGCCGCTGACGAATACAATGGGTAATCGGCCAGCGGAGTAGTGTAATGAACTTTAGTCTCGATGCCCTGCTCTTTCAAGTGGTCAGCTAAACTATCTCTGTGAAACAAAAATATCGGAAACTTGTGCCATGCACATGTAACATTATCTTCAATTTCAAGTACACGCACGTACGGTCTTAGTCTTTCTTGAAAGTATTTAGCAATTTCAGTTCTACGGGCTTGCCACGCATCGAAGTGATGTAGTTTAACTAACAACGATGCCGCATCAAGTTCGCTTAGTTTACTATTAGTTCCGCTTAGAACATGCCTTGATGTTTTACCGTTATCGCGTAACGACATAGCATTTAAGAACACTTCTTCGTTGTCGGTTAATAGCATTCCGCCTGACCCGTAGTTGTTTAAGTTCTTCATTGGATCAAAACTTAAACAACTAACATCGCCGAAGCTACCGCTTGGCATATCGTTGTAGGATGCACCTAAACTTTGTGCGGCATCTTCGATAATCGGCAAAGAATCAATGTTACCAAAAAATTTAGTTAGCAGGTTTATCTTATCGTAGTCTACCATGTTACCGTACAGGTTAACGGGCATTAGTGCATTAGTTTGGTATACGCCCAATTGGTCGGGCAAACTAGCTAAATCCATTAGCCCATGCAAGTCGGTGTCTACAATATACGGTTTATGCCCTGTTTCGTATACGCAGTTAAGTGTAGCAACGAAGCTAACCGCAGGCACCATTATCCTGCTTTTATAAGGTAGTTTAAGGGCTCTTATTGCAAAAATAAGAGCCTGTGTGCCACTGTTTACAGCTACGGCATACTTACGCTTACAACGGAATGCTAATGCTTCTTCAAGCATTAAAGTGTAGGCACCATCTAAGTGCCTACCCGAACTCCAAACTTGATCTGCTGTTTCTAGCAGTTCACTTCGTAAGTTTTTGTATTGCCTTTTGGTTCCAGTAAACGCTATTAGAGAGCCATTCATATTGTTTTGCGAATCCTTCTTCAATGTCTACTTTAGGGTCAAATCCAAAATCTTCTTTTGCACGAGTAATATCTAATGCACCGCGACTTGGGAAATCTGCATGTTTTTCTTTTACAGTAACAGCACCCTTGCCAACTAGTGTAATTGCTAAGTTTGCGGCTTCGAGCAATGTTTTACTATGACTCTTAGTAATGTTGTAGGTCTTGTTGACAGCATTTGGGCTTAGTCCTGCAAGGACCATACCTTCAGCGGCATCTTCAACAAAGGTGAAATCTAGTGTTTCATTTTCTCCGTTGACAGTAAGTTCGCTATTGCCCATTGCAGTAAGCAGAAACTTGCTAATAACACGGTCACTGACATCAAGCGGTCCGTATACGGCACTCGGGCGAATGATAGTATACTCTAGGCCATATTTGCGACAGTAGTCTTTAACTAGCATCTCGCCCGTTAGTTTAAGGATGCCGTACTCGCCTTGCGGGTTTAGATCTGCATCTTCGTTGACATGGTCGTCAAAGTCACCGTAGACCATGCTACTACTGATATAGACAAAACGTTTAACCTCATACTTAACAGACATTTCTAACAAGTTAAGTAGTCCACCAATCATAGTGTTACTTGAACCACCGGGGTCTGCACCTACTACTTTTTGCCTAGGAGGACTAGCCAGGTGAAATACAATGTCTGGGCGCATGAATGCCATAGAGCTATCAACAAACTTTTTGTCAACAATGTCTTTATGTAGGTAGTTGGTGCTAACTAGATTAGGCGGCAATGACATGATAACTTTCATACGTTCGCCCAACAGGTACCCAACTTCTTTCATGCTGACAGCACCGTTGTAGTTAGTAAGGTTATCGTAAATACTAACGGGAATTTGATGGTCGTTAACTAATTTCTGTACCACGTGGTGACCAATTAATCCTAGTCCACCAGTAACAAGTGCTTTCATTTTCTGTTTCCCCATTTTAGTTCGTGAAATGTGTAATTGACGTCTTCAAGCTCGCCGACAATGGCTATAGTATAGCTATAATTATACGAGTCAACGTCGGTGTAAAAAGTTATCTCTCCAATGGCATTTTCCATGCACCATTTACCGTGCTCGGACTGTTGCCATTCGTAAATTGGGCCGGCAGCATACAATACCGGATCTTCGCAATCGCCAATTGAAAATTTATGCATTATGAGCTTTCGTGTTAACCCATTGGCAAGTTTTGGCATTTGGCGATGACTCCAAATCTTAGACGGCCATTGGTGCTTTAATTGTGCCATGGCTTTGGTATCCTACTAGCTTAATATCGTCCATTGTGAACTTATTAATGTCTGTGATGTCTGGGTTTAACCAAAGAGTTGGTTCAGGTAATGGTTCACGTGTTAATTGTTCTTTTACCTGTTCAATATGATTTAAGTAGATGTGTGCATCGCCGAGAACGTGAACGAACTCACCGACCTTAAGGCCGCACACTTGAGCTATCATCGCCGTTAAGAGGGAGTAGCTAGCGATATTAAATGGGACTCCTAAAAACATATCACAACTTCTTTGATACATTTGGCAAGACAGTTTATTATCTTGACTAACGTAAAACTGTGCAAACATATGACAAGGCGGTAAAGCCATTTGGTCTAGTTCACCAGGGTTCCAAGCACTTAATATATGTCGACGTCCATATGGATCTATTTTAATTCCGTTAATTAAGTCTGCTAGCTGATCAGTTTCTTTGATGTGTATAGAGCCACCGCGATTGTAGTAGTTGCCGAAATCGTCTCTAAAAATTTCTTTACTGTGAATAATAGGAGTCTGCCACTTGCGCCATTGCACACCATACACACGACCTAGGTCGCCTTCAGACTTAGCGTTAGGTTTCCAGTATGGTGCTAGTGCATTAGGAGTCCAGATAGTTACTGTGCCTTCGCTAGTACCGTGGGTAATCTCAGCAAGACGTCGTTCGTTACCACTGCCTTCGATGAACCACAATAGCTCACCAGTGAGCGCCTTCCATGCTAGTTTTTTAGTTGTTACCGCAGGAAATGATTCTTCTAAATTATATCGTTGTTGCATACCGAACAGACTGATAGTACCAGTTCCTGTGCGGTCGCCGCGAACGGAACCTTTATCAAGTACTTCTTTTAATGCGTTTAAATAAGTTTTCATATTTTACAAATGTTGCCTTGGAGTCTGGACTAGCACTGCATGTAACTGGATGCATTCCTAGTAGTAGTTCTTTTATATCAATTCTAACATCTATTTTATACGAACCCTTGACATGTGTCAAGTAACATCTGTCCAATACATCTTTAGCGGCAAGAACAATTTTAGGCCCACCGATAACAAATATCTGCTTAGTAGGATTAGCCTGTTCTAAAGTTAACAGTTCATCACCTAGGTTATCGCCGTAAAGTGGTCTAGCATATACTCCTAACGTAGAAACTCTGTTAGTAACTACGTAACAAGTGCGCCCGCTCAATGGCTTAGGAAACTTATTGTCGTCCCATGTATTTCTACCCATAACAACAATGTTGTTCATGGTTAGTTTTTTAAAAAATTGTAGATCTTCGGGAAGGTGCCAAGGGAGGGAACCTTGGTATCCCATCCCTCCCCGGCTGTCTACTGCTAATAATGCAGAAATCATTTTAAATTTCTAAGTATTTCGTCGGTAAGTGGTTGAACTGTATCAGCTACATAATCGAGGTTAATGTAAAAATCTACATCATCGATTATGTGATCAAGCGCTTCAAGTCTACTATTAATCATTAGCTCAACATCGTCTGGGTGAAGTCCTTGATCTACTAACAATTCAATCACGTCAATACGTACAATGGTGCCATCCTTAAGATTAACATCTAACCCTTCCAGGCAATGTACCGGCACTTGCGACTTATCGACGTCTCCTAAAATCTTCTCCCAGACTTCCTTCTTTGTTATCTTAAGCCGTTTGCCCCGCCTTGGTCCGGCCGGTTTTTTCGGTTCTTGTTTTTTTGCTGGCATTTGATAAACCTTTGGCTTCATCTTTTAGTCGTTTTGCCTCAGCCAGTAGGCCCTTTGCTTGGGCTTCCATGTCAGTGGCTTGTTTAGTTAATCCTTGTGCGATATCTGAATCAGATAACACGCTGTCCTGTGGCGCCACTATAGCCTCAGTAACAACAGGTGGTTCTCCAACATCGCGCCCTCTAGTAAACGGGGTAGCTGACATGCCAGCGTTAGCATCCATATCGGCAGCACGTTTAGCGGCAGCATTACCAGCTGCCATGTCTTTAAGAATTTTATTAACTTCGTCTAGACGTTGCCTAGTTTTGCTATTAGGAGTTAGCAACACTTGATTGTTAGGCACTTTCTTAATTCGATGTTCGCTATGCAAGACATCTAAGATTCGACGACCATCGCTCATTGTAGTACGGTGCAATACATCGGCTAAGTCGATTGTATTTTGTGCCAGCACACCTTCAACAGTTCGCATTAACTCGTCATGCACCAATTGCGGGAGCTCGTCGCTGTATGTGATCAATGCCATCCAGTCCTCGTCTGGCACTTCTCGGAATAGTACAATACATCTACGTTGGTTATGTATTGCAACATGTTTTGTGAAACTCATTTTGCTCTCCTTTATGCTTCTAGCGAAGCAGTTTCTTCTGGTGTTTCGGCATTTGCTGTTTCGGCATTTGCTGTTTCGCGAGTGATAGCACCGCTTGCTTCCAGGAATGCTAATAGTCGATCGTGCAAGCCGCCAATGTTAACCATCTCGTCTGCACGGAACGCACCACGCTTTGCACATACTTGCACAGTTTGCAACATTAGCAACAAATCGGTAATACCCAATCCGACGGGTGCGGCTGCCGCTTCAGTTGTTTGTTCTACTTCACTCATTAATAAAAACTCCTTATTGGTGTTGTAATATATAGTTATATTTAAACTATAATACTCTGATTAAAAAATTATTTTTTGGACTAAAACCATTCGTTAGATGGTTGATTTATTTGATTTAGCATAAGCGAGAAGTAAGTAGCTTCGCTATGCTCTTCAAATGCAACAGTAGAAAGTATGTCAAGTTTACGCTCAACACCGGATCGTACTTGAGTATCTCCAATCCAATAACGACCTTCTAAATTCTCATATACCCAATTACTGATGTCGAGTTCGGACGCATTTTTACTAAATGAAACAGGCATAAAGTGAGGAGGGCAATGCGTAACTACCCTCCTTGTACCCGATATGTTAAACCAATTTGGCTCAAGCAGTTTAAGCATTTACCGAATCTTGTTTGTTTGTTACCAGCACAATTTTAATTGGATCCTTGTCAACTTGCACAGGCATAATCTTAGTCTTTAGCACTTGCTCGGCACTGTCTTTAAAACTGTTAATTAGGTTCAACTGATTCATAGCAACTGCAATTTCAATACTGCGAGCCAAATCTTCTAGTACATGCTCGAGTGCTTTAATACGATCCACTGCTTCTTCTAGCGTTGCAGGCAAGTTAAGCCACGCATTATTATCTGAATCAATCTCTACATTCTCACTAGTAGCATTAACTACGATATCAGTCATTTAGTAACTCCTTGTTCTATAATTTTACGCATAAACTTTAGTGCGTCGTTGTAACTAGTTGCAGTAATTTCTTCGTCATAAATGTATGTTTCGCGCCCGTAGTATGTAGACTTCGAAAACCCGTTCAACCCACGACAGTCCCAGCAGTGTGATGCACCTTCGTAATCAATAAACTCGCTCAATGGCTGTTTAGATTTAATTTTGTTGTACAGCCGTGATACGCATCCAGTTCCGCGCTCAACATCGTTAGTGCCGCTCATCCAAATAATAGGGCGAGCAATGTCCGTTGACAACCAGGTATTATCAGTATATGAACACCCACCATAAAATGCAACTGCGGCAACTGGAATGACATAGCCTTTTTCTTTAGCTTCTTCAATGATAAAATCTTGCAAGCCCATTGCAGATACCATTGCGCCAAGGCTTGTACCCGAAGTGAAAATCATATTGGGATTAACACCTGGGACTTTGGCCAACTCAGTTGCGGCTACATACATATCCTTAACAAGGCGTTCTTCGCCTAGTGGCTTGTCCTTGCCGCAATTTCTGCGAGGGCGACCTTGACCTGAAAAATCGGAAATAGCAACAGTATATCCTTCTTTTAGCATAGCCTTCACTAATCGCATAACATCAGTATCATTACGCTGATGGATGCCTGCGCACGATGGCAAAAAGACTACCCCGGCACCATTCTGTTTTTCGGGCAAGTAAATCGGTGCACCATATGGCTCGCCGATTTCGGTAGTAGGTTGTTTAAACTTTAGATCTTCGTAGCCGTTGTCTTTAATGTAAGAGCGGCTCCATGCCATAGCAGAGCTAGCTACTAGAGACAAACTTACAATAACGGTTGCAGTTCTTAAAAATTTCATGATAACTCCTGTGTGTATGTGTTGCTGTCTATGTATACTATTATACAGATCACCAACCAAAAGGTCAACCGAAATATAACACTTTTTCCAGAATTCTACAAAAAGATCACCGGAAAAAGTGTGGTTTTATTGCAACAATTAGCGTTTAGCTACTTCTTCTTCGTAATGTGCCCAAATACCAAACGGTGGCTCAGCAGTTGGATTACCTTTAATAACAAACACTGTATCGCAGTAATTTGCGTCACCCCAGCTATTCCATGGATAACCATCTGTGAACATGATAAACTTCTTGGGTTCAATCCCATGCTCTTTCATGTATGTCCAGTTAGCGTCGAAGTCGGTGCCACCGCCGCCCTCAGGGTGATATTCAGTGATGTCTTGCATATTGTCCGAAGTAAACTCTTGTTCGTTGTATACCTCGGTATCAAAGCTCCATACACGAATTTTATATTCGTCGTATTGTTGCATAATGCCCTGGATCTCGCCAAGGAAGTCTTTGATATCCTGTTCGCCAATTGACCCAGATGTGTCAACTGCAACGCAAACATCAATTTGAGTTCCCGGAATACTGCCCGGCATAATAGCATCGGTGTGCCATCCTTTACGACTTGGACGAGTCCAAGTAAAATCGTTTTTAACAGTACTTTGAATTTGTTGGTCAATCAAATCACGCCAGTTAATAACCGGGCGAGTCAGATCTTTAATAAGACGTCGGACTCCAGCTGGCAACTGCCCAGCTTCGGCACTCTTTGCGGCATTTAGCATAGCCTCTTTAATTTCGTCCCTCACTGCACGCCGCTCTTCTTCGGACATGGTAGGGCGTTTGCCTTTTCCGTCTTTGCTATCACCATCACCATCACCGTCACCATCACCATCAAGGTGTTCGTCTAACAGTTGGTCAAGAAGCTCTGCAATTTCTTGCTGGTCGGCATTCTCTAATAAGTCGTCGTATACTTCTTCAGCGGACCAGCCGCGGTATTTTGGACTATACAGGATAGGTACTGAAACAATTCGATCGCCGATATTTTGATCTAGCAAGTCAGAGTTAACGCAGTAGTCTGCCGCAATGTTAAAAATCTTCGGGTCACGTTCAGCACGGCGCCCAACATGATCGTATACACAATGCAATACTTCGTGCCCAAACAAAAACTCAAGTTGTCGCAACGGCAACGATGTTACAAATTTACTATTGTAATAGAATTTGCGTCCGTCTGTAGCGGCAGTTGGGCACCAATCGTCTGCATTAACTAATTGCAATCGTGTAGCCAAATTGCCAAAAAACGGCGCACGTAGTAGCAAGCCGACTCGAGCAGTAACAAGAGCTTCGACAGCCTTAGCGTCAACTACAGGATCTGTATTTGATGTATTTTTTGATTTCTCAGCAAGAGTAGTATCAGTCACGGGCTTCTCCTTTTGTACAGTATTTAACTATTATACAGTTAACATCTCAATTAGTCAACCTAAATTTAGCTAAAGTATGCACGGGCAGTCTAATAAAGTTGGGGGACTTACGGAATAAATCCCGCCCCCATCGCCCGTGACAGCGAACTATTATCGAGCGTTAGCGGCAGTAATGTACTTGCCGAATCGTTGATGAAACTCGTTGAAGTTTTTCAACTTACCTGGAATCAGTGGCAAGTTGTAAGTAGTTAAAGCAACCTTTGCGCCAACGACTACTAGTTCGGTAGTGAAATTATCCATCATAAAGCGGATAAATCTATCGGCTTGCGTATGCCACTCACCGATATTAGCAGGACCGAGCTTTTTAAATTGCTCTTGAAGTTCGTAGCACATGCCTGTAACCAAAGAGTACATAGCACTAATTTCTTTAGTTTTAAGTTCAGTGACTTTGCCATTGAGCACGTCTTCGGGGTTAGGCATTTCGCCAGACACACGTCGGTGTGCCATAAACTTAACTGCAAGGCCCTCGCCTACAGTACCTGCGATCAAATCGGTTAGTTCGTCGTGACTAATATCGCCTTCTTGCAAAAACTCGCTAACAAACGCCCATGTACGCGGAGTAGCAAAACTACGACTTGGGCTACGTGGGTCAAAGTCGAACAAATCAGCTTTGGCAAATGTCAAGTAACCGACTACATCTTTATGCAAACGATTATTAACAGCCCACGTCTGCCATGACTCGAAGTCGGGGCGGACTTCCAGGTGAACAAATCGATTGGCTAGAGGAGTAGGCATACGGTAAGTAACACCTTTATCGCTTTCTCGATTACCAGCGGCAACTAGCACCACGTTATCAGGCAACACATACTTGCCAACCCGACGATTCAGGATGAGTTGGTATGCGGCAGCCTGTACAGCTGGCGCCGCAGAGTTTAGCTCGTCGAGGAACAAGATAATAACAGGGTACTGACTTGCCATTTCTTCATCGGGCAAGTCAATCGGTGGAGCCCAGTCCATCTTACCGCTATCGCGATTAAAAAACGGAATGCCTCGAATGTCAGTGGGCTCCATTTGGCCTAGGCGCAAGTCAATCATATGGCCACCAAGGTCTGTAGCCAAGCCAGCGACGAGGTCGGACTTGCCAATGCCTGGAGGACCCCACAAAAACACAGGGCGCTTAATGTTGAAACAGCGAAGTACACGCCCCCGGGCTTCGGAAGGGGTTACGGTACGGGTAGTAGTAATATCACTCATGTCACGGGTTCCTTAAAAGTTACTATGCTGTAAGTATATGACACTTTTTGGTTTGTGTCAAGCGATTTGTTATTAATCTAAGCGTGAGCCAACATAAATGTCGATATCGTTAAACGAGTTTTTCATCACTGTGACAAATGCCTTTGCTCCTACTTCTTTGGCGTCAACGCTTTGGGTAAACGTCTTGTCCGGACTCCAAAACTTCAGTGACTTACTGTACGAATCCTTGCGGAACCCATTTGCAATCAGCGCCTTGCCCAGTTTGCTGTTGGCACGAACACCGTAGATGTCAACCCAGGTAAAGCCACATCCGCCACGTTCGCCGTGCTGGGCAATATAGTTTTGCGTCTGACGAGTAGCTTCTACCACCGCTTGATTAACTGCGGCTTCTGCGAGAACATTGATGTCTGTAGTCATTTTTCAGGTTCCTTAAACAAAATCGTAAAATGTTGCTTCCATACCGGACTTGCCAAAGCAGATGCCAACTGTCTGATTGTTGACACTGAGCATACGGTAAACTTCAGTAGCAATCGCTGAGTCCTGTGTCTCCAGGAACATGGTGCCGTTGAAGAAAGAAGCATCAACATCAGTAACTGACTCGGTGATTGCCAAACAACGTTCTTCGAAATTCATCATCTTCAACTCCTGTTTTGCTTTGCTATGTATATATTATAACAAATTTGGTAATTATTGTCTACCAAAAACTTAGTTCTTGTTGTTTTTAAGCAACAAAATCGTAAACATATTCACCGCCTGCTTTGCTCTGTTGAACCTTACAGTTAGTGGATTCCTGCAACATTGTCAGCACCTGTTCAGCGGCATCAGAATCGCATTCAACGAACAGTGAACCGTTAAAGAAACATGCCTTACGCTCTTCCTGGATAACTTCTGCTACTTGATGTAAAACTACTGTTTCGAATCCCATATCAACTCCTGTTTGTTGCTGTCTATGTATACTATTATACAGATCACCAACCATAATGTCAACCAAAATCTACAAAAATATTGTAAAAAATTGTTGTGTTTACACCACAGATTCAGGCAATGCGTCGATTAAATACTGCTCCGAAATGCCATGGGTATCGTATCCTTGCAATACCATATCGTAGTAACCGTTTGATGGGTCAGTTAATTGCGCACCTTCGGTCATGTAATACATAAGTGCTTCGATAGTATCTCCATTCTCGGTAGTTACTGTAACAAATTTGCGTAGATAATAATCAGGAAACCCCTCGAATGCATCTAATGATTGCAAGCATTCATTACTAATTTGCCATAATACTCCGGGCGCTATATGTCCATTATATTGAATCATATCAGCATGATATTTAAATACCATTTTGTAATCTTTAATATATCCAACACCAATGGCACGAGCATTGGGGCACCTTTGAGACATTGAATCAAGATTGGTATTCATTCCGTAGGCAAAATAGTATGTCATTAATTGGTTTCCTTGCGGTTATTTAAATTTTACGTTGCGTAAATACTCAATTCGTTGTTTAATTTCAGCTACTCGTTCTGGAATTGTAACAGCAGATCTTACTGGCATATTAACTCTTTTAGGCTGTATTGGAGACTTAGGCCTAATAGGAAATATTGGTTTTACATCTTTTGCATTACGAAACATAACTATCAGAAACATCGGCAAGTTGGGTTACAATCTGATTTGTGATTACCACACCACCGTGTATTTGTTGGTATAACTCAGCAACCGATTTTACGTAGAAAGTATAGACTTTTCCAGTGCTAGTAATCAATGAAAATGGCATGGTATTTCCTTGTTTGTTGCTGTCTATATATTTATTATAGTGCCTGTGCCTTAAAAAGTCAACCAAAATCTGTGGGATTTACGCAACTCTTGTATCAGTACATTGATAAATAACTACAGTACACAGTAGTAACAAGGGCCCACTATCTACTACTGTTCGTGCAGATTTATAAATCATCAGGAGATAAACAAATGGAAAAACGTACTTTACGTTGGGTTTTAGCCCATGAGCCAATCGAAATTTTTATTCGTGCGGCAACCCGCTTTGCTAAAATTGTTACCGAAGCCACAGATGGCCAAGTTGATATCGAAATTCTTTCTACAGAAGAATACGCACAAAAATATCACGGTGTAGCCCGTGCCGATACACAATATCGCTACGAACTAATTAAGCACCTCGAAGCAGGCGAGTTAGAAATGAGCCAAATGTATACAACTACATTAGGCACTATGTTTGACAAAGACCTACTAGCACTAGATATGCCATTCTTGTTTAAGGATCACGATCACGTAGCTCGTGTACTAGATGGCGAAATTGGTACAGGTCTACGTGACGGCTTCGCAGCTAAGACAAATGCACAACCATTGGCATTTACATACAGCGGCGGATTCCGCGTACTACCATCTAGCAAAGAAGTTGCAACACTTGCAGATTTAGCTGGTGAAAAAGTTCGCACAGGTAGCGAAGTTTCTAAGGAAACATTCAAAGCCATCGGTTGTGAAGTAGTTGACGGTATTTTAATTGAAGAAGTTGGTGCCGCACTTGGCGACGGTCGCATCGTTGCTGGCGAAAGCACATACCCACGCTTATACGGCGGCGAGCAGTTTGTTAGCCCAAGTAAAACAGCTAAGGTTGTTGTAAACTCAGAGCACAGCTTGTTCCTAACAACTATCCTTATCAACAAGGATGTATGGGCTAGCTTTAGCGCAGAGCTACAGGAGATCATGCTCCACGCCGCTAAAGAAGCAGCCATTGAAGAGCGCAAAGAAGCACTATTGGATATTGAGAAAAACCGTATCCGTTTAGCGCAAGACGGCGTTGAAGTGGTATATTTGTCCGATGCTGACATGGCTGAGTTCCGTGCCCGTACTGCACCAGTATACGAAACACTTGATTCAATGTTTAGCGAAGGCCTAGTAGGCAAGATCAAGTCTGCTTAATTTTTAATTAGCACACAAGAGTTAGAAAAAGGTACCAAACGGTACCTTTTTCTTTGTCTACGATATGTTATGTGTAAATAATACTAAGGAGATTATTTAAATCATGTTTAACTTTTTTGTAAAATTTATCGAGCGCTTTTTCGGATCACTGCCTAAGGTTGATTCCGTTGGAGAGTTAGCCCCGTATAAAATTGAACCCCCAGCATCAGTTGAGGAACCGCCTGCAAAGGCAACTGCTACGCCGGCAATAAAAGTAGTCAAGCCAAAGAAGGCCAACGCACCAGCTACGCCTAAAGCCAAAGCACCAGCTACGCCTAAAGCCAACGCACCTAAAGCATCTTCTACGCCTAAAGCCAAAGCACCTAAAGCACCTGCATCTAAAAAGTAAATGATATACTGCTTTGACGAAGATGTTAGTTTTTTTAACTACATTCTAGAAAAAGATAGTATACCATACACTAGGTCTCAAAGTCCAACGAATTCGGTGGTATTACTACATACACCGTATCCTTGGACTTTGTCTTGGGCAAATAAAGTTGAAACAGTGTTGCAGTCTAACCCTAGACGAGTTATAGTATTTGTAACCGAACTACACGAACCAGTGTCGAACTGGATAATTCAGCATCCTAATTTAGAGTACTACAGTGCCGGAATTGTATATAGACGCTCAACTATCAAACAGCACTACTACATGGATTGGTTTGCTATTACCAGGGACTTTTATCAAAATCGCGAGCACATATTATCAGACGTATGGTCTAGCAAGGTCTGCGATACAGTTACAGTAAATGCATTACTGGGTCGCAAAAAGCCGCACCGCGATATTGTTTATGCTGGACTAAAAGACAATCCTAATGTTGTTATGACCTACATGCATACGCAACATAGCATTACTAGCAATGTGCAAGACCCTAATCAGTTTGTATGGGAGGGGAAGCCGCAGTCAGTTAACTGGACCATTGATAAAATTGATTACGACGGCGAACAAGTAAGTTTGAGTCAGGTAATTCCGACATCTATATATAAAAATACCAGCTGGTGTCTCGTAGCAGAAACAAACTATCACAGCGGCTATATTTTCTTTACTGAGAAAATAGCTAAACCTATATTAGCAAAAAAGCCGTTTATCATTGCTGGCAACCCGCATAGTTTACCGGTACTACACGCACTCGGGTTTAAAACATTTTCTAATCTAATAGACGAGTCGTATGATTCAATTGAGGACATGGATGTTAGGATGAGTACAGTGGTATCTGTAACTAACTACCTAACATCCATGCCGCCTGCTAAAGTTCGTGCCATGCACGACCATATTCAACACATAGTTGAGCACAACTATCGTGTGATGATGGATACTGATTGGCAACGAACTAACCTAGATAAACTTAGCAAAATGATCCTCTAAGGTCATGTTGGTATCAACAGGGATACCATCCCAGGTTTCGAACGCCCCAATTATATTAAAGCAATACTCGTAACGTTTCCAAAAATTGTAAATGTCTGGAGTATTGTTGTTCCACCCTTTTGCTTTAAGTTCATTATCAAGGGTTACACTCAGCTTACAAGTAGGCATATTGCATGCTTGCTCAGCAGTGATAACTTCTTGCAGTAGCAAATCACGAATAGTACTATTAGGCACCATATGTTCGAAGATGCCTTTGCCCTCAACTCCTACTTCAACATAGTGTGAACCAAAGTTTTCTTTAATACAATAGCCGTGATATCTGCGAAGGGCATTATCAATATCGTCTCTAATTAAACGACTAGTCTGTTCGTCGTTTAATGTAGTTTTATATAGATTAACCAGTCGCGCTAAGTTATTAAACACATACTTGCTAGTCGCTTTATACGACTCGGTATTGCGCTTAGTACGTACATACACTGGCTGCCGGAACGCAGTAATTGCTTCTTGCAACGTTGTCATTATGCTGCCTTACGCTTTGCTAACACCCCACGAGGCATCAGTCCACGAACGGGATTAGTAGCTACCTGCATCTTTGCACCTTCACCGTGGTATGGTAATACAATCTTGCCGTCAGCAATCATATAAACTTCTCGCAGAAAGTTGCTCATTGCACTCGGGGCACTCCATGTTGCACCAGGGTTAATATGTGCCCATTGCAATTTTGCCTTTGCATGCACTAGATCACTGCTAGAGTAAATTGTACTAACTGCTTTTAACACTTTACGCATCCACCGTGCTGGCAGTTTCTGAGTTGAGCCAATACGAGCAAGTTCGTATAAGCCAATGAAAACACCTTGATCAATTTCTTCCTGGTCAGGGAAGGCATACAAGATAGCATCAAGTATTTCAAATAAAATGCGTCCAGAATTATCAAGGTCAATTCCTTTGTACGCATACTTGAAGTGACTAAAGAAGTGCTCGTTAATCCCACATTGAGTGGGACTCTTACGTGCATTTTTATCTTGCAAGTCAATGCCTAATGCATCAAATTGATCTTGCAAGGTCCTTGCCCGCGCATTTCTGATATCGTGACTACCTAGTTTCCAGCGAGTGAGTGCATTGCGGTGCAGATCGCCGGGAGTTAGTTTTTTAACACCAGTCTCGTTTAGCATTTCAAATGCGTAACTAGGAAATGCTGGGTCGTTCGTTACAACTACAGTACAGGGTCCTGCGGGATAGCCCAAAATTGCCATAGCAATGCTTCGTTGCTGTCCATCATATATTGTTGTGATATTGGGATCTACTATGGTAGGGTAGCCGTCAACCTGACACGAACTAGCAGGCCCACATAGCCGCGGGTCAAAGTTTCTCATAATGTTGAGAATGTGTTTCGGAATGGCAGCTCGTTGTACTTCGTAGTCTAGCCATTGAGTGTCAAAATCAACGAAGTGTGTGCCTGTGGGGAATTGATGGCCGTTACCGTCCACTCGTTTTCTGAGTACAGATATAGCCTTAGAATCTACTCCGAAATCACTTTGGAGAATTAAACGAACTTCGTTTACGACGTCTGAGAATTTACGAGTTAATCGCATGATATGTTTCCTTTTAAAATAAAAATAGCCTTCGGGACAATCCCTCAGCATGTATCTATTATACAATAAAAAAAGCCGGCATGTCAACCGGCTTTTTAATCTTTTTAATGTAAGTAGTAAGTATTACTTTACCTTGACGCTACTTCATAGTAAAACAAATGACTATCAATTCTGCCTATGTAATGTATACGTTTACTCCATGATGGGTTTACGTAATTAGCATGATAGTGTGTAGCGCCACTTACTAGGCCATCCCACCGGTTATGTAACACAATGTCGCTCGCAATTGATTTTGCTTGACTATACGCATTAGTATCTCTAATTTCGTCTGGCAATCCATCGCAGTACCAACTAAATTGACATTTGTTTTTTACAGGAACCATTCTAGCATCTATTGTGTCAGGTGTGCCTCGGGTTTTCCAACTTTCTGTATAAACAGCATCTTTAACTACTCCGCAGATTGTGTTAGGCCATCTATTATCTCTGAGACGATTTATAACAACACGACCGACTGCAATCATACCGTCGGTGCTTTGGTTGCGTGCCTCAAAATAGATATTGTCAGCTAGACATTCTATAGCGGCAGTTGGGTCTTTACTAATTGGCGTAGCAGATAGGTACTGCTCTAGTAACAGATTTAATGTTGCAGCTTCGCTGTCGGATACAACTAAAATTGGGTGAGAATAGCTGTGTCTAATTGGGCTGGCATCGGTTGCACTAGATGTCACCATAGTTCCTCCGAACGAAAGTGCAGTCACGATAGCAACAATAGCAAATATTTTGCTCATAGTTTCTTCCTTTTTTCAAGTGGGTTTACTATTTACTAACTGTATAACACCTAGTAAACAATATACTTTACAAGTTTAAGAATATTTCTCTAGATTGTCAAGATATTCGGCAATATTGCCAGCATGCAACTCTAGCATAAGATGGTCTTGTTCGTCGAGTATTGCCAGCCTGTGGCTTTGCTTGTATACGTAATACGGTCCGTTTAGATACCGCTCGAGCTGTAACAGTGTTTTGCCGTTTAAAGGTTTACTAAACTCGTACTTATAAACCTGCATCTTTAATTTAGCAACCAGTGCCCAACCAGCCGTGGACAGGTGTAAGCTATTGGGGTTTGTTGGATTTTTCCATGCAAGTAGATGCAGTTCTCGTATGGTTATGTCAGTGGAGTCAGCAACAGAAAACAGTATCTTTGTTAATTGTTGCTGACTATACTGCTTATGGGAAGATCTGATCACCATGCTTTAGTAATACAACCGAAAACTTGTTGGTCTTAAACAACAAATTGAGTTTTTTTGCTAAATTGATAGCATGCCCTGGGTTACTAAAGCTGACCTTTTTATATTTTGGCCCGGGGTAATGCACTAATATGTTATGCGTCTTAAGATTAATCGGCATGTTATCGTGATACACCGCCCATATACCGTCGCTAATTAGCACTTGGTCACTCTTAAATGTTTTTTTATCGATATGCTCAATAACAATAGTTGGTTTAGGTCTTGACATGTGATCTCTTATTGAAAAATAATATACTATTATTTACCTTAAGTTATAACGGGTTAAAACTTTCCGCCATCTAAATCGACTTGGACGACTAACTGCTCTAAGTACAATTGATGCAACTCTACATTTAGCGACAGTAGTTTAACAATGTCACTTAGCATTGCTGTTGCTAGGTCAATGTCAATCACAAGGTCTTTGCGACGCCCTTGTTGAGCGATTTTAACTCTTTCGCTAAATGTTTGTAGGTGTTGAGTTAGTTTGATTGGCGTGTTAGATTCCATGCATGTACCATTTCTTTTTCAGTTTTAAACGGTCCCATGTACGGGTATCGTTTAACAGTAATTAGTTTTGGGCAGTAATGACTAATCCAGTTGCCCGGATCCAGTTCAATGCAGTAGTATCCTGCACAAAACATACTCTTGCTACCAGCACTTTTACTATAGATAGGTATGCCAGTTTGCACGTTGTACGTAATATTGTATGCACGTGAATCTACCGGATATCCGTACAGCTCATTACTATTGCTAGACTTTGTCTGCTTACCCTTAACTACAAGATTGTAGTATTTTGTAATATCAGTGATGCTAGGAAATTTTGCACGTGATCCGTCATCGACATAGGTAAACCCGCCACCCTCAATTGCTTGAATAGTGCCCACTTTATTACCTTCTTCTTCTACGATCCAGAATTTGTTCTTAACTACTGGAGTTGCTACTTTGGTCATGTTGGTTTATACTCCGATGATAAAATATCTGCAAATTGCTTTGCATTCTCGCTAATGCGTGTGAGCTCGTATTTGCCGCAGAATTTTAAGAATTTACTTCCTATTTGCGATACTTGCTTTGGTACGCTATTATCAGCGATTGTTTGAGCAATCATTTCTTTGATATGGTCTGGTTGTGCAGTTAAGTCAACTAGTATTCGATTGCGTTCATAGTCGTCGAGTACACGATGCTCAACGTCATTGTGATCCACCCAGCGTTGTAACATCATGTTATTCCAGTTAAAGCCTTTAGTCAGGCGATCAGCAAATGCTTGCTCAAGCCCAATTTTATTCTTAGTACCTTTAGTTCTTACTCCCGGGTATGCACTAAACACATTGTCACTAGTGTCGCCGCGCATGCATTTCTCAAAAAGTAACCATGCAGGCTCCGGAATCTTTTTAGGTTCTTTTGTTTTCTTATCAAGCACTGGCTTACCTTTTTTATCAAATATGCCATTGATAGTATGCAGTTCTTCTGAAATTCCGTTATACTGCTGTACATTGTCTGATAGGAGTTGATAAAAATCGCTATCGCTACTAACAATAGTATGCTCGTCGGTTGGATGAGCTTGGATCCACCCTGCAATGAGATCGTCTGCTTCTAAGTTAGGATGTTGCAATACTGTGCAATTACTCTTGTTTGTAACAAAGTCCTTAAACTCATCAAAGGTTTCCCAAAAGAGTTTATCTTCTTCTTGCTCGGATACGGTTAATGCGGCACGAGCAACAGCACGATTCTTTTTGTAAGGCTCGTAAAAGTCTTTGCGCCAGCTTCGTCCTTCTAAGCAGAATACAACATGGTCTGCTTTTTGTTCGCGCCATACTTTAGCAATGCCGTTAAGCGTTACATGCATAGCAAAGCCTAGTTTAGTCCATGTATCTGCCGCACGGAATGCCGCGTGTCTTGCTCTAAAGAATGTGTTTGCTGTATCGATTACCAAGTATTTCATTAAAATGTCCAAACTTATTACTAATGTGTAACTATTATAACAGAAACAACTGCGTCTGTCAACTGGTATCTAGATTGTTTTTTAGTAATTCAGCCCATGCAACGTGACCATCTGCACCGAAATGATAACTATTTGGGTTTACCGTATTATAACCATTAGCTTTAAGCCATGTAAAATAGGTAGCAGATTCGTTGTATGGATTTATATAGGAGTTACCCCAATTGAATTTAGGAATGCTGTGCGCAACCACATTATTGAAATACAAATAGGTATTAAAAAATAGATGCGGTATCTTACGTTGTTCTAACGAGAGATGCCACTCCCAAATTCTGTTATGCCAATAGAACTCAATGTCTCTATGACGTTCGGGCGACGATTGTTCTATTACCCAATGTTTATATTTATCTTTTAAATCTGCAGGTACACTGTCAACACCGCTTGCATTTACTTGGTAGTAGTTTTTATCTTGGCCGATCCATTCTTCACGCTCCCACGTACTCCACCCTATTAGTACTAAGTTAGGTGTAGGGTTAGTTGCTAACCAATCTTCGGTTGTTCGGATAATACGATCGTTACTACTAGCACTTTCGCTATTGTTAACCACTTGCCATCCAAGGTGTTGAGCAAGTAAGTTGCCAAAACTTGCTATTACATTATCAGGATGAGGTCGTCGGTCCGGCGGCGGATAAGTCCATGGATCATCTTCTGCAAATGCAAACGGAACTACAGCTTCGGCTCCAGCAGAGTGACTATCGCCGTTAACGTATAATACCATTAGCTATCCTTATTATACTTGTTAGTGGCTTCCCATTGTTCGTGGTTTTCTTGCAGTATATTTCTGCAGATATCGTGAAACCAGCGATCAACAATTACAGACTCATCTTCGTTTGGTTTTTGTTGATAGCCAGCTCGAACTAAGTTTGTTACAAACTTCTCATTCCAGTCTAGTTCAAACGCACCGTTGCTTGGGCTAGCTTCATCCAGTTCCACTGATAGTACAGCGATGTATGGCTCTCCATTTGCTGTTGCAATGTCCTTTGCAGACTTCTTTGGTTTAGGAGCCTCTTTTTTATCTTCGGGTTTGGGCTTTTTCTTGCCCCAATCAAATAGTCCCATTAAATGTCCTCCATATCGCAAATGCATTTGGCAATTATTTTGCCATCCGACTCAATAAAAATATCACCATCTTCGATAATACAAATGCTATCGTATGGTTTTATATTTCCAAGAAAATCTATGTTTTTAATCCGTACCTTTTTATGTACATCGTCAGCATACTGGTAAACAAATTTTAAATAATTTGCACAATATAAAATGCCTGCCGCATTGAAGTCTATGCTTGGGTACGTTGGGTATCTGTATTTTGTGACGCCATCTTTGTAACGTGCGCCGCGTGACTGTTTGTGACTATCCCAAAATTCTCTGTTTCGAATTCCCGACGAGTTAGCTCGAAATATTTTCCCGTGGTCGACATGAATTCCGATACTGAAAAGTTCGGCGGAGTTTCCGCCCCAAACATGTTTGGTTTTAAAGATGTAGTCATCGATGTAATTTCCTGTTGTTGTAATGTTCAATTCGTTATCTTCCCTATTAGGTTCATTTAATGAATAGTTGGTTCTGAGAAAACTTTGATACACTCTCATGCCGTTTACTTTTACTTTGCTAGGCTCTTCGCTCATATAATGCCAGTGCAAATCTCCTAGAATTTTGCTGACTTGATTTAGATTCAATGATCCATCAGCCAAAAGGTGCGGCATCCCCAATACGATTTTTGTTTCAACGCTTTCTGTCATTCTGTCATATTCCACTGCTTCTAATCTTGTTCATTGTTTCTTCGTCCCAAACTTTAGCCTTCATCGCACGTTCATGTTGGGCATTCTTATACTCAGGTTCCCCAGGCATTGCCGAATATGTCCACATGTAGTCGGGGTGTGTACCTCCAACCTCGCTCCATTGCCAAAGCGGCAACTCGTTGTGCGTTTTGTTTATATTCGTCGTACCTGCCTCCGAGTGGCATAGTATAGACTGGGCAGTAGACTCCTGCCTTGGTGTACTCTGTAACTGCCTTTGCAACCTCGTCCACGTCATCCACATGAGCAACCACAAATTTAAGATACAAGTCAGCACCAGGAATGTCGTAATAACTACGAACAATTTCAGGCTTAATAGCATCATCCCAAGACTCTCCCGAAACAGAGAGCTTTGGACTGCAACTGAATGTAACGGTAATTTGGTCTTGATTTGCGAGATAATCAGCAAGCTCCGGTCTAATAACTTGGGTAGCATTTGTTTCAATAGTGACATTTTTTAAATCCTTCATGCGTGGATGGTTGAATAGTTCAACGTAATTACGTTGCCATCCCAGCATCGGTTCACCACCAGTGATAATAAAATGAATGTCCTGCCCACTTGGTAATGTCCAGCTACCAGTTGGTGTCAGTGCAAGCAATTGCTCTACTATTTCGTCAGTTGTGACATCCTGCATAAAGTGCTTAAACTCAGGGTAGATACTTGCATAGGTATCGCACCCGGTATGCACAATTGGCAAATCATTGAACTCTTTATAGTTATCAATGTTTTGGATAATAATTGCAACTTCTGGATTTGGAGTCTTGCTGTCATATGCCTCAGACTTGTCTCTACCAAATTTTTTGCATCTAAAGTTGCATCCGTACATGCGAAGGAATACGCTTGGCACACCTACGTATTTTCCCTCGCCTTGAATGCTATAGAATGCTTCTGAAAAACGCCATTTCATATTTTTATCCTTCGTATGTTGCAGAGTTGGCGTCGTGCTCAAACACTTCAACACTGGTTAATTTAACATTAGCACCAACACGATACCTCTGTTCAAACACTCTACCGTCAGGATGCGTCCACCCACGGCCTTCTTGGTATGCTGTTAAGATTTCCAACATTGTTCTATATGCAAGTTCTGCAAATTTTTCACAGCCAACACCTTCTACAATACGCAAATCAATTACGCCACCACGTTCATGTGGGCGAAGTTTACTAATCTCGCCAGTCCCGCTAGGCATCATTGTGCCTAGATTTGCTAGACGTTTAAACTCATCTAAAAACGGATCGTCTTGTGCAACAATCGTAGTATGATCAAATTGCCAGTCAAGCCACTCTTTAAATGCTTTTAGTCCACCAAAGTCCATAACCCAGTGGCGATCGTCAAGTGTGGGACTTTCAAACACCAGCTTAACACCGATTGAATAACCGTGTAGCGTCGAGCAGTGACTATGACTAGAACGCCATTGCCTGAATGTACAACTCAGACCTCTGTCGTTGCCATACTTTTTAGTACTATAATATTTTGTCATTGTTTCGTTTTCCCTATGTATGTTATAGGTGGCGGAATGTTTTAAGAGGGACGACACTAAGGCCTCTAATATCTATTCTATAGTATACTGGTATTTAGGCAAGTTGTCAAATACTTTTTTAACTTTTTCGATATCCTCGTGCATGTGTATACTAAACCAAATCCTTGGATCGGTAATTTTTACTTCATGCTCTTTAGTAATATTAATAATTATCGGAGTATCAGCCTGTGTCTCATAAGTGTACACTTGGTTACTGTCTGGTTCGTAGACTACGCCTGTCCCGCTGTTATCGTGCATTGGGTAGACAAAACTACATTGCCCGTTTTTAATACTGTCACGATGTCGTGGCACGTTACTACTACTCCAGCATATGGTTGCTGGTGTGAACGTTAACTCGGGAAACGTATGATTAAAAAATTTATCAAGCAGTTCAGTTTCGGGGATGCCACCTAGTACAAAAAAATCAACGCTAGGACCGCTTTTACTAATCCACCCACCGCTGGGTATTTCACAAACTACACTAGCACCACTTTCGTATATTAAGTGATTTAAGTATTTTCCGGTGTGTACAAAATCAGTCGCTACTGTTCTAACCATCGTAGTTAGTGCATCCCAATTGTGTGCAATTTTAAATTCTGGCTGGAACCCTAACATTGCATTAATGCTCCCACGGGAACACTACCCAGACATCATTTTCTGCTTTATTAATTTCTTTTACTGAATAGTCGGTATCAAACGCACTGGCTTGGTTATCAACTATACTTGCAAAGCGAACATTCTTATGCCAAACTGTATTCCACGTTTCTTCATTGGGCAAACAACTGCTTTGCCAATCTTGTTTAATCCAGTTAAATGTAGCACCGGTATCATTGATATCATCTAGAATAAGGATATTTTTGCGTAACGAAATATCCCATCGAGCCCCAGTGATTCCTGTCTCTTCACTTCGGTTATAACCAAATGCATCTTCGGCCATCCATAGATTGCTCTCTAAGCCAGTAATAGACCGGTCTCGCAAACTAACATCAAGTGTGTACATAGGGATGCCGAGACAGTGACTCATTGTAACTGCTGGTATTAGTCCTCCTCTGGTCAGTCCAACAATGTAGTCAGGCCGCCAACTGTCCTTATACATATCGAATGCAATCCGGTGAACTGCATCTTTAACAGCGATATCACTGATATATAATTTATTATCCATGTTAATTTCCTAATTTAGTTGATAGGTATTGCTCCCATTGCACCCACTTATCTTTAACCATAAACCCCCACTCACGCTGTTGTGGTCCAGGCATAAACAGTGTCCAGCAAGTTACGTCCGGATCAAGTTCGATGCGATGAAAGCTGTTAGCACTAGATACCCGAAAGTGTCCGGGCTTACGCCAAACAGCCACTTCGCAAAGTCTTTTACCATTTTTGTCATAATTTGGAATCCATTCATAGTATCCGCCCTTTAAAATAATTGTTGCATATGGCCAGGGATGATCGTGCAGATCGTCTGGGTCTGATTTTAGAAACTTGTGCAAAAATATATTTAACGGGAAACTCTTCCTGTCTTTTAAAAACAAGTAGTAACGTTCTAGGTACGGTTCGTTACTAGCACGGTCTAGTACAATGCGCTTACGACCTACTTTATCTAAAACTTTTAGAAACCATTTCATAGTATTGTCCTCTTAGAAGTTAAGTTTGTATCCTACTGTTGCACGTACATTAAGTTCATCCATTACATTCTTCCTTTAATTTTTGCGAGACATCACTCCACAACTCGTTAAATGTTGTTGTCTTTTTTAATTCTTGTTCAATTCGATTATTAAAACTTAAAATTCTCATTGCTCGTTGTTTATTTGAAACTTTTTCAACATTCACAACATCGTTAGAAATTGGTATGCCAGTATAGCACATTTCTTTATATTTTGCTAAAGTGTCGAGAGATAAATTTTTATAATTTTCGTATTTTGTTAAAACTTTATCTATTTCTTTTGCAGCCATTAATCGTATACTTTCAGGTGCGAATCTAATGTCTAATTCATAAGGATTAATTAAATCACACCAAAATATATCTAAATTTTTGGATAGGCAAAAATCATAAAAATCTAATAGATCAAATGCACTATATAAACAGTACGCCGGATGAGCAATAATGTGTTGATTATGTTGTTTTAGAATATCGATGTTGTTAACAAAGGTTTTCCATTCAGCTTTATGTCTGACGTATTCAAATCGTTTTTCTAAACAATCAAAACTTATCATCCAATGTACATTGATATTTTTATTAGAAATAATAGATTTGAACATCGGGTTATTTGTCAAATCAACACTTAAATTAGTTGTTATATGAACATTTACATATTTAGATAAATTGTTAAACAATTTATATATCGATTTCTGTAATAGAGGTTCACCGCCACCTACGGTAATACTAGATAAATGTTCTTGATTATCTAATAGATAATTTACGGCGTTCTCTTCATCTACTTTTCCAAGTTCAATGATTTTACCTTTGACTTTTTGCCATTCTGTACTACAATCTGGACCACAATAAAGACAAGTCAGATTACACAAATTATTCCAATTAATGCTACAACTGGTTAATACATTTTGATCGTTATTGTCTATTAGGGCACGAACGTCGGCATCTAAACTATTAACGTGCATCAATCGTTCACTACGTCCACCGTATGTTTCTGAGTCTTTACAATAACTACAATGATCGTGCCATTCTTCGTTTTTAATACTAGTTTTGATTTCGGATAATAGTTTATTTTGTAAAATTTTATCCACTGGATCTTGCAAATTATTGCCTACATTTTCGCTATAAGAACAGATCCCAGTTCCTCCATTTACTCCTAATCTCAGAGAAGTCCACGGACAGGGGCAAAATGTTTTACTTTGACTGGTTTCTATGATGATTTGTATGATGATTTGTATCCTGTTTGCCACTGCATAATACATTATACGACAAAAGAGATCAAATGTCAACCGCAGTGTGTAGGATAATGTGGTATTAATACAACGGTTGTATTAATACAACGCCGTAGTTTAATTACTTGGCTTCGTGTCTATTCAAGTATTCCAACACAGTTTCAGGACTTGAAACGCCGTATGGGTCCACTGTAGAATTGTCACAGCGGCCTGGCTCTTCAAAGAACTGTTCAATCACACCATTATACACAATCATAGCATAACGCCAACTACGCATGCCAAAGCCTAGATTGTCTTTGTCCACCAACATACCCAATTGACGAGTAAATGTACCAGAACCATCTGGGATGAACTTTAGTTTTTCAACCTGTTGATCCAACATCCATTTACGCATGACAAATGTGTCGTTTACACTCAACACGTAAATGTCGTCTACTGCTTTAGCACAAATTTCTTCGTGATGCTGTTCAAAGCCAGGCACTTGGTATGTTGAGCAAGTTGGTGTAAATGCTCCCGGCAAACTGAACACCACAACACGACGGTTCTTAAAGATTTCGTCTGTGGTCAAATCTTGCCACTTGAATGGATTGTCGCCGCCGATGCTGTCATCGCGGACTCGTGTTTTGAATGTCACACTTGGGACTGTGATTCCTTGCTTCATTATTTTACTCCTTGAAATGATCAAACTCAGTGTTTCCACTGATATGTTATTGTAACAGTATTTACTATAGAAATCTACTATTATTTCATTGTTTTTTATTGTATTTTCCTATGGCATCAATTGGTATTTCCATTGGCCAAAAGAAACCCGCCGAAGCGGGTATATCTAATTGGTATAGATTAAAACTTGACGTTAAATCCAGCAGTTATAGTGGTGTTATCACCTAATGCTGATGTTGACTTGCTCAATCTAGCTTCCCAATTCACTTTCTCGTCTTCTTTAACTAAACCTATACTAGCTTGATTTACGCCATCAGAATGATGTAACATAGTAAAGTCCACTAGACCTAAATCTACTTTGGCACCAACCGTGGCGTAATCATACATGGTGTTTGTGTTAGCAACAGCACGAGCAGTAATAATGTCACCAGTTTCAGTGTAAGCATCAGTTTTACGTTGTCCACTGGTGTAACCAATCACAGAAGTAACTTTATCATTTAATTTTAATTCATATGATATTCTCGCGCTAGTATCTGTACCGCTGGTGGCTCCAGCATTTGCCCAAGAACCAATGGTACGAGATAACAAGTAGTCTGATGTGACATGTGTTAGTCCTACTTCGACGGTGCCTTTTTCCAGTTCTTTGCCAATCGAACCATTAAATATACGTGTGTCAGCACTGGCACTGTTGCCTTGATTGTTAACATTAGTTGATAATTCTGCAATGCCGCCACCGATGATAATTCCATTTTCGATACGTCTCTTGCCACCTACAGTGATGCCTTTTGTGCGTCCTTCAAGACCATTTTTATAAACATGTGAAATGCCAATGGCTTTAATACCATCAAACTCTATACCTCTAGCCACGGAGTTTGTGATGTCTTGTGCTGTAGCAAGTTGATCAATGCGCCCAACTGCTTGTGCAGTTGCTATACTAGTTTGTACCAGATCAACAGTTGAACTTGAAGTTGTTACTGTGTTAGTAGTTGAAACAGAGCAAGATTGTGTTCCGTTTGCTGTAGTAGTCGAATTATCACTGTATGTAGTAACTGTTGTAGGAGTTGTACAAGTTGTAGTTGTCACTGGCGTTGTATTAGTTACAATAGTTGTTACTGGAGTTGTGTCTACAGTAGTAACAGTAGTGTCAACTGTTTGTGTTATGGTATCTTCGCTTACTGCGTGTGCTGTAGTAACTGCTCTTACAGTTGTGCCGTTAGTTACTGTATTTGTTATCACAGTTGCGCCTGTTGAACTAGAAGAAGTAACAGTCGGGGTTCCTGCTGTTGTGCTTACTACAGTTGGTGTACCACTATATGTTTGACCTGCTGCCAATGGCGTTGTGTTTGTGTATGTATAGTTGGATAACTTGGTTGCATCAACGCTTCTATCCATGGTGGTAAATGACGCACTATCGTTTTTGGAATAGCCTCCTTCAATAGTAATAACAGTTCCCCAGCTACCATTACCTAGATAGAATATAGCGCCGTCGCCTAACGCTGTAAATGTACCAGTATGGTTAATAACTTTGTAAAGTGTACCGTCTGACTCGTACAAGGCTAAACCATATGTGCCGGGGTTAGTAGTACTGTCAAAGAAAGCAAAGTATCTTCCATTGGCAGATGCATCAGCAATTTGCGCATCTGTTAGTCGTGAGGCACTGGATGCTTGTGTAGCATAATTAACGCTGGCATACAAGTTTTGAAACCAGCTGGCATTCAGTGTTGTGCCATTCCAGCTGTATTGTACATCCCAAATTTGTGCGGTACTGAATCGACCGTCTGTAATGGCAGCAAATGCGCTGGCCATTGTTAACATTGCGGCAGCGGCCGCAGTCACGAGTTTTTTTAACATTTTCACAACTCCTTATTATTGTTATTATTGTGTGAATCTGTGTATTTATCAGTCAAAAGAAAACCCGCCTAAGCGGGTTATCGTGTGCGTATGGTTGAGTTAAAATTTAAGTGATTCCATGGTGATAATTTTACTAATCTCTTCACCTAAATCAACATCATCGGTAATAATGTAATTGTCACCTGTGGATCTGTCAGTTCTATTATCGTAGCGTCTAGTGCTGACAATAAACCCACCATTGGCCTTGGTCAGTGTAAAACGCATGGGCTCGCCAAAGGTTTCAACATCGTCGCAAGATACTAAACTGCCCCTCGACAATTTCGATTGGTAGGCATCTGCATCTGGTTTTTCATTGGGATCACGAACCCAATCGCGTAGTTTTCTTTTAAGCCATTTCATGTTTTAATCTCCGTGATTAACAACGGGCCATACATAGTTGTTTCGCACTCCTCGAATGACCAGCCTGCTTCCTCGAATGCCGCAAACCCGTCGTTGTCCCACATTTCATCTACTTCTGCAAGCAATAATTGATCACCGTCTGTATTAAAATCCAGTGAAATGCCATCATCCATTTCTTGGTCTTGGATAGCGTAGTCGTCTAGATCGAATCCAAACTCATTGGTTGAATTATATTCAACGTCGAACTCTTGATCGTCTTCAACTTCGATGATCGCATGTCCCCGCCGCCAAAGTTGATCTACATAAAAAATGCGACCGTCAGGGTGTGTCCATGTTTCGACTTGCTTAATACTTTTTTTATCTTTAGGTTCAATTTTGTATAATTTCATCGTGGTGCAAACTCTTGTTGTAGTTTGATGTTGTCAAAGAACTCTTTCTTTGTATTGCCGTCTGTATTAAATGCCCCTTTTAGTACAGTAGTCTGTGTTAACGAACTATGCGCCATAATGCCACGATTTTCACAACAACCATGTGTTGCTTGAATGTAGACTGCTACGTTTTCACTGTCGGTTGCCTTCATAATCTCACGAGCAATGTCGTTACAAAGTTCTTCTTGTAGTGTGCCGCGACGAGCACACCACTGTGCAATACGTGTATACTTCGAAAGGCCGATTAGTTTTTCTGCCGCAATAATGCCAATATAAGCAACCCCAGTAACGGGTTGGTGATGATGACTACACATACTACGAAGTTCACTGCGAACCACGAGCATGCCTTCGTAACGGTCTGCCGAATCATTTGGAAATGCTGTTGCGTCTGGTGCTGGTTCATATCTTCCTGCCATTATTTCGTTAAAGTACATTTTAGCAAGACGTCTTGCAGTGCCTTGACTGTTAGGATCATTGTAACGATCAATTACTAGTGCATCTAGTACACTGTTAAATGCTAATGTAGCTTCGTCAATAAGTTGTTCTTTATCGCCTTCTTGTAATACTGTACTGATGTTATCACCAGCCCAGTGACGAATGCCATATTTTTCTAGTTTTGTTTTAATTTCTTGTGCTTTACTCATTTATATCTCCGATGTTAAGGCAGTGGATTGCCGTATTGTTTATTATACAATCAACTAAGTCGATTGTCAATTCTATTTAGACAGCATCAGCTATCAATCCAAATAAGTTCTTTCCCATTTGGGTATGTTTTATATTCAGGAATAGGATTCACATAGGGTAGTTTATCTAGACCCAACTTAGCTAGTTCAGGTGTGGGCCGCATGTGGTACGCAATTTTAGGGATAGGATGATTCTGCCAGGGATTAACTGATAAATCTCTTCCGTCATACCGTTGCTTAATAACAGTACTATAAAACTGTTCGTCGTCGGTTAGTATAGCGCCACCCCAACCAAGCTCAAGGGGCTTACCGAATCCAAAACTTAAACATTGTAGGGTCCCGGCACGATACATGTTAGGTGCAAGTAGCCTAGCACTATCCCATATCCTGGTATTGTTAAATTGATATTCACCGACCCATTCGTCGTCAGTTAACTCGTATACAATGCCTAGACGATGCATTAGTTGGTGTATGCTAAGGTAGGTATACTTAGAATAACTAGTCATACTAACTCCGTCGTAGCGCAAACACAACTCTAGTGCATTAGTGCAACAATCAGTCATAATTGCATACGGAGCACCAGTATGCTTTGCGAGAGTGTCTTCAAACGCTTTAATTAATTCAAATGCCATTTTGTACAGATTCTTCTGCAGAGATGTTATACCAATCCCACGCACTTGAAACAATTTGATCAACTGAGCTGTGCATTGGCATCCAACCTAACATTTTCATTGCTTTGCTACTGTCTGCAATTAGTAAGTCGGGGTCGCCTTCTCTACGTGGGCCGGCTTTGATGTTAACTGGCCCAATGTTGTTAACTACATAATCAATGATTTGTTGATTACTAATACCGGTATTAGTACCTAAGTTAAACGCCTCTGCACCATTTGCACTATACTTAGTAGTGGCAAGTAAGTATGCACTAGCAATATCGTTGACGCTAATGTAGTCGCGAATACAAGTCCCGTCCGGCGTATTGTAATCGTTGCCGTTTAATGTGAAGACACTGTCTTTTATTTTTGATTCTAGGATTCTAGCAATGATATGGGTAGCACCATGCGCTTGTCCTAAATCCTTACTAGCGCCTGCCGCATTAAAATACCTAAAGCTAATACTATTCAATCCGTATGCACTATAATAGTCTTGCAAAATGCGTTCAATTATAGCCTTAGTTGATCCATATGGACTCATTGGGTTAATAGGCGAGTCTTCTGTAATAGGAGTTACTTTAGGATTTCCGTATACACTTGCGCTACTACTAAACATAAATGTCGGCAGTTGCCCTTTACATTGCTCAACGATAGCACGTAAGAAGTTGATGGTTCCACGTACATTATTAGTATAGTATTCGTCGGGATTCATGACACTCGGACCTACTAAACTAGTACCCGCACAATGCACAACAACATCTGGTTTTACCTGTGCTATGTATTTGGACACTAATGTATAATCACCGTAGTCTGCCTTCAATATCTCATCATGGTATTGCCTTGCATTGGTGTTAGTAGTTTCGCGGTCGATGCCATACACTTTCCAACTAATGCTATTAAATGCTTTAGCAATATTGCTACCAATGTAGCCGTTGCTTCCGGTGATTAGTACGTTCATAATTAGTATTTCTCTTCTGACACAAAGTCTCTATATCGATTACCTGCACGATTCCACTGCTCGCCGTTGCCTTGCATAATATCAACCATACGGTTAATAGTACCATCGGTCCAGTTACTAATTTTGCCTATGTTGGCATGAGGCTCGCTCAACAACTTTTCTAGTTTCGTTTCTGCATCTGACAGGCTCCATGGAATATAAAGTCGTTCTGCGTCATTTGCAAAAGTTTCCGGGAAACTGCGGTACGCAGGATATAACACGTTACAGCCAAGGGTGTCTGCTTCACTTACCGTATTTGACACCCAGTCTTGTAATGCACAGTTAAACAACACCTTACTATCGTTGACGATATTATAGTAATCATTTTTTTGCAAGTCTTTATATATCTTTAACTTACCGTCGGCTTCCATCTTTAAAGCACGGTCCAAGTACTTTTGATTATTACTGCGTAACGGGCCACCACTTAGCACTGCAAATTCAACATCTGGACGAGCTTGCTTGAATCGTTCTATTAGATCCATAAAAAAGTCTGGTTGCTTTTCTTGATCAAACCGTGCGGCAAATACAACCCTATCGCTACGTTGATCCCACGGCTTAATCTTATTATCAACCCGACCTCGGACTTCTTCTTTACTAAAGCTCAGACCGCTAATGTTGTAAATCGGAGCAGTCCAGTTTGCAATTTTCATATGTGCTACCATTTCTTCGTTAGTAGCAAGAATATTAACATTAGGAATTTCGTTGCACATTTGCTCGTACAAACTCATCCACTTGCCCATACCCCATACGTGAACAAAGTCGTCGGGATCGACTGCTTGTGCTAGACATCGCAAGTAAATAGTTGGGCGTTGTTCTTCGGGAATCTGGCACATGATGTACGGCAAAGATTCGATTCCCGGTTGAAACATATCCTCGAAGAATACCACATCGCCACCGCCGCATTCGCCGCTTCGCATCATCTGCACTAAATTCATTAACTGACTCATACCAAAGTAGCTACGTCCGTGTGCATCTAATACTTGACCGACACTAATTGCCTTAGTGTTGTCGATAGTGCTTCCGGGCACTACAACATAGTCGATTCCGCGTTGCTTAAACACACGCTCGCTCCACTCTTGTAGTTGCAAAGTGTATCGACCTTCGTACGGCTCAAGGCCCATATAAAAAAGTTTTTTCATTATTGTGATTTCCTAACGTTGCTATTGTGGTTTTTAGTAGCGTATCTAAAATTAGCAGATTTTTTTCGGGCGGGATCAAACGGTGGACGTTGGAACCAGTGATTGCGAATTTGCCGACCTTCTTTCATTGCGGTATAATCTTGGTAGTGGGGGCTACGCATGTTATACAGATCTTTTTCTCTAAACGGACGGCCAAACTCAACACAGAACTCTTGATATTCTTCGAGATCTTTAAAAATTTGTGCAACTTGGGGTTTCATAAATCATTTTCCTGTTACAGAGATTAATATACAAAGTTATTTAGATTTATTATACTACCGCGTAAACATTTTCGCAACCATTTTCGTTGTCTTCGCTTACACTAATTTTTACAACACGGCCCGGATACTTTGTTGCAATTTTACGATACAAATCGTCTGCAATCATTTCGCAGGACTTGTGATTCAAATTAAGCACCGAAGTACCACCGTCGAGCTGTTGATATAGTCTTTCCATCCATCGCTTGAACTGGATGAATTCGATGTCTCTATCGTTGTGGAACACTTCGATACACACCCGGAAATGAAAGATATGGCGGTGAGGAATACCAAGGAACGAAACGTCGTCCCAGCCGCCTGTTGCCAGTTTTGGATCACTGTCTGCTCCTGGATACATATGTACACCTTCTTTTTGAAAGGTAACCCAGATCATTTTTGATGCTTTGTTGATTGATTGATCAATAGCAGTTCGTTCGGAATTAGTTATTGGATGCGTCATTATTTGGTATGCTCGTTGTTCGTGGTTGAAGTTTGGCCATTTTATCTCTGCCGTAGTCGTGCCAGCTAGTGTACGACTCCTTAGTGCGCAAGTCGTGCAACGTGTGAACCCACACGCCACCATTTACTCCGCCGACACCGACGTCGTCTAGTTTTAAACAAGCGTTGTAACCTGCTTGTTGAATAGATGGAAGCTCAATACTTAACATCATAATAAAGTTTGGGTGTTTAACTAATGAAGTTTCCATTAGGTCGTTATATTGACTTAATGGTATGTCTAGTGTACACTGAAATCCTTGATGCAAAAACACCGTAATAGTATTAACCCACTTATTCCATTCCGCGGCACTTAATTTCTCCTTAGGGAAACTTTTATTAGCACCAAAATAAAGATGTGTGCAAAACTCCGGTCGAATCTTGCTGATAGTAACAGGATTAATCCATTTTGCAAGAAACAGCGTTTGCTTACCTTTTGCAGGAGTGTTTTCGATTTCTCTGCCGATCATGTAGTCGGCATCTTCGCGAGTAATTTTAGTCAATGTAAAGCCTTGATGTTTAAATGGTTCTATACAGTAAGTATACTATATTTTATAAGTGTGGTCAATGACTTTATTAACCATTATGTCCTAGGTTCGATTCGAGTCGTCGAATTTCGTTTTTAACTTGTAGTTTTTTCTGCTTTAGCGCACCAGCTCTTGCAATATCTTCTGGGATGTGGGATTTGTTGAGTTGATCTACTTCGTCATTAAGTACTTTGTGTGCTTGCTTTAAGCTCTCTAAGTGTGCTGTAGTTTTGGTATTATTCATTGTTATGCTTCCTCAAAAAGTGAATTGAACATAGTGTTCGCGTTTTTAGTTTTCTTACCTTTGAATCCGCGAGTACCAATAATGTCCATCCAGTAATCATCATATTGTTCAATGATTGCTAGACTTTCTTCTTTAGTAGGTGCGGCAAAGATAGTTTCTACAATATCTTCAAAAAATGCAAAGTCGCCATTACTGTATCGCATCATTGCAGGATGCTCGCCTGCATCGAATCGTCGATTGGCTTCTTGCACAGCGGTTAAGTGCATCCATACATTATGGCCCATTAGCAATGCGTAACTAAAACTATCCCAGGAAGTTTTGCCCCACTTACCGTTCTTGTTTAAGTCTGGCATTACGTCGTAGTTTTCTTCAATTAACCTATTTTCAAGAGTATCAGCAACTCCGGCTTTCAGTACACCCGGTTTGTAGATACAGATGTCTTTCATTGTTAACATATCGCTAATAGGGCTGTCTTCCCAACGTGGGTAAATGCCATCAGCAACAACACCGTCTGCCCACTTGCGTGTATCTAGTGCATACTTCTTGTCGTCTGCACTTGGAGCCATCCTATATGACCACTTACCATCTTGTGGGAACGCATTTTCAAAATACACTTGTCCGTTTGCAGTGGCAAGGAATGGGCTAGCACAATCAAAAGAGATAGTAAACGCAGGATTTACATACTTGCGTATTGCTCTTTGGATCACGGTGAGTAGTACTGCCCATTCCAACTTACTTGTTCCTAGGAAGTGCATCCAGTCATGAACACCTTCTTGCAACAAATTATCGTAGCGCAATGCAACCAAACGCTTGAGTACCAAGTGTACATCACACATGTTCTGACCGCCCATTGACCAACCATCGAAGTGCGTGTCTGGGTATACAGCAGGATCACAAAATGATTTCATTTCCTGGTACCATGCTTCGGCACTTGAATGATTGTCGCCTTGTAACACGTTTAAGTACTTGGCACCGCCATTCTTTTTACCTTTGCGGTTAGCCATAAAGTATTCGTTGTTGTACTTGGTGGCGTCAACTGCTTCTTGCAATGTTTTGATCCCACACTTGTCACTGGCGTTTTTGTCGTGTATAACCCAAGTTGGAATATCAAGAATCATGCCATAGTCGGCAATGTTATCTAACCATGTCAATATTTGACTGCGTTTCTTTTGTGCTTTAGGGCACCCTGAATTAGCCTTCCAATCGCCTTCCCACAAGCCTTTGGCAATCTGGAAACCGCCCGAGTCGCCTAACATAAACGTATCCTCTGCACGATTACGAACCATGTCCTCGGACCAATCTTCTTTATTGAGATCTAGATTAGCATGTCCGCCGGAATATAGACTCCACCGATATGGAAATAGCCCTTTTTGACTATTAAGCCAATTCATTTGTTCCATATCAACTAACCCTTGCGGAAATCTAGATGGGTCTACGTATTCTTCGTTACGTTGCTTGCCTACGAATGTAGCATAGAACCCGCTGATGGCTGGCAAAAATACTGCGTAGTCTTTTTGTTTTTCTGTTAAGTTATCCATATTTGTATAATGCTTCTGATGCTACTTGTTGATTTGCGAATTGTATAGACTGCATAAAGGAAATATCTTCCCATAAGTACTCTAATAGCCGTTCTTTTAAAATTATAGAGTTTTCTAGCATGTGTAGTATAACTGCATGCAGTTGAGCCTTCATTAAATTGCTTCGTGCCCGTCCTTCCCCGTCGCCGTTACTATCACTATTTAGATTAGCAACATTTTCGTGTTCTAGTGTAACTTCTGGAAAGCCGTACATGTTTAAAAAAGTATTTAGATTAGTTTCCAGGTGCTTATCAATAAAAATAAAATGGCATTGATCTACATTGTACCCGTTTAAGAAACTTGTTTGATTATCAGTATGATCGTCAAACACAAAACGATCAAAAATTATAGACAATGCTAATTCCTGACCATACAGCCCATTCATACCGTGTGTAAATCTGGTATCACCTATCCTGCTAATAATATCAGTGTGATACATGGTTAAGTATTCGCAGATTCCACTGATCCACCTAGTTGCTGGATCTCTTAATAAGACTAAATGGTGTTTTTCAGCTAACGACCCTATATTGTTAATGTTATGTACTTGCCATCCAAGCCTTCCGCCTAATGCATTTTTTACACTAGTGCTGGCATTTTTGGGGATGTTAACGTAGGTACAAGTACGACCTGGATCCACAAAACATTCATTAATATCGTGCCCTTTCATTAACCATTGACGTTCTGGTCTTCTGACTACTCGCCGGGTCTCGTCTATAATGTTGTTACGACAATTGTCTAGTATGTCGCGAGTATTATTAGAATATCTTTTAAAATCTAGCATAATTATAACAACCTCTTTATAAACGACCCAATTGAAATGTGCGACATGGTGCTTACAATTCTCAGTTGGTCTAGTGCAAGTGTATATTCTGGCCCAGTTGTTGCCATAATATCCTGTTCGCTGAAATTATCAAACGTGCCCCAGTCTTCTACTTTAGTAATTTCTCCCAGAAATCCAAATTTACTACATAAGTTAGCAAAGTTTAGTATATCGGTATGATTGCTTTTACTTAGGCAAAACATTAGTCTAACAGTAGAATGAGCAGGACGGTTATCTGCTAGCCACTGTAGGTTATCTTGCAATATACTAAACTTGCCTGGACGTCTAACTACTTCGTATACTTCTTGAGTTCCGGCATCCACACTAATTTGAAATTCACTTATGTTATGAAGTATCGGACTGTTGGGCAACAGTTTCTTAATTAGTAAACCATTGGTAAGCAATTTAATTGTTTGATTACTTTTAGGTTCCCAATTAAGCACTAGCGGACGCATAATCAAACTAGCCAATGGGTCTCCGTTTCCGCTCATAGTTAAGTGCAACGGCTTGTCAAATTGGTTAATTAAATTAACTAAGTGTAAGACCATGGCCGATTTCTGATCGAACACCTCACCATTGCTATGAGATATCTGTTCACGCCGGCATGACGGACATGCTAAGTTGCAACTTTCATCTATGTTAATAGACAAATAGTAAGAGGACGATTTTAGATCTTGATCTAAAATACCGCAGAGTTCGACCGCGCAATATTTGTATGTGCGATCAGTAATTGTTTTCTGTAGCTCAATTGCAGTTGAGTTATTCCAAACTTCGTTTAAGTCAGCGAAGTCTAATATATTGCCCACGCTTATTGGTAAATGCGCTTCGCACTTGCATAGAAAACAATTACCTGATAAGTCTACAGTCAGAACAGTAAACGGGCTATCGCAATGATTTGTTATAGTGCCAGACCAATCTTGGCCACGAGGATTCGGATGCCAAGCCAGAATCTGAGTTATGTTGTCAGGCGATAGCATTCTAAGATTACTTAGTTTGTGCAGGCAAAATGTAGTTGTACTCAATTAACCCGCTGTCAACGGTAATCATAGTAGCACCTTCATCGCTGATTTTAAGAGTCTTATCTCCTGTTAGGCTCAGAATGTTAGTGATAGCTGTAACTGGCCAACTCCAGGCTTTAGTTAGTTTACCACTTACTCCGCTTTCGAATACAAATTCACCGCTGTGGCTACTTGGGTTGCCGAAGAAGAATTTGAGGTCGGATCCGTCAGTCTTAGCACTAAACGTGGTTTCATCGTTGTGTGCCTGGCTTTGGAATTTTAAACGTTGAATACCAATTACTGAAGGAACAATATCAATGTTCCAGTTAACTGCTTTAAATTTAAAATTCTTAAGAATAGCAGTAACTACATCGGCTTTCATGAAACGATAGTCGTTTTTAAAGTCGCCTTCTTTGTTTTCAAAGTGGATGTTAGTTGGTGCTTCTCCGTCTCGTGAAACATCAATTTTAGCATTTTCTTTATATACTGGAAGATTTAAAATAGTGTTTAGCTTGCTTAAGTTAGGCATACCGAATGTGCCTACAAAATCAGCAACGGGACCTTTAAACTTGCCTTCAACGATAACACTACGGTCTTCGCTAATACAGTTAATAGTTGTGCCATTTTCGTCTCCGGTAATCTTAATCAAATCAATGTTACCAAGACCGTACGTGTGTTGAACGATGTCTAATAGATAGTCGCGCATGTGTTATTCCTTTAATTAAAGTTTATATTGATATTATAGCATCAATAGTGCTGTGTGTCAAGCTGATCGTTTATCCATATCGAGCACTCTGGCTAATGCCTGGTGTGCTTTAATGCTGTACAGGTCGCCCGGTTTCCGAATCTCTAACCAGCTAAATGCAGGATTGAAGTCAAAGTCGGTAATGATATCGTAGCCGAGACTACGAACCAATGGTATAAGTACGCTTTTGGGCATATAGCTCATAAAGTAACTTTCGGCATACGCAGCCGCCGGTGCCAAATCTGCATTGTTATATGTAAACATCATCACGCCACCGGGACGCAATAATGTAAATATCTCTCGCAAATAATCCTTAATGCTTTGCATGCTACGATAGTTAAAGTAGTTAAAGCTAAAAACAAATCCAAATTGATCTTTAGGTAACTCATCAAAGTTGATTGTTTCGTCGTCGATTAAATATGGCCGAACTCTGTGCTTATAGTCATCGTTAAATTGATTAACGGTAACATCAAGAAACTCGTTAAAGTTGTCTACTACATACAACGGATCGCCAGCTACCAAATGCTTAGTCATGTCGCCATCGCGACAACCCATTTCTAGCATTGGATATTTCCAATCAACATATTTCCCGATTCGCGTGATGAATGTATCAACGGCTCTCTCCGGGATATACAACTTACGAACTTCTCTAATACTCTGAGCGTCGGAGTACGCTAGTTCTAAATCGTAGTTTCTTACATAGAATTCACGGCTCATTCCTTCAATTTCTTCATTGGCTAGTCGTGTTTGATTAGCCAATGAAGATTGCAGTTGCTCAAGCTCGTCTCTAACTGCAACTAATCTGTGCATAATTTGTTGCACATATTCGTTGTGATGCATTTCTACATCACCAGTTATGACATTCCTTAAATCTTCATTTAAGTGATCAATCGCTTGCTGAATACCGTAAACTGACAGTGTTTCGTTTAGACGATTTTTAAACTGTACTAAATCACTTAATTTCATATATGAGCATCCATAATATACGTATATTTCTATTTAGTCGTCCCAAGTGAACAGACTATCAAAAGTTGTTTTGATATCAGTTGCCTCAGGAATCCCCCATTCTAATACACCTAATAAGTTGTCTACCTTTTGATCAACAATAGTCGATTCCATTAAGTTATCGTCAAACGGCAACTCTTTGTACCATGCAGGGATATGACTTTCGTCTGTGGGATATGCAACACTTGTATATCCCAGTGGGTTATCTTTTAGTTTACAGACGATGACTTTCATACCATCCATAATTTCAGTACTGTACCTATCTCCGTGCATTGCTTTTAACTTATTCCAGTTCATAGCTGCACGTACATGTCCTGGCATATTAGCTCTACCGAGTCGGGCTTCTTCGGCGGTATACTTAGTTAAGTTGTTAACTCGCTTAGGTGTACCTTTTTCCCATGCCGGGCGATCAGCAAACGCCAATTTAAAATCACGCACTTTACGAATTACTTCGTCTCTAGGCAACTGTTCTGTCAATGTTGTTAACAGAATTTCGCTTAGAAAGTCCTGCACTACCCGTGGCGTGTCACTGCGCTTCAAATCTAAGCCCATAGCCTTAACTTTACCCAAGCTACCGTGGGTGTCAAGTCTGGTACCTTCGTTGTCATAGATCAATACCGCATACCGCTTCTTTTTAATAAAGAGACCCTTGCTTGCTACAAGTTCACGTCCAGCTTGGATAATAGAACCCATCGATCTTGGGCAGTGACACGCCCGTTCCATAAACGCAGGAAACGATTCGTTTACTTGTTCAGCAATTGTATCATACAACTGTACACAAATATCGTTGTTCCATTCCATGCGTCCTGCCTCAACTTCATCCTTAATTGCCGGCCAAGCAGTAAAGTACACTGAGTCAGTATCACCGTAAATTATCGATTCACCCACGTGATCGTATTTGCCCATGATACATTCGTTAACAAACGCATCCATGTGTTTAGCAATAATACGACCTGTAAGCGTTGTACTCTGACCAATACGATGATCAAAGAATCTACAATGAGGATTAAGAATAGCACCATACAAACTGTTCAAATTAATCTTCTTAACTAACTGTCGTTTGTCCCAGAATGCTTTTTCTTCTGGCGTAGTTGCAGATTTCTTCTTTGCCTGCAATTCTTTACGTTCAGCATACCAGCGTTCAAGCAGGCCCGGGATAATACCTTTATGAGCAGTAGTAAAGATAGTTCCGTTAGCACTTACCGTCCAAGGTTGATTACTGTCGAAAATCAACCGCCATACATTGGCAGCACTAGTAACGTCAGACTCACCATTTTCCCAGTCAATGGTCAGTTCAGTACCAATGTCCATATTCATCATTGCTTGATACTCAAGTGTACCAAACATATTTTCCCAAGCATCAGCAAAACTACTTCCCTTAGCCATTTTGTCACGGATGTAGTTATCTGTCATTATTGGTCGGATTTGTCCAACGACGGTTTCTGGACCCATGTTGAGGGCGCGAAGAGCCGAGGGGTACAGCGAGTTAAGGTCGATCGCGCCAATGTAGTCGTGCATGCCTTTTTTGGGGAAAGCAACATAGGCACCTGCCGCTTGCGTGTTATCGTCGTCATTTTTTCTAATCCTTGAAGGAACAACCATTCCGCGCAGATGCGCTTCGTTAATAATAGCCTGCTCAGTAACAGCCACTGCGCCCATTGTGGTAGGCAACAGCACAGTATTATCGTGTGCCAGCTCGTTTGCTAAATCAATGAATCGTAGTTTTTTATCCATTTTAACTAACAACATAACGTCTTGTCTGTTGTAGTCTAAGAATGTTTCAAAGTTTTTATTGTAAAGTTGGTCAAGACTTCCTTCATACTGAGTCTTGCGCTCGCCTAGTTCATACTCACCAATTGCATCTAAGCTGTAACTGTGGCGTTCTTCGTAAGTATACTTGCGGTACAACTGCATGTAGTCTAAGTGTACACGACCAATCAAGTCAAACGTAACGTTCTCTGCGCCAAAGCGCTCGAACATACGTTGTTTAGGGAGTTGATCCCACAAGCAAAATCTACGAGTATCATTTTTGCTTAGTACACGAATAACACGGTTGACAGTATAGGGAATATCATATCCCTCACTGTTCCAGCCTGATAAAATATCAGCGTCGTCAATTAAATCTAAAAATACAACAAGCATTTCTGCTTCAGTGCGAAACATAAATGTGTTGTCAAACTTAGCGGCATGCTCCTCGGCCGTTTCCCAGCTCATGCTCTTAGGCGGGACCGCCAACGTAATAAGTTTGTCTAGCCAATCAAGGTATACGGTGATACTTGTAATTTTGTTAAACGGATCACCAGGTGAACTGTAGCCGCGCTCTGGGTCAAAGTCTACCTCAATGTCAAAAAAGCATGTATGCAGTTTGGGCGAATCTACACCAAGGTAGTTGTCTGCAAGACACCGTAGCACTGGATTGATATCACTTTCGTGTACCTGCTTACTTGAGTTAACTCGTAGTTCTTTATGGAACTCTTTACTATTTCGTGTGCTGAATTTACTAACAGGCGCTCCGTGAATAGTACGATATTTTCCCTTAGGGTCTTCGTAGTAAAACACATAGTTAGCCGGATATGTTTTAAACTCTCTACGCCCATTAACCCTCTCCACGACGTGGATAGTGTCTTTTTCTTTTTCAAATCTTGCGTCAATATAGCTCATGTATTGTAAATTAATCCTAGTATATAGACTATTGTAAGGCTTGTATTAAGAAAGATCAATGATCGTTCTTTCCATAATACACCGGTTGCCGCCCAAATGGCATTGCTTAGTATAAAAAATGCATGATGTAATAGCAACTGGGGCACGAAGCTAGCCAAACAAGCGGCAAGCACGACCCCAGTGGTTCCTACCCAGGCAAGCCATTGGTATGGCTTGTTTTCTGACATTACAGGGTGCGACCAACAGTCTCTAGAATATCGTTTAGCAATTCGTGATCGGCATTGTAGTCTGTTAACTTACTCTTGTGTGCAACATTGATTGCTTTTTTAAGAACAGCTGGTTTAATTTCTAGTTCTTCTGCTACTGCTTTGATGGTGTCATTTAGTCCAGCATTTAGATCTTCAATCTCTTGCTTTACTTGAATGCCCTCATTCATAATCTGTGTTAGTTTCGATTTCTGCTCGCCTGTAAACATAGCCATAATGCTATTCTCCTTAGTATAATATATAGTATTGTACTATAAGTGTGACGTAATGTCAACCCTTATAATTTTCCAAATAGTAGGTAACAGCTTCAGTTACATTTGGTTCCCACGGAAAGTGTCCAACATTGTTATTGTCAAAGTAAAATGGACTAATTTCAACGGTACGACGGTCTCGGTCAGTTGCAGTACTTGCTATTTTAACTTTGTGGTTATAATAACGTGCATTGTTATCGAACTTATACAAATACTCACGTGCCTGCCATTTTGTACCAGTTACACCTTGATCAATCTTAGCATAGAATGTTTGTAAATTGCTATAACTCCAGAACTGGAATCGCTCACTATGGAAGAATACCTCACTCATGAATCGATCGTAACGATCCTGTGTAATACCTTTCTTGTAGTCTGCAACAGCGTGTTGCAACGGACGTTGCATAGAAAACTGGTACTTTAAATTAAAGTAATGCCACCACCAGTAATCAGCAATGGAGTATGCATTTTCTAAATTTGCTTCTGCGAAGTTATCAGCTACTTTGTCAACATACCATTTGCTAAAGTCTGGGTGGCTCCACGGATTAGTTTGCTTATCGTAGAATACTTTAATAAGATCACGATTCTCGTTAGCAGGCAACATATGTCTTCCATCGGGAATTAGGTGTGCAAATGCTCCGATGCTAGGTCCGTATATGCAATCGCCGGGATCACCGTGTAATAGCATAACTTTATCCAAGAACTCGTTGGTAACATCAATATCATTGATATGTACAATTTTTAACTTGCCACTAATGTGCCGCTGATAGAAGTCCATATTTTCTAATAGACTATCAGTGTTCAACACTACAGTTAATATCTTTCTATCTGCTTCGCTTAAATTCTTAATAAAGCTAACTAGCACGCCGGAACTGTCGATACCACCAGACCACATGATATAAATTTCGCGATTAGTTTCGCTAGCAATTTTAAATAACTCTAGCGCACGTTCGTCTAATATATCGTCGAGTGAGTCTGGTATATAACGTAGACTGGGCATACCCCATATAGCATTATCGTTCGGACTGTCCCACGGGGTAGTAAAAGTTCCAGAACGAGGCCTTACATCTTTAACTCCAATGTTTAATTTACTGTACCTCTGCCAGTGTTGTCCCACTGGGTTCTTAATGTCAAGGTATTCGATTAACTGGTTATCGACCATGTTACCGTGTTTTATTTGATTAATGTGTTTTTCAATTGACATTTAGCCACTCCGAAATCTTAGGATGTATATACCGTTGCAAATGACATTTAATTGGAATCTTATTAAACTCAACTCCAATTTGCTGTCTAATATCATCAACACTTTGTTCAATGTCAATATTGTTGTATAGCATTTGAAAAACTTCGCCTTTGTATGAACGCAAATATTTCATTATACTAAACTTATAATCGGTTTCCCATTTAATAAGATCTAGTAATGCCTGATCGTCGGGCATTACTAATTTAGAAAACTCAGCTAATTGTTCAAGATGCATTTTTTGATTGCGACTCTTTGTACGCATAGTATCTTGGAAATATCCATACTCTTTATTAAACACTTTGATAAACTGATGAAAACAACTAACAACATCAACTAAATGCGTGTGGTATGAATCAATTGGGTCAGTGTTTGGTATAAGGCGAATGTACGGTTCGCTTTTTGGGTGAATATCGACCGCTATGTTGATTCGGTTTGAATCAGCTAATCCGATGTTTATTAATCGACCGCGATCAAGAATACCTTCGCGATAATTTTCAATGTCGCTTACTCGCACACAGTACAACAGTATCTTGTGTGTTAATACGAACTGAATGCTTTTAAGCATTTCGTAACTTCTATCCGCGATTACAAATCTGTTTGATCGCGGATTATATAATGCATATAATTCTTTCAATTGAAATCCTCTAATAACTGTACAACACTTTCGCGTACACCTGGGTCAGACAAATTGCGTCCTTGCCAACTATCAGTAAAGTATACGGGTTGTACTCGAGACTGTCTGTCTAATACATTAGCCGGAGCACCGGGCGTTTTTACTTTAGTTTCGAAGTAAAGATCATTGCGATCTAACTCAAATATATAGCTACGTGCATCATGTTTGTGCATCTTTCGTACATCCCACCCTGTGCCTGCTGGCAATAGAGTTTGCAAATTACTGTAGCTCCACTGTTGCCAATTTGGTGAATTAAAGTAGGTATTAGTTGCATAATCTACTAGTTCTTCTTTAGTGAACGATGTATTAAAGTCTGACCTACTAAAGAAAAAAGGTCGCTGGCAACTAAACTCCCACTTAAAGTTGTAGTAAGTCCACCACCACCAATCAGCTACAGTAATTACATTTTCAGGATTAATCTCTTCTAAATTAGCACTTACTGCGTTAACAAACCATTTGCCAAACCCTTCAGAATAATGAGGATGACTTGGGTGCGGCTGGACTGAATCAATGATTCCGCTAATATGATTACGCCAAGGATCCTTATGTGTTCCTTGTTGTATAAATTTAGCATACGCCGGTATACTAGGGCCTTGTAAACAATCGCCTGGGTCGCCGTGTATCACAATATATTTTTTAAGCAACTCAGGTGTAAGATCAAAATTTGAATAATGTAAACAATCAAGTTTGTTACTGATATGGTTAACGTAAAAATGACTATTTTCTAATATGCTTCTAGAGCTTAATGTTATAGTTAAAATGTCTCTGTCAGCAGGTTCTAGATTTTTAATAAAGCTACTTAAGACCGCAGTGCTGTCAATTCCGCCGGACCATAAAATAAGTATCCGTCGATTAGTAGCCTTGGCAATACTAAACAGTTCGATTGCACGTTGGTCTGCAACATCGCTAAACGATAAATTAGTAAAGGTAAAAGCAGGCGGCAAGTATTCAGACTTGCAACTAGCCCCCCAGGGGTTTTTAAATTCACCCAGTCTACTGCGCCAATCACTTACACCGATTAACAATCGATTCATTTGAGTCCAATGGTTTGCATTAGGATTCTTGTAAGCAGTTAAGTTAGTAAAGTAGTCTGCCGCTACAAGTCTGGAACTTTGTAACTCAGTTGCAGTTTTATTGTGCAGGTAGTCTTCTAAGCCATTCATTGGTAAGGTTCTCCGATAGCGCCGCTATCATAATTGATTTTAAATATGCAGTTGCACCTGGACCGCCAAAGAGTGCATGGATTGTGTTAATTTCGTTCTTTAATAATGCTACTAACTTACTACGTCCGATTGATTTAATATCAGTTGTGCTAAAGAATGTATACAAACTCTTTTTAATTAACGCAGTTGAATCTTGAGTATTATGTAACTCATTACGCTCAGTCCTAACGGCCTCATCAACAAATGCATCAGGCCCTGTTAATACTTTAATATAGTTTTCAAATTCTGTAATGCCATTTAACCTCTGTTTTATTGCATTCTTTTTATTTTGTTCTGCAATTGCTAGTAATCTATTAAATCGGCTAAAAAAGTCGTACATTGTTTGGATATTTACAATTAGGTCCGGGCTAGCACTAAAGTCAGCTGGGCCCAGACCGTAATCAGGACGCAGTGAGTATGCATAGTCGTGCTTAATGGTAATTGGGCTAGCATCAAAATCTAAAAATTTATGTAGACGAAAGCTGCCTGCAAAATCTAATTTATTTTCTGTATTGATTTCAATGTCGGATTTTTTATCAATCAGACTAAAGTCTACACACAAAGTAGTTAACTGAACGGTTAGACAAAATTGCACAGTCTTCATTGCACTATAGTCGTCGCCTACTAGCACAAATGTATTGTGGCGTTGCGATAACAAACCAAATTTTGGCATTAAAACCTACCTCCAAATTGAAGCAATGTATATCCCGGCGGCTTGTCTTGGTCACCTGGTGGAAGAATGCCGGAAAACATTACTCCATATATTATAACAATTATTAATATAATTGTCAAGACTAATTTGCACGTATCTTGGGGCTTCATAACGATATATCCATAATGGTAGTACTACTATTTAATAAATGCTTGACCGTGCGCTCAAAAAAATAGACCCGGGTGGGTCTATTTTTAGCAGTTAATGAATATTACTTTGCTGAGGTAAAGTACCCGGCTGTTTCGTATTCTTTTAATATTGACTCGTCAATGCTTTCTTTCTCGGCCTGGCGCTGTCTGTAATTGTCAAGTCCGCCTGCCTCTGCTAACGGAACGTGTACTTCAACAGTTTCCTCACCGCGGCGATTTTTACCACCTTTTTTTACGTGTTCTTTGCCATACTTCTCAACAGCCTGCTCATAACCCATGCTAGTTTGTTTCCAAACTAGTTCACTATCATCTTGCTTCTTGCCGTTGATCCAACTTGCCTCTGCCACACCTTGCTCTGGCTTGGATAGTTTACGCTCATTAATACCAAGTTCACGCATTACTTCTTTAACCATACCGCTAACATCGCTTGTGCCTAGTTCTTGTGCGCCTACATGAAATTCAGCAACACTGTCAATGGCCTGTGTTAATGCACCGATATCACTGTCTTTTAAAACTTTGTTTAACAAATCCCTGTCATTCATAAAGCGGTTAGCAATTGCACTAGCAACTTCGTCTTGTGTAGCACCATCTTCTTGCTCTGATTCTTTAAACTCATTATCTTCTTCATCTTGATCAACAAAGCTGCCAATGGCGTCTTTATATTGTTGTACGATACCAGCTTGCTCAGCTGCTTTGTATACGTCCATTACTTGTTGCATCTGTTGCTGAGTTGGTTTACCGCGCTCAATCGCTTCAATGGCTCGCATAACATCCAATGTCAGTTGATCATCTCTAATACGTGGCAAAAGATCGATTACAACATGCATGATCATTTTGCCATCGCTTGCATAACCAGCTGGGTATGTTTCTTTACCAGTTTCTGGTCCAAATGTGATACCCGACTCGGTTACTTCAATGGACTCAACAACTCGAGTCTTCTTTTTAATATTAAATTGCGATATAAGCACAGTCAGTATCCTTTATTGTGTTTTAATTTTCTGCAAGACACTTTTAACTTGATTAGCCATTGCAGGATCAGCCATTGCTGCCTGTACCTTAGACCCAATCGCCGCTGCATTTTGTGGATCATCGGCACCTTTAGTTGGGTCAATGTCGACTCCGGCTGTCTTAAGTTGATTTAAGTTGGACTTGATTGTATTCTGTTGTCTAATGTCGTCTGGGGAAGGCTGACCGCCAGTTGGTGCTGGACCATTATCTGCACCAAATTCTTTTAAATATGTATCTTTAAACTGCGACAATTTTTCTCTTAGTGCATGAACACGGTCTTCTAAATCAGTTGACTCGACTGCTTCTTCGTCGGTTGCAAATTCGTCGAACTCATTTGCTTCATCATCAGAAGTGTTGTAGCTACCGTCTGAGTTAAAGCCGCCCTCTTCGATAGCTTCAAGGCTGCGTAAATGTTCAATTAGTTTGGAAAAATCATTCATTTTATTTCGCTACTTTCTTCGTTTTAACACGCTTGATGGTACCTGGTCCGCCATTTGCAAAACCATTTCCGCCATTTATACTAGTAGCAACACCGCCGGTGCTAGTAGTTTCGTCTAATAGACTATTGTACAGTTCTTCGGCCCGACCTTCGCTGAATGCATCAACGGGAGTGTCCGGTACGGCTACTGTACTATCCTGTTGTTTTTCAATTGCATTGTATTCTAAGCCCTCGGCAACTGCGCTTAGGTAGTCTGCGGCTTTGGATAGCTTAGATTGCATCCATGCTTCTAATCCTTCCATTTCGCTTACGGACTTTAGAAGGCTATGAATGCGAATAGCGTCCTTGGCAGCAAAATAGCATTGCTGGCGTGCCATTTGCACTTCGTGATCTAAGTCCATCTCTAACGCTTTTTCAGCGATATCAGAACGTTCTGTTATAAAATCTTGTGGTTTCATGTTGTCTTAGCCCAAAAATTGTTGTATTAATACTATTTATGCTATTAAAAAAATACACGAAAGTTAGTTTTTAAGTCTCGCTTGCGCTCATCGCGAACATCAATTTTTTCTACTTTGAATTCGCCAATGCCTTTTACTTTTTCAATTTTAATATCGTAAGTCTGACGTTCGTCAAACTCTACTGTTAAGTTTTCACGAAGGTACTTTTCTTGGGTATTCCAACGAAACACTCGCTCAGTGAACAACGTATTATTAACCCAAACCCGATAAACCGGAGCTGAATCATTGGGCTTAATGCATAGTAAATCAAATTCTACTGTTACTGTACTCATAGTGCGATTCCTCTGCTGCCGACTCCGCCTTTTTTGCGTTTTGCTTTTAGGTCTTGGTAGGCTTGATCTAGTGCTGTTAACATAGCAGGTAATGCAGATTTTGTCAACAAGTATTTTGCCTGCTGTGCTTGCTCCGGATCCATTGATGCAATACGTTCTGCTAAGTCTTTAAATTTTTCTGTTAAGTTACGATGTAACGATGCAATAGTGTAGACTCCGACTCCTGGCACATGCACTTCACTTTGTGTCATTGGGTCATTTTTATTGATATTATACAAACTTTCTGCAATGCCTAAGTTGTATGCTTTAATTACACCATTGGTCTTTGCTTCAGGTGGGCGACCGTCTTTGGTAACACGGTTACCAAACTTTTTAGCTTGTTTAATAAGTTCAGTTGGTCCTACATCTGCGGTAGTATTAACTCCGGGTACTATACGGCCAACTCCTTCGCTTACTCGAGGAGGTTGGTTGCCCAATCGTTGTTTAGAAAAATCTAAATGTGGTGCTGTTGGACTAGATTGCTTACGCTTACCTTGCCAAGTACTGTTTTGACTACTAGAATCTGTGCGTAGTTGGTTATCAATTTCTTGGCCAATCTCTGCTTTAATTCCGTCTTTGCTAATTCGACTTATACTGTCGGCACTGCGCATTAATGTAATTAATGCACTTAAATCATTTGCTTGCGCGGGCCCAGCGGCAGTACTTAATGCAAGAGCCGCTGATGCTAGTTTGCCCTTCCACCCCTCAGTTACTGACTCGGTTACGGGCCCAGATGCTAATTTGTTGTCCATGGTTGCTTTAACTTCGTTATTGTATCCGCCGAACAGATCTTTAATGATGGCTTTTCGCTTTTCGTCGTCGGCTTGTGCATAATCTGCACGTACTTGGGTAGCACTACGCATTGGAGCACCCAGTACTGTGAAATCTAGTGTAGGCACAGTAGTGATGTATCCGTGCGTATCCATGGAATCAGCATCGGCAACAGATGCTGGTAGAGGTTGTAAGTAGCCGGCAGATCCGTCTTTTTTCGGCTTAAAACTAAACCGAGGATCTTCGTCCATATCTTTATTACTAACAGCAAAAATTAACACAGTAGATGCTGGATTAAAGTGTTGTGTTAGCTCAGGTACTGCATAAGGGTTTTTAGTTTCGATGACACGGTCAGCAGGGATACCAGCGAGTTGCATCATTTGCAGTTTTTCGCTGAAGGTAAATGGACTTTTTGGTAATTCGACTTTGTTACTAGTAGCAATCCATACGTTGTCTCTGCCGTACTGACTCACTAACGCATTGTACATGCTAGCATGCCCTTTGTGAAAGGGGTGGAACCTGCCGGGTAAAATTGCTACTACCCGGCGTTGCTCCTCTTCGAATAAATCTGCAACAAACATGTATTAGTCCTTATATCTATTGCAGTATTTATGACAGGTCTATTTGAACTGATCTAAGATCCAGACATAGATCGGAGTTTTAAAATTGAAGCAATACGCCCCGTTCCACCCCATAACATTGCATCCTGGGATTGTTTTAACATCGGATTCGCCTTGATAAGTAACAGGCTCCTCAAGCTCATAGTAACCAACATCTTCAGATAAGCTAAAGTCAGACCCAACTGGTAATACAATACCATCAATTTCTAATCCAGTAACGGTCAGTAGCATGTCTGCTACTATTTCAAATTTATCAGGGTTATCGTACTGGTCTTTTTTTGTATCGCTAGGCTCTTTGTTTAGAAAATGGACTCGTAATACACCGGGGATAGCGCCGGAATTAGTGTTCACTGGAAATGCCTTACTAACTTTAACTTCCTTGATTTGGCCAGATGCAAGGTTGAACTCAGTTGGCGGGTATACTTCATCGCCGTCGATTGTTATTTTATACATAGGGCGTTTATCCCAAAACTCTCCCTTGATTCCAACGATAAAATCTACGTTTTCCATATCACTCATTTTCATTTTCCTTTTTAGGTAACTTCATTTTTAATGTATCTAACAATGCAGGTGGAACGTCTTGATTTCCTGCATATCCTGACACGTCGCCTTGCGGTTGTGCAAACGCTGGCATCTTAGATAAATCGCCGGTAAATTCGAAGTGCCCGAGATGATTTAACAATACTCCGCCGTGTGCCCATATTTCACCGCCTAGCTTTTTCCATCTCTTACAGAATGCCCAGTCTTCACTTAAGTATCTGCCAGTGTGATCAATGTACGTATCAAAAATAGCATACATGTGTGGTTCAAATTCTTTACCGTAATTTACATCGTCGATGTATTTTGTTTCAGGATACGACTTAATCATACGCTCGTAAACATGACGCTTAAACATTAAGAATCCGTTACCGAGAGTCTCTACAGTAAACAATTGCCCTTGAATTTGGGTTTCTTCTGCTAGGTTTAAGTTGTAGTCAATGGGCAATCCTTTTTTAGGATAAATTCCGCCAATCACATCTTTGTCAGCTACTAGCATTCCAACGATAGCCATTGGCTCAAACCTAATGTCTGCGTCAATGAACATGAAATGCGTAGCATCTGGATTTGCCATCATTTTAGCACATAAGTTATTACGGGCTCTGGTTACTAACGACTCATTGGAAATAGTGTCAAACGACCACTCTAGTCCAATTGCCTTAGCTACTAGTATAAATTTAAACATACTAGTCATAGTAGCTTCGCTAACCATGCCGCCATAGCAAGGCATAGATATATGAAGATGGAACTTTGTAAAGTCCACTCCTTGTTGTTCAGTTTGTTCTGTCATTTAACTTTATGCTTTTTCTGCTTCGACGATGATACCATCGCCTACTAGTTGAGATACAACTTCTTCTAAACTTGATACCACATCGTCCGAGATTAGGTCGGACTCGGTTCCGTCGTTTTTAATTAATTTACTTACTTTAATAACGATAATTTGTTCTTGGACTTTTGCCATCATGGACTCCTTGATTTAATATACAAATATTTATTTGCTAACTTCGACCGTGTTTATTTTCAATACTGCGTTTGGTAAAATTAAATCTAGAAATGTAAGAAAATCTAAATCGTTTGCGTAAAACCATATATTGTATAACCACCGTGTTCGTGTTAACATTTCTTCAACTGTCTTGCTGAGTAATACATTATCGCCTTGATTTACCAGCAGTGTGTAAACACTGTTAACTAGCTCGTCGCTTGCTCGTCTATTTTCACGTAGTACAATTTTATAGCGGTACCCGTTTGATTGCTTTCTTAAGATAGCACCATTGGTAAGTGCAGTTAGATCGTACGAACTATGCGGCGCCATAACTTCCCGGATCGCTTCAGTAAATCCAAGATAAGCCAAATCTCGTTTTAAGTCATCTTCGGACCTGGCATAGACCGTTACAAACGGTTCTTCTATTCTGATCTTAATGTTGTCTTTATTATTGCCACCGAGATGAGCTTTAAAATGGTCCAATTGAACCGGGTCCATTGTACCAGTTTTGTGAAACGGCACAAACCAACTACCAGCTACACTGTTGTAGTTGCGAGCACTAGTAATACGCCAGTCCACGTATTCATTAGCAGTCTTCCATCTAGACCCACTGGCTCTTAAGTAGCCACAGCCCGGAACATGATATTTTGCTGAAGCAACAAACTCCCCAAACTTAATGGCAGTTGTTGCTTGTAACTTAATCTTTGGATTTAATGTTGTCCAGTATGATGTATCCATCTTCGTCCACAGTTGGTTGTAATAGGTCCACTTGATGTTGAGTAATATCGAATGTCATTACTCCGTCATTAACGTCAACAATAATTATACTATTTGCAGGAACTGGATCAAATATCAATTTCTTGGATAGTGGAATTTTAATAAGTTCGTTAATTTTTCGTCCCAGTGGACGAGCACCCATCTTAACGTCGTATCCTACTTCGGCTAAATGATCAACAGCTTGTTCCGTTAGACGAAGTTTTAAATTCTTCTCACTGAGCAAGTCATTAAGTTCATTGATAAACTTACCAACAATCTTTTTAATGCTCATTTGATCTAATTTGTTAAACTTACAAATACCGTCTAATCTATTTCTAAATTCCGGTTTAAAGAAGTTCTTAACTGCTTTATCATCTTCACCTGTTTTCTGGAAATCTCGGCCTAGTCCAATTGCATTTTGATCGCTTGCTGAGGCGCCTAAGTTACTAGTCAGGATAATAATAGCATTACGTGCATCGGCTTTTTTACCGTTGCTACTAGTAACTGCACCTTCGTCTAATAGCGATAACAATACATTGCTTACATCTGGGTGTGCTTTTTCAATTTCGTCAAACAGTATAATACAGTTAGGATTCTTTTCGATATCACTTACTAGTAAGCCGCCACCGAGATTAGCATCGTCGTAGCCTACATATCCTGGGGGCGCACCGATTAACTTAGCTGCCGCATGCTTTTCTTGATACTCACTCATGTCGTAGCGCAACATTTTCATACCAGTATGTTCTGAAATTAGTTTTGCAAGTTCGGTCTTACCAGTACCAGTTGGGCCAAGGAACAGGAAGCTACCAATTGGTTTGTTAACTGCTTTTAATCCAGCTTTGCTTACGTAAATACTTTCCATTAGCGTATCTACTACTTGATCTTGTCCAAATAGCTTATCTTTAATGTGATGTTCTAGCCCAGTGATATTTTCAGTTGGTCCGTCGGCGCCTAATTGCTCAACTGGAATCTTTGTAGCTTTACTTAACGCTTCAACGATATCTTTTTTAGTTAGTGTCCAATTAACTCGTTTAAGTTTAACCTTAGCGCATGCTGTATCAACAAGATCTAGTGCCTTGTCTGGTAACCGTTTGTCAGCCATATACCGCACACTCAAATTAACTGCTGCTTCTAGTGCTGATGGGTCAATGGTGCCGTTGTGGAATTTTTCATAGTACGGTTTAACGCCGTTTAGAATTTTCTTAGCAACATCAGGCGTTGGCTCTTCTACTGTCAGACGGTAGAAACGACGCATTAATGCACGATCCTTTTCAAATGACTGCGTGTACTCTTCCCAGGTAGTGCTTGCAATAATTTTAACTTCGCCTTTGCTAATTGCAGGCTTAATCATATTAGCGAAGTCTACGCTAGAGCTTGACCCGGCGCCTGCACCTTTCATTTGATGTGCTTCATCAATGAATAAAATGCAATTCTTTTTAGATTTAAGCGCTTTAATAATACCTTGCAAGCGCTCTTCGAACTCTCCGCGATACTTTGCCCCAGCGAGTAGCGAGCCGATGTCTAAATTCCATACAACAAAGTTTTTAAGGTAGTCCGGTACTAATCCGTCTACAATACTTTTTGCAAGGCCTTCGGCGATTGCAGTTTTGCCAACGCCGGGGTCACCTACTAACAAAATATTACTTTTTGTACGTTTAGCAAGTACTTGGCTAATCTCCTCGATTTCAAATTCTCTGCCAAATACTGTATCAATTTGATTATCTTCAGCTAGGGCGTTAAGGTTTGTACAATACTGTGCTAGGATTTCGTCTGCCTGCTTACTAGTTCGTATATCTGCGTTAGTTGTTGCTGGCCACGATTCGTTGTACGCTTGCACTAAATCTCCTCGGTCAATTCCATACTTAAGCATAAAATATACTGCATGGCTATTGTTTTCCTGCGATAAACTTAGATACAAATCAATGATCTGAACATGACTTCTATTGCTGAATAGCACCTGTGTAAATGCTCGATTAAACACTCGCTCTAGGGCATGTGTTTTGCGTGGCACTGAATCTACACCTTCTACTGTATTTTTAATAATAAGGTGTGTTTGTTTTTTAATGTATCCATCAACATCAGCAATCATACCTTCGCTGTCGATGCCTAGTGATGAGAGAATCTCGTAAAACGGTTTATACGATATAATAGCCTTAAGTAAGTGCTCAAGCGTGACGTACTCGTGCTTGTTGTCTCTGGCACAGTCCATTGCGCTTTGCACAATGTTTTCAATGTCCGGGTTAGTATGAATCATTTGTTATCCTTCGTTATCTTTAAGTGCTAACGTATTTAAGTAAGCGTCTAATCTTTTTCGATGTTTTATCATCCACTCGTCGTTTACTGTTGCAGTTGGATCGAGTAATTCTTTTAGTTGTTTTACTAACTCTGTCTGTGTATCTGTTAAATTTTTAGGTACCTTTACAACAATCGTAACATACAAGTGTCCTCTAACATCAGTACCCTGATGATATAGACCTTGGTTAGCTATTCTCATTTTTATGTTTGGTTGTGTGCCTGGCGGGATAGTAAGTGAAAATAGTTTATTATCTAATCCCCGAATTTCGGTTTCGCCGCCTAGTATAGCATCAAACGGTGATATCTCTACAATTGTGTATAAGTCTGTGTTATTATAACTGAAACGCGGATCATCGTCAACTACTATGTTTACATAAAGGTCGCCTCTGGGCAAACTTTTAAACATATCGTCGCCGAGTCCGGGATATTTTATTCTGGTACCGGTGCTAGCACCTTTTGGTATAGTTACGTATAATGTTTCGCCTAATCCAGTATCAGTTGTTACATTAATAGTCTTGCTTTGAAGTACTAGAGTTTCGTGTAGCGGAATGTGCAAGGTAACTCTGACATCTCGATTCCGCTTTTCTTGTTGAGCATGTTGGTTACCGTTGTGAGAAAATCCACGAGCAGTAAAACTCCTAAACAAGTCACCAATGTCGTCAGGGAAACTGCCGTCGTCTCCGAAATGAAAGCTAGCAGAATTGCCAAATGGGCTTCTGCTATTACCGGTATTACCAAACGGAGAGCGTCCCCGTTGATCATACTGTTGTCTGGCAGCAGGGTCTTTTAGTGTGTTATACGCTTCTAGTATTGTTTTGAATTTTTCTGCATCGCCACCTTTGTCTGGGTGGTGTTTAGCCGCCAGCCGACGAAAAGCTGATTTAATATCAGCTTCCGTTGCAGTAGTTGAAATTCCTAGCGTAGTATAATAAGACATTGTACACGTATTTAAACGTGTTGCTTACTTGATATCAAATTTAGTTGATTTAGCTGGTTTCGGTGTACTAGTAACTTCAGGCTTAACCGGGTCAGGATTATTCATAGCATTTGCATGCTCGACTCTGACTGCCGGGCTTTCTACGCCTTTGCCGCTACTGCTTACACTATTAACATATAAGCCAAACCATGCCGCACCTGCGCCAACTACAACAGATACTAATCCTGCTTGATTCATGTTAGGCTCAGGTAAAGCCATAAACCACTCTACTACACGGTAAAGCAAGTAAATGTACATGCTAATAAATGCCCGCGGAAATAGTCTCCAACGGCTAAAGTACTCTGGTGCATACCACCACCAATCGATTTTATTTTTATGATTATCCATAATGTTGCTCCTAGGCTTGATGCTTGTCCTAGTAGTATTTATGGATTGAATGGTTATTTTTTAGGAGTGGCTGGCTCGTAGTAGTCTTTATAGGCTTTAACTACTGCATTCTGCTGTTGGATGTAACGACGTAGGTCAGCAACGGATAAACTTAATGCTTTATAGCCGTCATCAGTTAATGCAAAAAATACTGCATCTTTACCCTCTGCTTCGAGTCTCTTCATTTGCTCCTCGAAGTTCTCGCGAGTTATAATGATAAACTCAACTGGGTATCCAGCGGCGGGTCTTGGTTGTTCAACATTTAGAGGTGGGCGCTCAATGATTTCAGGTTTAGCGACAATGAGTTCTTTAACGCTGGAACAACCAGTTAATACAACTAGCAGGGTCATTAATAGAATTTGTTTCATTTTATAGTACTCCTGATATCAAGAGTTGCTTTATCGTTTGTCGTACCTGAGGTAACACCAGTAAGTTTTCCACCAGGGACTAAGTCCGGACATTGACTGTTTGTTTCATCTGGCTTTGGTTGTGCGCCAGTTACCAGTTCGCCGCAACGAATAGCATCTTTTGTTGCTCGATTGATTACTTTTTCAACCGCCGTAGGACTAGCAACTGCATCTTTGCCAACGTCCCGGGCTTGACCACTGCTAGTTGTATCAAACTTGTTAGATAACGAAACTACATTCTTTTCTGCTTGAGCAAGTTTTTTGTTTAAATCGCTAGTGATAGTCTGGATACGTTTGATATCTTTTTGCAATTGGACCATTACTACCTGTTGGCTGGTAACTACTTCCATTGCTTTAGTAGTATTAGCCTGTGCAAGTTCAAGGTCCGACTTAAGAGTTTGAACATAGAAGTAGCCGCTAACAACAATGCCTGCGGCTCCTAGTGCTAATCCAATCTTTATTCCGATTCCTGCTAACATAGTATTAGCCTAATAACACACCTAAATTACGCACTAAGCGCTCTTTACGATCATCAATTCCATGGGTACCACCATTGATACGTTTAGTCATCTTAGTGTTATCGCGATCGTCAGCCATTTCGTTTAGACCGTTCTTAGTCCAGAACCACGCCGCGCTTTCTA